TCACTTGTTTCTCCGGCGCAGTTCCTTCTTGGAATTGCCGTACTTGCCGCGATTGGCCAAATCGCGCAGGAGTTGATTACCTTGACCACGCTGGGTCTCCGCGTAGGGAGATGCGTCCATGGGTGGCGGGGGCAACTTATCGCGCTTATGAAGGACTGGCACATCCAGCATCGCGATCCGGTCGCCGTCTTGGAGCGAACCCGCCTCAAGAAGCAGGAGGGCTGTCCGTAGGCCGCCCCCAACAATGATGATCCGCTCCTCTTTCATGAGTGATAGCTCCTCATGCAGCCGATGGAGCAGAACTTCCCGTTGATCTCGGTCTTGCGCCCGCCGTCGCTGTTGTGGCGGTACTTGAACAAGCTGCGCCACTGGTTGGCGTTGTCGCACCAATCGCAGCCCTTCATGTACGCAGGCGCTTCGACTTGCGTACGCTCAAGATCGAACCGGGCGAAAGGATCGCGGCCGACCGATACCCACTCTGCTTGCATCGTGCTCATGACGCTTCTCCAAATTTGCGGCGCAACTCTATGCGCTTTTCGTCCACGAAGTACTTTGCGTTGGCGTTACGAATAAAGCCATCGACAAGCAGATCGTACTCCTTGTCGTCGATGTCCCCGCGTTCGCGCGCCCGATCAAGGGCATCGATCTCTGATGAAATGTTCACGACCGCCCCCTCAACCGAATGTTGCGACGAGACGCCTGTACGCGTACGGCGCGTTCCTTCTTGGGGATATCGGCAACTGCCGCGTCCGCTGGCGCCGCGAACTGTGCGGGACGTGATCCCCACGCTAGGCCCCAGTTGTCGGCACACGTAGAACCGTACCCTACGGCGGTGGAGCGTTCGTCCTTGAGCCTGCCGTGGCAGAAGCAGCAACGGCCGGTGAGTACACCATGGGCGGTTGCGACCCCTACCGGATCGTCCGCGAATAGCTTCAACTGGCCGACGATGTAGTTCGCGTTCTCACGCGCATCGTTATCGGTCGAAACTTTGGGCGAAAGCTCGAACTGGCCGTCCTTGAGAATGCGCCCGTACCAAAGTTGCTCATTCCATTCTTTGGTATCGTCATGCTCGGCAACATTGATCGTGCCGGGCATGCGGTGATGAGATTGCGCGACCGACAACGCGATGAGGTACGGAACCCCGTCTGCGTCCGCTCCCGCGTTGAGCACAATGCGCGGCTTCTTGAGATGCTGCTGGGCACGCTCGAACAATGCGTTGATGCCCGACAAATCCCCGATGGCGACTTGTTCGCGGGCCGGTGCCTGCGAGCGGTCGATTAGCCGCTGGACCCAGACAAGCTGCTTTTCGGAAAGCTGCCGATACTTCCGCGCATCGGCAACCAGCTTCGATCCGAAGTCCGAGGACTGCGCGAGTGCTCCGGACTTAACGAGCGTGTCGAGTTGATCGACTTTCGCCCAATACACTTCCGAGAGAGGAATAAACATTGTTTTTGCTCCGACCACGTTGCATGTGGCGTAGGAGTATTATACGTGCAGGTGCCTGCAATTCGCTACGGTGAGTTACAGGACTTGTTTCTCGGTGCATGCCGCGTACGCCGCACTAAAGCGCGCATCCGACCGACACAGGCTCTCGAACTTGTTGACGAACAGGATCACGGCCGGGTCATCGACAAGCGCGACGGTGCTGTTCAACTCGGCGGCAGCGTGGTCAACGACCTTGACGAATTCGCGGGCGAGTGCTCGCAAGTTCACGGCGTCCTGCACATCGAGCGCCACCTTGTGACGGTTGTAGGTTTCGCGGTTGCCCCAGTGAATGATGATTTCGTAAGCCATGGTAGTTCTCCTGTTTGCCCGTTGCATGGGCGCTTATGGTTTCTTCACAACTTGGACGATGAGTGCCCCGGCGCAGCTACCGATCAGCAGCGTCCAGAGTAGCGTTTCGGTGGCCACTACTTGCTCACGGTGTAGAACGTGATCGCGTAGACGAGATCGCGATCATCAAGTTGCTCGACTTCCGCGATGCCGTACCCGGTGATGACCTCGCGCCGCGTGTCGGTCAGGTGCTCAAGCATCTCGCTGTACGAGCAGGAACGAATGAGCGGTCCCATCATGTGGCCGAACATCGGCTGGTACCGCGACAACTGAATGTTGGATGTCAGCGTATCAATGAGCCGAATAACTTCCGAGCCGCTGATGGCGTAGAGCGGATCAAGGCACGTCTGCACGAAACTATCGGGCGGCATGCGCTTCGCTTCGCCCTCGTGCATCGAGGTATGGATCAGTGGGTATCTCGGGTTCGTGGCGTCCACGAAATAGGTGAGCGACGTGATCATCAGATCGCTCCCGCCCAGATGCCGTACATGAGGCCGATGCCGCCGACGAACATCATAATCGAGATGGCGGCGAAGAATTCTTCGAGGCCGGTTTCGTGGATCGTTTCCACGACGATGTCTTTGAGGCGCATTACAATAGCTCCGGTTAGGTGTTGCACGATGATAAGAGCACGCGCACAACACGCCCGCAGTAGGTGATTACTTGTCTTAGATGCAGCCGCTAGAGCCAGTCCACCAACACGGAGGAAGCTGGGTCGAGAGCCAGTACAGCGCGATCACGTATATTGCGATTGCCAGCAACAACGATTTCATGACCATTCCTCAGTTCTTGCGCCCGACCGGCGTCAGCAGGTGTTCGCAGAACGTGAAGTGCCGATCCTCGGCATAGCAGCCGTACTGTGCTGCCTTGTGAGCATCGCAAAAGAACGGGAGCTTGGCCGCGATCTTCACGATGCCGGTGTACGTATCGTTCTCTACGTAGACCTCTTGCCGAAAATCGTACTTGTGGTCTTTCACTGTGCCCCCTATTGCAGGTCCCTGTAAACGAAAGGCGGCGCAGCCAATCAAGACCGCGCCGCCAGTTGATTACTTGTTGATGAAGAACGGCTTCGGTGTGCCTCTGTCCACCGACTCTTTCCAGTAGTGGCCGCGATCCTTCACCAAGCCGTCGTCGGCGTAGACATTCGGTTCGAAGCCGTTCTTTTCGTAGTAGTCAGCACGGTCCCGGTGAGTGCTATAGAACTTACCGTCAATCATGCCACCGAACACCAGATCGTGGCGATAAAGCATATCCGTATGAACGTCACGGACGCCTTCCCCGTATGACCGGACCCACTGAGGCGCACCAGCGCAGTGCTTTGCGAAAGACTGGCCGATGGCCTCATTCATCTGGTCGGACGTGTACCAGCCAATCCGCACGGCGGAGATAACATCCGCGATGGATGTCTTGAGCGCCGCCTTCCGCTTGATGGAGCGATCCAAATCCATACCCATTAGACCCGCTCCCCGATCTTCATTTCGAAGACGATCTCGGCCGGGACAACGCGGCGGAACTCGTGTACCGTCAGCGCTTCCTTGCAGGCGTAGTACTTGCCGTGCGTGTATATGTATGCAGCGTAAGTTGCCAACACCCGCCCAATCTCACGGCACTCACGATGCGAGGACGCTTCTCCGACAAGGAAGCCAAAGCCCGTCTGGATAGCGGGCGGCAACATGCCGAGCATTTCGTCGTACTTCTCGGGGGTGACTTCGACCCACACCGGAACGAACTTAGAGGGCTCTTTTTCCGCGAACATCTCTTGGGCTTTGCCCATAAAGTCCGCGTACTCGCGCATTGCGAGCTTGAATGTCGTCAGCGTGTCAGGGTTGATTGCCCCGCCGCATGCCTTGGTGAGGTTCGGCCACGTATCAGTCATAGTCTCGTCTCCTGTTGTGCCCCGTTGCATGGGGGCCGTTGACTAAAGGAAGGTACCCCGGGGAAGTGATCCCCACAACCCCGGGGCGATCTCACGTCGGAGGGCGGCTCCACACGTGAGATGTTCGGTTACGCGGCCTTCTTGGTCTTCGCAGCGGCCGGGGCGGCCTTCGGGGCGCTGGCGGCCTTGAAGCCCTCGATAACGGCGAGGATCATGCCGGGCAGGTTCTCCACGGCATCAACCGGGAACGAGATGCCCTTGCCGGGGCAGTAGTCCTCGTTCGCGTCCTGATAGACCTCGCGAATGTGGAGGCTGGTCTTGCCCTTCCACTCGGCGGTGTAGGCCCACTTGGCGCCGCCACGGCTGGTGCCGAGAACCACGATGTTCTGCGGCTTGAAATCACTGCGGGTCGGGAATTCGGTGGTCATGTGATCGTCTCCGATTTGCCACTCGTTTGGGCGGGAATGCCCGGTGGCGTGATGTGGAGTAGATAGGGTGATCTCCAGCCGTGCAATCGTTTCGTACTCGTCATGATTGTAGCAAATAAACGGCTATAACAAAAGGGGCCGCCCAGCTAAGGACGGCCCCTCCTCCCACGTTGGAGTGGACTACTTGAACGCTGCGTCAGTGAATGCGAAGCGGCTGGTCTCGGCCGAAGGATCACCATCCACGTGACGGATGTATCCCTTGCGGCCGAGGTACTTCAGGATGCCCGCATCGGCATTGCCCCGTGCGAAGGGAGCGGTGCCGTACTTGGCCTTGAGCGCCTTGCCGACCTGCTCCGTACGCATCGTCAGCACATAGTCGGGCTGCGTGCCGAACGTGGCCAGATCGAGCGCAGTCGTGGACTTGCGCTTGTTGAGGCCAAGGGACGGCCCAGCGTAGGGCGAGGTCACCGTGTGTTCGATGCGCTCCACCTTGGCGCGTTCGCGCTTGGGCGGGAGTGTGACGGCGGGCGTCTGCGGCTTGGCCGCGACCTTGCGCGCGGGGGCAGCAGTGACGGGCTTGGCGACAGCGGGAGCAGCGGCCTTGGCGCCCTTGACGGGCAGAACGATCTTGCGAACCATTGTTTCAGTCTCCGTTTCGAACCCACCGGTATGGCGGCGTTGCAAAACCGACCGTATCCAATTTGCAGGAACCCGCAACCGAAACGTCACGCTCTTTGCAGGACGTTACTTAACTGCGGCCGGGCCGGAGTGATGCCCCGTTCGTGGCAGTATATATGGTCCCGTTCGTGCACAGTAACGTCCCACTGCTTGGTGGCGGCATCATAAAGCCAGAGACGTTCCTGCACATCCTCAAGGATGCCCGGCGAGTCATGCATATGAACGCAGACCCATTCTTCGCGTTCCGCGACCCACATGTACACGCCCATGCCAAAGAGCGTGTGGTGGAAGTAGACATCGATCTTAGTCTTGTTTTGCGACATCGCCCTGCCCTTTCTCCCAGCGAGCAAGCATGTCCTTCAGCGCCTTGGCCACATCCGGCCTCAGACAATTGGACACGTAGTTGGCTTGTGTCGGTAGCACTGGATCGTCGCGCTCCTCCCACACGATCAGCGCGAAAGCCACTTTCTTGCCCGCCACGTTGGTCAGGACGTTCTCGATGCCCTTTGCCAACGACTGTAACAGCGCCTTCGTCGTGCTCATTCTTCCACCTTCATTGCTGCTTTCATGACCTTAGACATTTATCACGTCCACGCCTTACACCGTTGGCTCGCGAGACAAATACATTTAGTACTTACTCGTCAGCCGCCAAACGCAAGCAGAAGCTTGGTCGCATCCGCCGCAGTTTTGTACGCCTTCATGGCGTGCTTGAAAAAAGTCCCGCCGACACGCTTCAGCGCATACGGCAGGAGAAAGAGAAGCACCTTCTGTGGGACTAGACAGAGGACCAGTGCGGCGACGGCGAAGACTATGTACCGATACCGCCGCACTGTGATCCCCTAATGGGCCGCCGCTGGCGACCACGTCGGCGCGATGCGCTGCAAGAGCGATTGCGCGTCGTTACCCGCTTGTTCGAGGTCGTCCGGCTGGCGTTGTGCTGGCGCTGTGGGGGCTTCCGATTGATCGAGAGCTAGGGCGCTGGCAACCGCCGCTTGGCTGGTGCGGTTGCGATCCGCAAGACGCTGGCCGAGCACGCCGATTTCTTTGATCGCGACCGCGAGAATGTCGGACGTGACCTTGGGTGAGGTGACCAGTGATATTGCGAGCGTCGTCAGCTTGCAGGCCGCGTGCACTTCCGGTGAAACCGCTTTCTCCGGGTAACGGATACCAGCGATGTTGAAGATGAAGTCCATGGCCGCGTTTTCGGCAACCGCATGCATCCGACTTTCGCCATAGATGCCCGCCTCGTGCCGCATCAGCGCCGCGCCGCGCTCGATCACGTCCTTGGAGAAAAGCTTGTGGAGGTTTTCTTCGACCTCTTCGATCAGTGGGATTTGCATTTCATGCTCCGTTGAGTGGTGACGCGTCGAGCTAAGCCCGGAAGCTCACGCGGCACAAGTAAGACGATCTGATCTGGGGGGCTTGCAGGGGCCTGCAATTACGCAGGCATATCCACGCCGGGGATCGAAACGTCAATGTCGTGATGAGACATGTCAGTGACGAGTTGCCCGAACTGCGGCGGGATGTTGTATAGCTCGACTACCTGTCCGATATCGATGAGAGCGGCAACCGGGACAATTCGAACGTTGTTGTCCTCTATCATTTGGCAGCACAAGAGATGTTCGACCGCGCCGTTGTCCTTACGCGTCACCTCGATGAGCGTAAGCTGGTTCTGGTCCGCGTGGAGCAGAATACCATCGAGCATCTGTGTTGCGTCATCCGGAATAGGCATCGCACGAACCTCTTTTTTTGATGGTATTATTATAGCGGTTTTTTAGCGTCGGTCCAAACGTATATTCCGGGCCTTCTTCTTTGCGATGATAAACCTGATCGACATCGCGCCGAGACGGTCAAGCAACGAAATGTCTAGGTTGGTGATCGTCGGCACATATGAACTGTGCAGGTTCTTCAGAGCGAACGCATGCGGAAAAGTCTGGAGCGCAGTATCGGCGCTGACCCATTTGTCAGCGAGGCCGACATAGAGCGCGGTCCAGATCGAAAACCCTTTGCCTATGGCTCCGAGAATTTCGTCTATCAGGATCGCGTCGCCGCCAGTATCCCTGATCCCGTAAAAAGCTTTGTCTGGCGAGGAATACGGGACTGTGAAGTCCAAGTGTCCATTGACCCACTGATGCTTGGCGATGGCATCGAGGAACGTCTTGGCTTCCTGCCCCAGCAACGCGGTAGGCACCAAGCGCTTCCCTATCGAGTACGTACGTTGTTCCGCATTGAACTTGATCACCGGCCGAACATCCTTCGTGTAAAGCTACTCAAGTCCAGCCCGGCCGGGGGGTTACCACGTGTAACAACGTGGACCGCACCATCGGGGACTGAGGGGTCGATGACGACGGGCATACCCATAAAGTGCGTAGGTACTGTCCGGTCCTGACTGGGAATTCTTTGCCGATTTTGAATTTCTGCTCTAAGTGCATCCCCCATCGAAGGGCTTACGGCAAGGCTGTCCCCGTTGGTTGCTTCGGCCGCCGCTCGCGTAAACACCTGTAATTGTTCGCTGGTCAAGGAGATAGCGGGCAAACCACCGCCCATAGCCGCTACGGTCCGCGCCTCCATTGCGGCGAAGTCATTCGGGGTCTCTATCGCCGCCGCTAAATCGATGCCAACTACACGTGAGGTTACCGGCCAAGGCTGACCGCGTGCAGGTTCCTGCACGGGAAGCGGCGGCGGAAGATCGTCAACGACCTTAGGTCGCGGGATAACGCTACCCTTGATGATCCGTGGCGGCAGTCTAACCATAGGGATTGCTCACATAGAGGCAGTGTTCCATCGGCTTGAACCAGTCCCCGCTTGAAAGACGACATCGCGTATTCGGCCGCCGAACATGCGTCACGAAATCCCCATGGAATTGAAAATTATCCAATCGAGGCGGTTGATCGAAATGCACGTTCGCAATTACGTCATAACTGGATCGGTGTGAGCGGAACGTGTAGTACCACACGTCGTCAGGATCGAGCCGCCCGGGGCCGCCGTCATGGACGACGTAGTAGATATCCATGCAGTTGTACGGCCACTGCGCTTTGGGCATGTCTTCCCGGGTGAACACACCTGCGATCACCCCTGCCGCGCCCTTCGAAAGCTTGACGCTGTGCATCCGCGTGGTCTCGGGCAGATAGATCAAGGCCGTATCTTGCTGCGTCTGGATCGCCTGAGTGATCTTGTAGAGATTGTACTTGTAGGGATTTACGATCCGCCCTTCGTAGTCGAAGTGGAAATCCGCAGCCTTCTTTTCGGCCTCTTTCCGACCACGTGTGTTGATCTTGCGGGGCGGCATGCCCATGAAACACCCATTAATCTAGGTCAGAATTAAGCTTGTCGCATTTATCGTCAGCGTCCGGCCGCGACAAGACGAGATCGACGCGCTCGCCTTGTCGTTTGCGGCCATCGTCGGTGATGTATTCCTCGACGATGGCGAATGCTTTAACCGTCATTTCGACAACGGTGTAGCGTTTCTCAGTAGACATTTGTCCTCGCTGGGCTTTGGACGCACCAACGCAACTAAACGAGTACCTTGTGCGAGGCGTAGACTTTATTTCGCCACCACGTCTTGCTCCGGTCCATCTTCGACCGCTTGCTGGGATTGATGATGTCCTCGTGAACCACGAGAACGGCATCCGGCTGTTCTTTCTTGAATTGAGCTTCCGCCCGGGAGATCGCCGCCGCGTCGTCGGTGTCGTTCTGGCAAACGACCTGATAGGCCATCGTTTGGTTCTCATCGAGCCGGGTAAACTCGACCGAAAATTCCTGCATGTAGTCCACGGCAAATTCCTCGTAGTGGTTAAGCTACGGGAAATATAGCAGATTTTAAGTGGAGCAACAATAAGCGGGAAAGGATTTGCAGGGACCTGCAACAGGCCCCTGCTCTATCCGAGGCTAGGCCAGATTGGGGCCGCCTACCTGCAAGGCATCGAACGATGGTGCTTTGCCCGCGCGTTTGGTGGCGCGGTTGATAAGGTTCTTGAACTGGCGCAGCCGGTCCTTCGGGTCCTCGTTCCACAGCCGAGCACTCGGCTGGAAATACCAGCTTTTGTGCGGATCGACGTGACAGAACAGTATGTGGCCGACAATGATCAGATGCGTATTGGGGGAGTAGTGATAGTCCGTCCAAGCTGGCCGGATCGAACAAAGCACGTCGCCAACCGGCACCGTGAATTTTTCATAGTCGGGCAAGTGTTTTTGCCGAAAAACTCGCTTCTCCATGATCGTGCCCATCGGAAGGGCATTGTCGAATAATGTCATGAGCGAAGGAGGCATCAAGTATTGTTTAGTCACGTCGGTTCCGCCGAAACGACTCTTAATTCCCATTGTATTTCCTCGTCACATAGACGTGCGTGTTAGTGGGCTGTTTCGCCCCTCTTGGAATTCAGAAGATCGTAGGAAAACTCCCGTAGCACCTGCACACCCGCCAGAACGACCGCTTGAATTAGCGTTCCGCCGTACGCCCTACACTGGTCCGACTTGTCGTTGCCGATTTTGGCGCCGAAGCTGATCGGCTTGTCACCGAACTCCGCGCGCACCATCTTGAGATCGGCAGCGGTAACTGGAATGATCCGCAACTCGCCGAATTGCGTGACCCACTTGATCGCATGTTCCAGATTTTCAAGAGAGTTTGCGAAAGGGATTGCCGCCTCCCCGAAAACGTGCTGCGTATAAGGATCGAGCAGGACGCCTATCGCTTGATAGTCGCTGATCTGCCAATCGTAAACTTCCTTGAATACGATTTCAAGGTGCTCGTCAGCGTTCTTATTCAGACTGTCGTCCATATAAACGCGTTGTTCCATACTGCGCCCTTCCCCTGCTAATACCAAAGATTACTCACCGTTTCGTGCAGCCACTTCGGCCACTCAACGTCCGCCCATTTTACATCGATTGCTCCATGTTGTTTTACCGCGAGATGTCGCCAGACGACGCCCATATAGGCCCCGCACAGACGTAGATCGAAATGCTCCTGCACCGCTCCCGGTTGCCATTCGGTAGGGTACCGCCGCAGCAGGGCTTTACCGGCCCATGTGTGGTTGTCGTGGGCATAGAGAGGGATGGCCGGGGCAACCCCGAGGCGCATAACGGGCGTTGGGAACGCTAGGGAAGCTTTGAGAGTGGCCGGTGGGGTATTCCCCGCACCGTAAGGCTCCCCGAGCAGGAAATCCACGAGATTGTTCAGTTCGTGGTACCCGATACCGAGTTTGTTCGTGGCCCTGCGCTGGATGTACGCCATGAGCTTGGCGCATTCCGCACTCTTGCTGCGCGGAGAATTCATCGCCATGAGTTCGTTGATGATCCACGCCCGGTGACTGTCGATGTCCCCGGTCTTGAGTTTCTGAAGACCCTTGAGCCCGTACTGGGCAAGCGCGGCATCTTTATTAGCGATCCCGCTTTTGAGCGCCGACATGAGCGTCGGTTTGTGTTCATCGGCAATGATGTTACCGCCTTCAGCTACTTTGCGGCCGAACTCCGCGACGAGCTTGGCGTAGCCCCTCATTTCAGCCATGAGGCAGTCGTAGTGCGTCGGGATTTGCCACTTTTTCTTGGACTGGCAGAACGCCTTGATGCCGATGCACATGTTGGCGTAGTCGTGGCTCCGGTCGTCCCAGAGATAGAGATCGAGAAGAAAATCCCCCATCGTGTGATCGCGGGTCTCCTCATAAAGGATGTTGAGGAGATACTTGATAATGCCGCGCGATCCCCGGAAATTGGCGAGCATCGTTCCCCAGAAGACCGCCCGCTCCACGTTCCCGATCCGGAGTTCCTTATGGAACGCGCTGACGACCTCGTACATGTTGTAGCGAGAACCTACCTCTTTAGAGTACGCCGCCTGCATGTCGGCTGGGCGTCCCTTCTTTTCGAGGATATCCGCCATGGCCCGGATTTTGTGCGAGCAGCATTGGCTCCGCGCCCACGCTTCGTTCTTGATATGCCACTGCCATGGGCCGCCGTTCTTGCAAGTGCAGGTACCTGCACCGAGATCGACCAGATAGAAATCCCCGTCCAGCGCCTTAGCCTTGTGTGCCGTTGACACTAGCACCTTAGACTTGCCGACGAACCCCGGATGTAGCGGCTTATACTCTGGCTGGGGCGTGTTGCTGGGTAGACGTTCCTCCGGCATGACCGGGGGCGGTGGGGCGGCTTTTCGGGGCAACGGCAGTTTGCGCAGCGCCATGGGGCTGTATGTCCGGCTGATGAAATTTGGGGGCGAATTAACGTATGTTAAATGTATCGCAGATTGTTGGCAGGCACAAGGAGATTGCCCCGCTCTCGCCATGAGTTATCCGTTGTTTTGTCATCATCTTGTATGGATGGCTTCCATGCAATTTCGGAGGGTATGCTTTAGTGGTGTTCCACTGACAGAACACCCTGTTCCGCTGGGGGAACGCTGTTCCAAAGTGGAACGGCTATTCACGGTACCGGGATTACCCCGTACTTGCCCGCGACTCGATAGTACGGGTCAACGTGCTCGATCCCTAAAAGGTCCTCGAACCGGCGCTTGGCCCTAGTTCTGGCCCGCAACAGATGCGGGTACTTGGACCGTTCGTCTGTGCCGACCTGTAGGCCCCTCGCCTTCAAATGCCAGTACCAGTAGTAGACCGGCTGCACTTGGTGCCAGAACCAGTAGCTCCGCTCAGTGCGAGTATCGTTCTTGAGAATGATGAACGGCGGTTCGATGATGTTGAATTCGACCCACCGCCGCAACGTCCGATCCGAGACACCGAACAGGAGCGTAAGGCTCTTGATTGTGTACTGTTTGGTGATGATGCCTTGGTAGGTGAACGGCCTGCCGTAGCACTTCAACAGGAATTGGTGCCGCGACGGGATCGACAAGGCGTTGAAGTGTCGGCTTACGGTTCTGCCGCTTCGCACCCTGTCCGGCCGCTTCGACGGGTAGAACTCAAGCTCCGCTGGATCACGGTCGCCGTAGCTTTCCCGCAACTGCTTTATGCCAGTGTTGATTTTGGCGCGGACCCGGAATGCCATGGCTCTTGAGTATCTGAGGAATACGGAGGGCAACCGCTAGGCGGATTGCGCGCTCAACAAACGGATCGCCAAGCTTCCATTTATAGTCGCCGTCCGGACACCTGCCCCACACTAGATACTCACGGTATGGGATCGATTTTGTGCCCCGGCACGTCTGGCAGTTGTTGGGGTAGCCCTTGCATTGCGGGCACTGTACGCGGCCCGATGGATATTGCAGGGGCCTGCAAACGTAAACAGGGCGGCGAGTGACCGCCGCCCTGATTGTTAGCTTTCGTATCGGCACGGACTAGGCAGCGGCCTGAGCCGGGGCCTGAGCCTGCGACGGATGATCGGCGGGCATCTTGACGCCCGACTTGATGAGCGCCTTGGTCTTGCGCTCGCGGGCCGCGTCCGCCTTGGCCTTGACCTCGGCCAGATGGTCGGTCGCCCACTCGGTAACGATGTGCTCGAACACTTGGTTCAAGTCCTGCGTACCGAGTTGCTTGGACGCCGCCTTCAGGATCATTTCGACCGCCTCGCCCTGATCCTCGTAAAGCTTGAAGCCCAGCGTGAGCTTCTTGATCGTGGCGCGGGAGGCCGCCACACCGCGCGGCGTGGAACCGCCCTCGGTGGTGTAGCTGGTCTTCAGCGTCTCGTTCAGCTTCTCGTAGGACTGCGTCTTGGCAGCTTCGACGAGTTCCTTGGCATTGTCGTCCGTGACGTAACGGGCGAGCAGCGAAGCCTTCCACCAGCCGACGCCGCCGAGAGACTTGACGACTTCGGTCGCGTTCGGCAGAGCCGAGAACGACTTGTAGATGTCGATCAGGTTCATGGCCTTGCGGTAGCCGCCCATGTCCTCGCCGAAGTTGTCCTTCAGGAAGGCTTCGAAGCCCTCCTTGGAGTCCTCGTAGTGCTTCTTGGCCGGGGACTGGTACTCGGTGAACAGTGGCTTCCCGTCGGCGCCAGCCTCGTTGTAGAGCTTGGCCAGCACGCCGCCGAGATAGAAGAACGCCTTGCCAATGTCCCCGAACAGCTTCTGCGCGATCTTGAGCGGATCGCCGTCTTCCTGCTTCAGGTAGTTCTGCATCTCACCGACGACCGGCAGATGATAGACGGGCTCGACGGTCTTCGCGGTGCGCTTGACCTCGGCAGCGAGGATTTCCTCGCCGTTGACCGAGTTCTCGTCGGCCTTGAACGCGTGATAGTCGGCCTTCTTGACGACGGCGACGACGATCTCGCCCTCTTTCTCGGACTGGCCGACGACCGCCAGTTCCTCGCCCGGCGTGAACGAACCGCTCGCCTTGGCGGCTTCGTCGCCGTAGCCCTTGAAGATGACGATGGTGCCGTCCTCGAACGGCTTCACTTCCGGCTTCGCCTTCGGCGCGGCGGCGGCCTTCGGCGGCTTCGCGACGGCAGCGGCCTTGGGGGCCTTCGCGGCTGCGGCGGGCTTGGCCAGACCGGCGGCCTTTGCGGGCTTCGTGATTGCTTTGAGTGCCATGATTAGAATTACCTCGTTGGGGTTGGGTGGGTGGTCAGCGTTGGAATTCTGAGTCGCCGGGGAGCAAGTTTTGGAAGGTTAGGCTTCGACCTGAAAATTGTCAACGGCCGTTTTATCGCGAATTCTTGTCCTCGGCTTGCAGGTACCTGCACCGCGCTATATTGCGGCAGACCGGTATGCTTTACAAGGGTAAGCAACTGGCCTTCTTGGTTTGCTACCAGATATCGAGCTAGGCAAAACGCATCAACGACGTTTTCGTTCATGTGGACAAAGCCATAGCGCTGCTTTGCCGCGAGGGCCATATCGTTCTTTTCGAACTTGCCGGAACCCATGAGTTTCTTAACGGACCTGGGGGTAACCAAAAATACATCAAACCCGAATGTCGTCAGGGCTTGATACTTAATCATGCCGACGAGTTCCGCCCGGGTGAACGCCTTGCCAGTGTTCTTGCCGAAAGCGTAGTCCTCGATCACCACCGCCACACGACCGAACCGTTTGGCCAGTTCAAATTTGCCGATCACCTGCGTCAGGATCATGATCTGGCGCAACGGGTCTTTCAGTGGTTGGTACTCGGCCGAGCTATCGGCAATAACGACCGGCCAATCTGATGGTGTCCTGTCCCCTGCCCCGCTGCGAATGACAACCATCCCCGTATCCGTCAGGGAGCAATCAAGACCGACGATGGCGTCATAGGGATTAGGCATGCAGCGTGTCTTTCTTGCGGAGGAAACAACTCACGCACACATTACACGCTTTGGCCCTCGGTGTATTGGGGCCGTCACAGATACGCGTCGGCAACACGTTCTTGTCGAGACTGTCCTTGACGAGTTTGGCATTTTCGAGCATCGGCTTAATCCGGTCGCCGGGCGATGCCCTCTTGGTGAATTCCTTGTAGACCCGGTTGGAAAACAGCTTCTTCATGCTGCGATCCACGTAGAGGTAGTTCAAATCTGAACTGACATCGAGACCCTTCAGTTCGCCGCGCTCGACCATGTCGCGAAGCATCCAATAGTAGAACGTGTTCTGAAGGGTGTGGTCGCCAAGCGGCGCGTCCATTGTCTCGAAATCAACCCCTGCCCGTTCGATGGATTTAATCTCGTAGAGATGCAAAGTCTTGCCCCAGAGCAGAAACAGATCGGGGTGTCCCACAATCCTGTATTTCGCCAGTTTAAGATCGATCTCGACATAGATATCGACAGGGTGTTCGCACTTCTCGCACCGTGCGTTTACCGGCCGTGTCTGCATAACGAAATGGGTGTACCCACAGACGCAGCGCCAGTTGCCCCATACCTTATCGCCGTGCGCGCTCCGCTTGATAAAGTCCCGGGTGAGGTGATCCTGCGTGGCGTGCCCGAATGTGTGCAGCAGTGACATCCCCGGGGATACCTTGCGAACGTACGTCCCGGTGTTTTCTTCGATGTATGTGAGGGCATGCTGCCGAGCGCAGAACTTACGGTGGCTGGCCGACTGGATCAGGTCCGACACATGAATGTAGTACTGTTCGCGTGTGTAGTTCTTGGCGCGGTGATAATCGACCCGCTCGGTGTTGAGCGTTTCGGCCACGATCCCGAACGGCTTCGTGGCACTCTCGACCGGCTTGATGAACTTATTTCTTTCCGGCTTGGGCAAGATTTTCATGGATTAAAAACTCCAATGCCTTAGTAGGAATAACGGCAACGTCGAAGATAGGTTTCCCAGAGACCGGGTCCAAGAATTCCACCACAATAGCTGGACATTCGCCGGAGCCAGTCCCAGCCGCCATCACCTTTTCGACCATATCTCTGGTAATCGAGAATGACGCGCGCGAGGTCGTTTTGGCCTCCAAGCGCAAGATACCGGAAATAAACACATCGCCCTTCTTCGTGCCAGCCCCACTCCGGGATATCTGGTGACCGCCAAGGCGCTTGGCCAGTTCCTTCTCTTGCTTTGGTGCTCGCCAGTAAGCCTTTGATTGCTTCCCGCGCAACGCGATGCGGTCTAGGAATGGGTTTGACATATCCGCGATACCTTATGATCCGTGGCCTACGTAACCTGCCATCGTTTACGATAGATTTGGACGATCTTATCCACGATGGATAGTTCTCGATCATAGTCTTCAAGTAGGAATTGGCCGAAGGCTGGTGCGCCCGCGAATTTGCCGCCGAAAGATATTCCAGCGCTTTCGTCAAGGCTAAAACTGTTTGGTGCGCCTTGCAGTATTCCGCAGTCCAGTCCACGAGCGATAATGGAACGTGTCTGATCGACATAAGCGACGGGTAAACCGGTGGCTTCATCGCGGATAAGTTTGAAACCACCCTCCTTAAATCGTCCGCCCGACTTGTCCTTGGTGATCTTGATAGTGTGCTCGTTCCAGAGAACCATAGTCCCCTTTTCGGCCTTCTCGCCGGGAGGCGCTTCAGCGGGTTTAGCGGCCCCCTTCTCTCCCTTCTCTTTAGTGGCATTCGTATGCTCTTTGTTCGACATTTCAATTTGCTGGGTGGTCGCGAACTCAAGAGCTTTGCCGCCCGGTAGCACGCGAGGGTCGCCAAACATAACGCCGATGGACATGCGGAATTGGTTGATATGCAGGATCAGCGGGAAGTGTCCGCGATGCCGCTCGACCAGCAAAGCCGAATTGATGCGGCGCAGGTAGTTGCCGATCAGGCGCGCGTGAATACCCGGGAGACTGTCCTCCGCGCTGCCTTGGATTTCCTTCATTGGCGTAAGGAACGCGATGCTGTCCGTGACGAGCATCGACACTTCCTTGGTATGGATCAGCGCGTCCGCGATATCCACGGCGCTTTCGCCGGTCTCGGGTTCGACCAGATGCAGTCGCTCCAGATCGACGCCGTTCATTTTGGCCCAAGCCGGATCGAACGTGCCCTCGATATCCATGTAGACCACGAACATCTCAGGAAACATGCGCTGGATCATGGCGATGAACCGCAACGTCAGCGTCGATTTACCTGCCGACTTGTTGCCGTAAATCATCGATCCGCGAGAGAGCATGAGGCCGCCCGCGAGGCAGAGATCGACGCTCAAGATACCTGATCGGACGCGACCGTACATGACCTTTTCGGAACTGGCCCGCGTTATGACCGATGGACTGTAGACGTTCCTGATCTGGGCAATGACCGCCGCCAGTTCGCCGGTTACCTCAAGCTCCGTCATTTTCATGACCGGGCTGGGCTCACGCCGACGAATGCCGCCCTGCTTCGGGGGTGTTGCAGGTACCTGCACGGTAACAGGCTTGATGATCTTGGCAGGCAACGGACGAACGATGATGCTCATGTTTCTCCCCATCAAAGACAAATGTGGGTGGCAGAGCCTTTCGGACCCTGCCACCCGGTGTTGAAGTGCGGAGAAAAGTTAGGCCGCAGCCGCTTCCTGCGCAGCCTGATTTTCGAGGATTTTCTTGACCGCGATCTTCTTCGCGACCTTCTCCGGGCCGGGCGGGTACTTGCCCATTTCCCACGCTTCGAAGACTGCCTTCAGTTCCTCGGTGGTGGCCTTGTTCAGGTCCTCCTCGGCGTACCGTTCGGGCGCCTGCTCCTCTTCCCCGGCCGGGGCTTCCGCATCGCCTTCGCCGGCCTCGAACAGCACCGACTTCAGCGTCTCGCGGAGGTCGGCAATGTCGGCATAGTCACCGGCATTAACGCCGAGATCGGCATTGGCTTCGCAAAGGGCAGTCAGTTCCTCCAGCGAGGCGCCGTCGATGTACTCCTCCGTCACGCCGCCGTCTTCGCCAGCTTCCTCGGGAGCGGGCTGTTCGACCGTCTCGTCAGCGGGAGCCACAAAGTCTTCGCCGCCGACCGTCTCGCCTGCCGGGGGCACGAACTCGGCCATCGCGACTTCCAGCGTCGCCTTGACCTTGTCCATGATCTGAAGCGTGGCGTTGTCGTATTCCTCGGCATAGCACGGCATGGAGCCAAAGGCTTCGAACTTGACCATCTCCATGTTGCCGAGATTGCGGTTGAAGCCCAGCTTGAAGCCGGTCGTGGCGTGCGCGGTCAGGAACTTGTGAACCTCGCGCTCCTCGCTGACGATGGGCTCGCCGCGAATGGTGCCGCCTTCGAGGATCGTGGTGGTGACCGTGATCACGCTCTCGGCGCTCTTGGTCTCGGTGCCCGCGACGACCTTGAGGTTCGTCTTGGGGGCTGCAACAACTGGCTTGGTGGCGGGAGTAGCAGCAGTACGCTTGGCAATAGCCATAGGTGGTTGTCCTTACTTGATCCCGAGCGTTTTTCGGATTGCAATGAAGCGTTGCTCGATCCGCTCCCTTACGATGGTGTGGTCCTTACGCAGATACGAAACTTCCTTCTGGTGTCCCCCTATTTCCTCGATAAGAACCCGGACTTCCTCAACTGAATACATGAGGTAAACGCGGGCTGTGACTGAGCGTAAGACAGGCTTCGGTACCGTGCCATGATCGACCCAGCGCCAGAAAGTCTGATAGAGAAGTTGGAGCATTTGCGCCGTCTTCGGCACGCTGAGCGCAAGCAGTTCGGCTTTCTTTCCGCTTGGCAGCAGTACTGTTGTCGGCGTTTTAATTCTATCCAAAAACGGCAGTGAGTAAAGGCAGGATTTCAGTTCAACTTTCGCCTTGCGTCGGTAGGTCCGACGTGAAAGCCGCTTGGACTTCTCGCGGTATTCCACGTCGGTGGCGTACTTCACCTTGCGCGGCTGAACCTTGACCGGGATGCTCCGAGTAAACCTCTGGATAGGCATGTCTTACCTTAAAAGCTGTCTGCCGAGATATTTTGGACGGTGCCTCTTTGGTCCGCGAATGACCCCTCACGCGCTTTAGCCATGTCGAGCAATGGCTGGTACAGCGTCGGATTGTCAGGGGCAAAAAGGCTCGCCGTCTGGGCAAGCTCTGGGTATACCATAATTTCGTCTTTGATTGAATACCATTCGGGCGTCGGCTTACCTGCCAGAATGCGCAATACACGACCGAGACCTTGTCTTACGTTCGAACGCGGCGTGAGTTCGACCCCCATATCGAGGCGATCAATATCCGCACCGGTCGCAAACTGCCCCCAAGTCGTCGCGATGATTTTGCAGGTCCCTGCAACGCGGTCCTTTTCCGCTTGCTTCATCTTGATCTTTTTGCCGGTCCTGTGGTCCTTGTACTGGCCACAAAGCAAGCCGATGTCTTCCTCGGCAACTCCGTAATCCCGCACCAGCAGATGAATGAGGACTTGGAGTTGGTCCGTCCGGTCAGACAGTCCGACCGAATTCATGCCCCGCTGGTATCCGTCCGCGATGATCCGGCATAACAGATCGTTGCGGTCCTTGAACCGCGCCAGCAGCGAAGTCATGTAGTTTTCGCTGGGGTAAGACATGGTCCGGGGAAGCGTCTTCCGGTAAGGCACCACGAAAACCGTGGGCCGCTCGACTTCCTGCTTTGAGACCGCGCGTGGCTTACCCAGATGTAGTGTACAGACCTTCAGTAACGCATCGCGTCTGTTAGTAGCTGTAAGACCAATGCGTACTGATGCGGGGTATCGAGCGAGGATGCGCCCCATGCTTGGGGTTCCGATGCTGTGCCATTCATCGAAGATGATGGCGCTGAAGTACTGTCGGAGGGCTCGCGGGTAGTCGCGACGGGCAAGTGAAGCCGCAACACCGAGCACGATAAGTCTGCCATCGTAGTCCATCTTGTTCTGTTGGATGTGACCGACGTATTGCTCGAACCACGCATCGCCCATCATGCCGCGAATTCGACTGCGCCACTGGTTGAGCAGATAGGTGGTCGGGACCGTGATGAGCGTCGGAGCCTGTATAGCGTTCTCGATCACGTACAGAGCGGTGATGGTCTTGCCTGTGCCGGTGCGCGCGTTGGCGACGATGTCTACCGGCTTGGGGCTGCGAACGAGCACACAAAGTTCATTCATGAAATCCTGTTGCGCCTTATCGCGCGGCCTGATCTTTCGCACGAACAATTCCGGTCGGGGCCGCTTGAACGTCGTCAGGTTGATGAACTTGCTGATACCAAGCTTCTCGATGCCGTAGGTACGTGGGACACCGATATACCCGCGCTTGCTCAGATCGTAGCAGAGGATTTCCTCGTTGGCCGCGTCAACAACGGTTTCTTCCTCTACATCGCCCTCAAGATTGACCTCGTCTTGAGTGACGATGCGAATGCGCAGCTTGTCCATGACAGCTTGCGCATCCACTGATCGCAGGGGCACGTAGAGCAACGCTTCAACGAACGGCTTTAGTGCCAGCATCGGAGTAATCCTTAGAACGGCAGATCGTCGTTCATAACTCCACCGGCGCCGCTCGCGAAGTCTTCCGAACCAACCGTGCCGGAAGTGCTGCCGTCGATGTTGTAGATCAGCCCCATCTTCTCGGGCGAGAGACGCGGATAGACCTTCGCCATATCGAACGGCTCAGAAAGCTCGCCGTATTTCTTCAGGGTCGGTTCGTCCAACATGCGAACGAATTCGACTTGCGAGCCGGTCGCCGGGGACTTCTTGTTGTCCCGGTGCAGCTTGATCACCATGCCGCGGAACGTCTTGTGCGTCTGGTAGAGACGTTCGAACGCCGGGATCATGGAAATCTTGACCGGATACGGACGCTTGGAGCGTGGGGTGGTCTGGCCCGCCTTCGGTCCCCTCTGGGGAGTGTACGGCCGAGGATCGATGCACGAGAGCATCATCTCGTAGCCGCCCTTCTTGCTGAGATGGCGACACAGCGGGCAACCTTCCGGCCCGTCCGTGATGCAAACCTCGGTCTGCACGTTGTTCTCTTCGAAACCCCACCGATGCATATAGGCGAAGTGCGGCATGGCCGGGAGCCGGGGCCGGTCGGTCAGGATGATAGTAACGCCGTTCATGCCGCCCTCGCCGGGCTTCATAGAGAATTCGAACGGTCGATTGGCGCGACGCTCGCGCTCCTCGTTCAGTGCATGGGCAACGCCGAAGCCGCCGCCAATGGTCTGGGGAGCCGGGCCGGTTCGTGCCGGGGCGCGTGTTGCAGGTGCCTGCAACGGACGGGCAGCGGGGCGAAGTGGCGCGATAAGTTTACGAGCGGGAAGCTTCAAAGCCATAATGATTAGTCCTGCGGGTTGGAGGTTTTGCGGGTGCAGCGGTTTTGCGTGTCCTTTTCGAGGACCCTGTAGTTTACGGACGCAGGAGTCTTTGGGTCAAGCGCGACGGGTAATTAATTTCGCGTCTTCCAACATTGCATAATAGACGCGCGGCGGGATCGATGCCGGGTCTGCGCCTTCATATCCATCGGGGTATTCGATGCCGAGCAACGGAATATGGCCGAACAAATAATGGATGGCTTTTTCTGTGGCGGCGTGCCCGGGGCCATCATTGTCGAGAAAGAGAACAGTCGGCCGCCCCCACCTTTTCAACTTCTGTATCTTGGTAGGAGTTAACTCTGAGCCGAGGATTGCGAGAGGAGACGGTGCGCCCAACTCACAAGCGTACGCATAGTCAAAGATACCTTCATGGAGTACGACGCGACCCGTGTCTCTCCGTGGAACGAGTACCCCCCGCGAGTTACTTCTATATCCGGAACCAAGTCCCATTTCACCGAGGAAAAACTCGGATTTTCTAAGCCCAAAGTAATCTCGCACAGGCAGGAATTCGCTCCCGTCCTTTTCAAACTTTCCATCTTCGTTTGAGTAGGCAGGCCCTTCGACCTTACGACCGGTAAAACCAGCAAACCGTCCGGCGTCATTGTACACAGGAAAGAGGACACGCCGCTGGAAAGGATCGTATCTAACTCCGAGTCGTGCCGCAGTTCCAACCCCGATGTTGCGTCCTCGTAAATACGGGTGCCAAGCGCCGGAATAGAATTCAAATTCGGTATGAGCTTGTGGCCAGACAATCGGAGCTTTCGCGGTACCTGCATCCCATTCTTCCTTGATTTCATCGTCCCATTTGGGAAGGTAAAGCTTAGGCCCGAGTAGTTCCTGCTTTTCGATCTCTTTGCCGATAGCCGTGTAATCGAGACCGCGCAGATGACCAAGCTCATAGGCGAGTTGCGCTAGTGTACCGTGCGACTTACACGACCAGCACCGATAGACGCTGTGCTTGTTCTCAGGAACACTGACGTTGAAGTGGTCCGGCTTTGTCTTGCCGTGATCGTGCCGCCATTTGGCGAAGGGGCACCGATAGTGCACCCACGTGGCTGTACTGGTGCGATTAGGTGCGCCTAAACCGAGTACAGCCGCGAATTCGAGAACGCCCTGCCGTTGCATTAGCGACGCACACCCAGCACATTTGCGTAGGCTCCCTTACGGGCACATTGGCTTGGGATAGGAGTAATTCCACTCACGGTGCGTCTTGTATGTCAGCTATGTGCGTTCTTGAGTTCGTCGGGCAGCTTGTGGCGGTAGCCCTTCCGGATCACACAGAAGTTGCTGCGAACGCCATAGATACCTGTGTGGCCGTACCTGTCTCGCAGGCACATCGCGAATACCGCCTTGAGATAGGTCAGCTTGGTTTCGATCTTGAAGTGCTCCTCGGCTTCCTCGTTATTTGGGAAGAGGATGCTATCGTCGAGGTTCTGGTTGATGTTCATCGGCTTGTCCGACTTCCGGACGCTGGCCGCGACCATCTCGTAGGCCCGCGCTTGCAATTCCTTGCTGCTCTCTTGCAGTTCGTTGTCGAGCGTGACCATCTCGGTATAGATGGTTCGCTCGTCGTCGGTGAGGTAGCCGATCATGGTCTCGCCGGGTGCAACCGGCGAAAGTTCGATGGCTTCCTGTTGGTCGCGCAGGAGCTTCTTCTGCTTAAGCTCCTCGATAGTGACCACGTTTTCCATAGCTCGCTCCGTTTACGTGTTTTACCCCGCCCGCCTCACGGGAACCTTGATAACCCGCTTTGCAGTCGGGGCTTTTGCAGGTACCTGCAAAATTCCGAGACGCGGCTTGATGCCGCCAGTTGGTTTGACCATTGCGGGGAGAACGATCTCGACCCCGACCTTCGATCCGGAATTGGCGTCGTCATAACGGATGTCGGCATTCGTGCCGGAAACCATGCTGCTGATCGTGGCAACCTGATCCTCACCGATGGCGAGCTTGGCATCCTCCTTGCCGACGCGCAGTGCGTCGAAATACTGAGTTTCCGTGATCTCTTTGGACTGCCAAAGCTGGTACCACTTCCGGGGGTCGATCCGTTCGGACTCGGAGACCGCCCACATGAACTCGGAGCCGTCGATGACGATCTTGGTTTTTGCCGGGTAGGCTTCCGTGGTGACAAACTCTTTGAAGAGTTTCTTTGTTGCGGTGTTCGTCCGATTGAACGCATTCGTGGCGACCCGCGCCTCATCCTTGGCCGCGATCCAATCGCGCAGTTGCTTCGTGAGTGCCGTGAATTGTTTTACGTTCTTGACCGCCGACATGGCATCGTCTCCGGGTTTTTTAATGGTAGCAGATCGCAGTTTGTTCGTCCACGTAAAAAGCCCCGCCACGGTGGGGTGACGGGGCTCCGGACTTGGGGTCCGTGTGGGTGGGGTCTTAGCGCATCTCAAACCTCCCCCGGGGCTCCCGGTACCGTTGCGCAAGCTGTGAACGACGTTGTACGCAGAGAGAAGTTTACGCCCGGCTCAGTGTTGTCGCAAGCTAGTTATCTTCGTCTTCGTTGATCGTAACGTCGAACTTGCCCCAGTCGATCTGCATCTCTGAAGGCGCTTTGACGTTCTTGAAGTGGCCGTTCTGCGTCGAGACCTGAGCGCCGCGTGACTTCAAGTAATTGTAGATGAGCAAAGCCAGTGTGGTTTTGCCGATGCGTCTGTCCCCGCTGATCGTGAGCTTTATTTTTGCCATCTATGCTGCCTTTCGTAGTTTGATTATCCGCAGGCCGGGCTTTGGTTTTGCAGGTTCCTGCAACGCTTTGACCTGTTCGTAGGTGGTGATTTTGTTGTCGTTGAGCCATTCCTTTTTAAGCTCGATCATCTTGGCGAGGTTCATGCCGATGGACACGTCCGCGACAATCGGAATGGGCGACTTGAAGCCGAACCATTCAACGAGCGGGTTCGTTTCCATGAACCGCTTGACCGCCCTCGCCGCTTCCATCTCCCTGCCCTTCTTGGCAATGCAGATGATGGCGTCATGCACGAACCCGATGACCCGTACAAAGTCGGTCGGCAGTTCTGCGTTGATCCGCGCCAGCGCGATAAGGCCGAGATCAGAACCGAAGCCCTGCACCGGGGAATTAACCGCCTGCCGTTCGGCCGACGACGCAACGCCCTCGTCATCCACAACGACCGCAGGCAAATGGCGAACTCGGCCATCCTCGCAGCGTACGTACTTGTGAATGCGGACGAACGCCTTGACCGCGTCATGCCACGTCTTGAGCGCACGGTACCGGCTGAAGAACGCGCTCCGGATGTGCTGGGCTTCTTGGTCGGTGTAATCGATCCCGTACTCGGTCTTGGCGTAGATAAGAAACTTCTTCCAACCCATGCCATAGATGAAACCGAAGTTCACCGCCTTGGCGCGATACCGGCCGAGCGCGAACCGTTCGGGGTCCGATACCTTGAGCGCCATGAACGCTTCAAGACTGATGCCAATGACGATTGCGGCCGTCATACAATGGATGTCGCCGCCCTCGCGGTAAATCTTGAGGAACAGTGGCTCATTGGCGAGGATGCCCGCGATCCGCAACTCTAGCTGCGAATAGTCGGCTTCCAGCAACACCCATCCATCGGGCGCTTCGAAGATGGCGCGGTATTCCTTCGCGAACTCGCCGCGCTTGGGAAAATTCTGGCCGTTGGGATCGGACGATGCGCTGCGCCCCGTGACAGTCGCGTGCAACTTGTACGACGGCCGGATGTATTCTTGGTTGATGTATTTCCAGAAGCCGGTGGGCTCCTGCCACACGCCTTCGCTATCAAGATGCCCGTCCCTACCGATGTAGGTCGTGAGCATCTTGTCGTTCTTCGCGAACGCGATGTAGTCAGCAATGAAATCGTACTCGACCGGCTTCCCGTCAACTAGGGACGTGCCTTTGTGCTTGCCGATGAAGTACGGAAGGTGGGTCTTGGTCGATACGCTGGGGAAGCCCGTCTTCGTGAATTGTGTTGGCTTGATCTTGAGGCCGTCCGGATGCGTGAACAAGAATGCCCGCATCATCGCGTCGCGCGTGAGCTTCAACCCGACGCCGGTATTCTCGAATTCGTCCCTGATCTTCTTAGGGATGAAATTGATCAGCTTCTTGTATTCGGACGCCTGTTTCTTTGCGACCTTGACACGAAGGACTTCCAGCGCCGTGCGGTTGATCTTGAACCCGCGCTGCTCGATATCGCAGAAGGCCCGCAAAGCCGGGACAACCACTCGTCGGTAACAGTTGTAGAGCTTGGGGTCAACCTCGATCTTTGTGCGCAAGATCGCGCGAAGCTGGAATGCGCAATCGGAGTCAGCCCCGGAATAGGCAAGAATGTCCTCGGGAGGGACAAGGTCCATCCGGGCCATATCGTAGCCCTTGCGGCGGAACTCGTCCTTGTAGCCGCCCATGTCCGGCAGGTACACGCGAGCAACGTCATCGAGGGATTTGCTCAACATGTTCTCGTTCAGCATGTGAACGAGCATCAACGTATCGTCCGCGAAGTTGGCAATCTTGATGCCCAGCTTCGCGAAGAGGATCATCCAGTCGTATTTGAGATTATGACCGCAGCACGCAATCGTCGGGTCCTCAAGGAGCAACTTGAGTTGTCGGACCAGTTTGGCACGGGTTGCCGCGTCAATCGGGTATCCCGGGTAGTCGATGGGGACGACAAAGCTCTCCCCTGCCCGGTCGGTCAATTGGACCGTGAGTACTTTTGTCTCGGGGTAGTACCAGTGCGCAAATTCATGAGCGCCAAAGGTGCTTGTCTCGGTATCGATCGCAAGCACCTTTGGCTTACGGTCGATCATGAATTGGAGGTCGGTGCACCAACTGTAGTTGCGCTTATGGACCGGAGCGGAAATCTGGAACTTGTTCTTGACCATGGCCGCAGCGGTGCGGAGATCAGCGGAGAATAGCTCTGCATGTTCCGGCACGCGCAGCACGTGACCAAGACCGAGCATCGGCATGACGGGCACGCCAAGCGTTTCGTCATCAATGGCGACGCCGCGAAGCTTCGTGATCTTAGCCGGGCGATTGAGTACCTGACGTATAGCCGCCTTGCCTTGGGCAATGATCAACCGGGGCTTCAGCGCGCGAAACGCCTCCATGAACTTGGGGTGATCGTTCTTGATCGCCTTGCCCAGTTTGGAGTCACTTTTCCACGTGACATCGTCGATGGGGTTGCATGCGCTGACAAAGCAAACGTCCTTGCCCTCGATCCCGGCCGCTTTCATATACGGGGCGAGTTGATTGAGCATCCGCGCCGTCATGGGCTTGGGCCTGTCGTCAAAGCTTTCGTTCACGTTGACGATGGGATCGACCACGATCATGATTGGCGCAGACGAGTTGCCCTGCCACGGCAATTTGCAGGTCCCTGCAAGATCGCCGCGAGGTGCAATGGTCGCCCGCAGAACACGCGGCCTAGGAAATATTTTCAGCGGCACAGATAATCTACCATTTCTTCTGAGGTCATGAACGGCGTATCGCCTTTGACGTACAGCGGATGCCGTGGGTGGCGCTTAGAAGTAAACCCAAGGCACGTGATTTTATCTTCGCAACCTTCAAGCGCTTTGAGCAACCGCAGCAGTAGCTTCCTGTGGTGATTGGCAACATTACCGTAAGCCAAAACTACGCGATGTGACATTGATGCCTGTTGCGCAATCCTCGCGAAATTATCGCGCGAAAACGGTGGCAGTCGCAATTTCTTGGGATGGAGGTCAGTGGGGTTTGTTGCCCGATAATCCATGACATTCATCTTGACCATTTCGCGAAAGCCTTCGCGCCAAGAAAACTCCATCTCACGACGAATGGTGGGATCATCAATGTTACCCGCAGCAGTCGATGGATTGTGGCCGATCCATAGAACGTTTCCTCGACCTTCACACCGTCTACGATAAAGCTTATAGCGGTAGCGCCCGCAGTCGGATAACCATGCCTGCCCTACAATCCCGGGCTGGAGGGGAAACTGTTTACTGCCTCCGGCAACGTGGTTCGGCTCCGGTGGGCTAGGCGTGAACACCTCTCCCCGGAGCCGAATAATCCGTCGCGGTAGTGGCAGAATTCTTAGTGCCAAAGCACGTCCTCGATGATCGTCCACATGGACGCCTCACTCATGGCGGTGTTGCGGTTGAACCGATTATCGGGCTCCGAGCCCATCGGCACAAGAACGCGCGCAACTCCTGCGAAGCGCTTGCCCTTCGACATGATCGTGGCAGATGGTCGGTCGGTGAACGTCTCATGGAATGCGTATGGGCGCATGTTGTACGCCTGCCCCGCCGCGACCACCTGTATGCGACGCTCCGCAATGGTGCCCCGCTTGCCGCTGTCCACGAGCACCGTATCCTCGCCGTCCCGTGTCTCGGGAGTGTAGACCTTGTACGTCGCGTCCACTGGCGAGAGCGGGTAGACAAGCTCCATCACGCGGTTGACCACACGACCGACGAGAACCTGACTGACGAACTCGAACAGGTGATCGTGAATGCCGGTATCGACAATCTGCCGGGGCAAACTCGGGTGGCCCCAGATGTGCAACCGCGTCCCCGGCCCGATGTCGAGTTGCAGGAAGCCGTTGCCGTGAACACGCGGAACGTTACCGATATCGCGCAGTTCATCAATCGTCGGTTTCTCGATCATATCATCCTCGAAACATCTAGGGGTGGGGCTTCGTCGTCCTCTTCGGAGCCCGCCGATATCATATCAAAATTCACCGGCGAAAACTGGTAATTCAGGAGCATCCGGCCGAGCGTGCCTTCGCGGTTTTTCATGAGGCCGAACCAGCGCCGCGTATCCGCGTACGGTGCAAACGCCTTCGCCGCCGCCGCAACAATCGAGGATGATTGTCCGATAACATCGGTCTCACCGATCTTGGCCATGTTGAGGTGTGAGAGGGGATTGGCACCATTCTGGGAGGTGTCCCGCGTACGCACACTCTCCGCGCTTCGATTGAACTGTGTGCTCTGGATCAACGGGCGTCGGCGTTCGATGGTGATACGCTTCAAGTCTTCGATGGTGTCGCTGATCGCTTCGCGCCGCCCGTCCGAATTCTTGCGCTTCGTGGTCGGCTTCAGGAGGTAGCCCGCGTCAACGCAGATCAAGTCAGGGTCGGTAGCATCCGCGACGGCTTGCACTGTCTCGACGCTTTTCTTGAAGCCGCCGACGATCACATTGAACGGGATGCCGTTGTCCATCGTCGAAGCCATCTCAGTCATTTGATTTGAGATGAACGTCGATAGCCGCCCCGTCCGGATCATGCTGGGGTTGATCTTCGTATGGATGCCGAACAGGCGTCGGAATAGCTGGGTTGCTCCAAGCTCCATCGACACGAACAGGACATTGTACCCTGCCCGCCAAGCGGCATAAGCGAAGATCAGCATGAGATAGGTCTTACCCACTCCAATGCGACCGACAATCGAGATCAGATCGTCCGCGAACCAGCCGCCTGTTAGCTCATCGAGGTAGTGGTAGCCTGTCGGGATGCCGCGCAGGCCGGTGGTACGGTGCGCCTCTTGGAAGTCGGCTAGAACGTGCTCCATGCCTGCACTGAGCGGCACGAAGTCGGCCGACTGTGAGTTGAACGTGCCGGACTGAAGGAGCGTCTGTCGCATGTGAGCAACGAACGCGTCCGGGTCCTTACGCTCCAACGCGTTGCGCATCTCCTCGTATGCGCCCATGCAGGCATTGTAGAGCGCAGCGAGCCGCGCCTGATCAGTGTAATAGGCGAGCGGCTGGGCAACCTGCAACGTGGTGATGCCCGTCCCGCGCCGGAACATGTTCGGATCGGGGAACGTCCTATGACGCGTGACGTGTTCCTTGAGCCATCGGAACGCAGCGAGTTCGTCCGGCTCAATGAAGTACGTTTCCGGCGTATCACGCACGGCCGAAGTGCTGCCGCTCCTCCGCAGTGCGGAAAGCAAATTGATCGCAGTCTGTGATGCCATTACCAATTAAACCGTGAGAGGACGTGAGGCTTCGTTCTGGGCCGCCCGGAAGTCCGCGCTCCACCAACCAGCGCCAAGCATTGGCTTCGACATAGAGAAGCAGTTGCGTTGGCCCCGTTCGATCCGTTCACGAAGAAACGTCTCGACCTGTAGTCTTGCGTATCCCGTGATCGGCATATCCACGCTGTCATCGTACGCCGATTGGATAAACAGCGCACCGCAGTTCACAGCGTCATCGTACACCGGATGATTGTCCACCGTGACCGCCGCCTCAAGGGTCGCGAGATGAACGTACAGAACGCTATCCTGCTTGAGCACGAACGCCCGCGCCATCGCAGTGAACGCCTTGATGCGAGAAGTTGCAGGCCCCTGCAAAACGAAACCGATGCCCGCCTTGCGATCCTCGTCGTATCGGGGAGAGTTGATGTACTCCACGAGATGCGATGTGCCGGGTAGCGTCGAGAGTTTGAGTTCATACCCGGTCGGTGGAATGCGGGCATCCTTGAACATGCCAGCGTATCGCGCAACGTCATTCATCGCTTGTCATCCCATTTCGGAAGTCCAAGCCGCTGCCGTGCAGCCTCGCCCGTGGCGTGATTGATTTTGCGAGCAAGGGGAACGATTGGAAGGCCGCGCAGTGGCGTTGCTGGGGCCGCTGGGGCGGCTTTTGCGGCGCTGGGCACCGGAGGCTTGACCGATACCGCCCCGCCCGCACGTCGCGCCGCTAGAGGCAGGTTTGCTGCCACTTCCGGTTTGCTCCTCATGTAGAGACCGTGGACCTGCGTAAGGAACGGAACGACCGCTTTCATGTCCGGTACTTCCGGCCCGCGAGGACTGCTCGGGTTGAAGCTGAAGACCTGTTGCCGAAGCAGCGGCCAACTCATGACGATCCAGCCGATGAAGTTGCCCATGTCCGCGTAAGGAAGTCCACGCTTCTCGATGGCTTGCTTAAGGTTGTTCTGCACGCGGTCGGTGTACTGCACCACGCTCTCAGGATAGTGGACGCGAAGCGCATCCTCCCAGACCTTGCGCCAAGCGGTAGGATTGCCCTTGGCAATGTTGGCGGCCCGCCGCGTACGCGACTTGTCCTTGGCCCCAGCAATCGCAGCCTTGATGTTCTCGATAGACATGTGATGCAGCCCGGTATTATTTGTTGATGTTAATTTTACGCTGCACTCTGAGATTAGACCCTGTCCTCACACCGCCTTCGGCGGCAGGGTTAGAGTTCTGATCTTTGTTAGTTTCTGTATCTTGTTTATACCCAATCCGATTGGGGTACCCTTCCCCATCCTGTTGGGGTACCCCTCCCAAACCAGTTGGGGTAGGTGCATGGCGTAAGACACGCCGCATTCCCCTGCTTTTCGCGAACCTTTGGTTGATGCGTTCCTCTAATTCTGGCTGATGTCTGCGGAGGTAACGGTCAACCAGTTCCGAATTCACTTCGCTCTCTGGGCGGATGCGGTACTCGTTTGCGGACGAATGCCCCGGCACTTCGCGGACCTCGATCAGGCCCTTACCCTTGAGATGCTTGAGACACTTGAGCAAGGTGGGTTCACTCATGTCGATTGGCCCAATGACCACCTCGCCGTCCGCGCTCAAGATGCCGTGCTTGAACTGGTTGAGCGAGATCGCTTCCCATTCCTTTTGATAGAAGTGTGTTCTGCGGAAAATGAACCACAGAACCTCCCGCTCGTAGATGTCAGTGCAGAGATCGTATCCGTGCATGGTGCCCCGTAGAATGCTCCATGACTCGCCCCAAGTCGGCTTAGCCATATACCCGCCCAAGAATGTAAGATGATCCGCCCTAATTGTACGGGCGGCGGCGAGGCTAACGCAAGCGTAACGGGTTGGGTTGTCAGCGCTTTTTGAGGCGGATGACGCGCCTATTTCGGAGACTTACAGTCGGCAGTTCGGGGGCCTGAGTTGCAGGGGCCTGCACGGGAGAAATCCAGCTTAGCCCGACCAGCCGACAGAGCCGTTCGTGGTTGATCAGCGCGGCCTCGTAGTTATGGGCACGATATTCGCGGCCGCCATGTTCGCCGCCGAATACCATGCTCTCGAACTGGCCGGTAATGTGGAGGAAGATGGTGCTTACGGAAGCGGGCTGGCCTTGAGTCGCCATGATCCGCCTCGATATAGGACGCTCGATTGCATCGAACATCAGTTCGGTTATCTCAACGCGGCAGAGCGTATCGTCAAGGACGAACGGCATCGAAGAACATCTGAGAGTATTGCCATGCCGCGAGGGCGAGGCCGCAGGCAATAAGGAACCAGAATAGAACCGGTGCCATATCGCCGCCCTTCTTGACCGTAGTCGGGGGTGGCGGCGGGGGAACGATCTTGTGAGGGTTGCGTCTCATGTCAGCGCCCAATCCGCGAACCTACGCAAAAGGCCCGTGTTGTTGAGCAACACGAGCGCGCCGATGATGGTCAGCGAAATGATGACGAGATATTTCACTGTGCAGGTTCCTGCAAGAACGGGCTGCTCAGAACGAAGGCGGCCAGATCGATGTCCTGCTTTGGCTGCTCTGCGGTGGCGAACGAATGACCGCGCTTACGGAGGTCGTTCACGGCCATTACCTCGTATTCGACCGCAGCCTCATACGATGCGAAGTAAAGCGTCTCGCCGTTGTCCCAGCAGGCGATGCACCGATTGGAGTAGTACCCGGGCGCGCACTCGCGGGCATTGAAACCGACGAGCGGCCCGGTCTCGGAAAGCGGCCCCTGCAACCAGCGAACATAGAACGACCGGCCGTCGTCAGTTGGCAGCACCTCGGAAAGACGCTCGATCTGGCGATCACCGAAAACTCGGGTGTCGAAAACCTGATCCTTCAGGATGGTTTCCAGCGACCCGTTCGGGTGGATTGTAACGACGATCTTGCCCATAGCGCGCTCCGTTGATTGTGTAATGGAGGATAGCCGCCGCAAGCAGGGCGGACAAGAAAAATGCGACGCCCTTGTCCGCCGAGCGCGGGCTCATGTCAGTGCGCCGCCCGGCCGCATGGCGGTCTTGATATCCTTGATCAGGTCGGCGCCGGTCTTGGAAGCATTATGCTCCCATTCCGGGTTCTGCCGGACGGACAAGCACGCTGCCGGAAGAGTACCCTTCCCATCCCAGCCGTTTGCGGACCAATAGTACCTGATGATCTCTGTCCGTTGCTTCGTGGCGGGGTCGTCAACGAAAAGGACCTCCTGAACGACCAAGGGCGGACTTCCGGAGTTGAGATACACGATGTCGCCGGGCTTGCGGTTTGACGGGCTGAGCATTTCTATTTTCCTTTGACGTGAGAAAACCCCCACGGCGGAAATCGGGGAAACCGCCGTGGGGGCCTGTTAGGGGCGAGGCGTAGTTGGCCCTCCGTCTCGCCCCGATCTGTTACCAAGCCGCCGTTTGCGACTGGGAAGCGGACGAGCCGGACGCCTCATCGAATTCCGGCTTCAGGTGACGCGCGCCGGGATTGCCCGCCAAGGCGGCTTCGACGCTGGCCGTCATTTCGACGCACCGGCCGCCCGTCTCGCCTTCGACTTCGACCTTGCTGTCACCGAGCTTGTTGATGGTGACCACGATTTTCGGCATTGAGATTACTCCGAGTGGGGGGTTGCGGGATTACGCGTATTCGGCGGTCAGGACGATCTCGCCGTCCTTGCCCTGCTCGCGGACCACGGCGTGACCGGCAAGCGCCAGTTCGTCCTCGGCCACGCACGTGGAGTAGCGCTGCAACAGCTTGCCGATGGCAACGCGCTCATCCCGCAGACCGCTGTCCAGCTTGCACGACACGTCGCTGCCGTCGTGCTTCATGCCATACGGATCGTAGTACGGCAGGTAACTGCCATCCGGCTGCTTGACCAAGCCGATGTCGTGGCGCTGGTCGGCCAGCACAATGGCGAAGTCGCACTTGTTCGGCTGGCCAGCGTAGGTGCGGAAGGTGGCCTGTTCCGCGAAGGCGACGTTGACGCCCTCGGCCTTGAGTTCGTTGATCGCCCGCTTGATCGCGTCGAGGCTGGTGATCTTGACGTTTTTTATCAAAACATTATGACTCATTTTCGGTATCTCCGCTTGTTGCGTGCTTGAGTGAGCGCCGATGCCCAAACACAATTCTTGAGAAAGTAACCCAACCGATTTTCGACGCGCTCGATAGAGTAAGAGCTTAGCGGCTTTTTGCCCATGTCCGCTAGGAAGTTTTCAAATACTAGCCAACGCTCGCAAACCCTAATGCCGCGACCGCCATAGTCTTCGTAATGCGGATGCTCCGGATTGGTGCATCGTTGGATCATGTTAGCCCACGAATTATATTCTCCGCTGGGCTGACCGCCGACATAGTGACCGTGCGTCCTAGTCGCCACAAGTTTGTAGCAACCGCACGACACCGCCTTACCAGCGACTAGCGCACTGGAACGTACGACGTTGGTCTTCCCACAATCGCAGTGGACGTTCCAGTATGCCGCCCGGCCTTTCAGTATGCCCGCGTAAGACGTGGCAATCAACATGCCAAAACGTGCGCCCGTAAGGTCTCGGACCCTAGCAGGAAGCACGTTGTGGCTCATGACCGTTGCTCCTATTTCTTCGGTCGGATGTTGATAACACGCCGGGCGGGTGTCCTAGTAACCTGAACGACCTTCCCGGTTTCGGTCGTAATGGCCTCAGTGGTGGCAATCTGCGCGGGACGGGTCTCGCGTTCGACGATGATTTCCTCGAACCAGTCGCCGTCCTCGTTGTCGTACCAGAACTTGTCGGCGTAGGGCTCCGGAAACGTGATACCGAGTTTATCGAAATCGGTCGGTGGCACAAGGTCGAAACGTCCCTCAATGAGACCGTTGGGGAACGTGGCAAGGTCGGCCCCAGTGAAGGGGATACGCAACCTCCGCAGGGCGGCGCTCTCCCGCATGTGCAGGAGGAACATACCGTCCGTCCAAACGATCTCGCCGCCCATCCGCTTCATGATCTGAAGGACGACGAAAGAACCCTCCGGAACGTTCCAGCGAGACGTTACCCAGACCCCGTGATTGCGGTTCTGTTGTGAAGCCGGATGCTGCTCGGAGCGGCCAATCTCCGAGACCATGTTCGTGGGTTTCTTCCATGCGAACGGGAACGGCTCCATCGGAGACGCACGGTCGCGCATGAACCACTGCTGCATTTTGACGGTACCGGAATTCAACGGCGCATTGGCTGCGCTGAAGCTCTCCGATCCCGCGATTAGCCCGATTATCATAACGTAGCTCCTGTTAAGTCGGCACCCCGTTCTTGATCAAGATCGTGGTTGCCGTGTCGCCGGTTGCATCGACGGTTGTAAGACGAGCTTCCTTGGATGACAAGACGGAATGAGCGAGCCTTATCGCCCGCTTCACTGCCTCCGACTTGTCGCATTCCCACCGCTCCATGCACTCGTCCAGCATGGCTTGGTGGTTGGCAGGCATACGTACCGTAAGGCTTTTGGTCTTACTGGGAGCCTCGGACGGTTCGGGTTCTGGTTCTGGTCCCCTGCCCCGCGCAGCGTCGATCAGCTTTTGTCCGACAGGGTTGCCCGAGTGAACCGTTTCCTTGCGAGCCAAGAGAACCGGGCCAACGGGCCTACGAAGTACGGGGAGTTTCAGAGCCATAGAGGTAGCTTTCCTAGCTGTTGCAGGCGCCTGCAAGATTAAACGTCGAGGTTGCTTCCGCCCTTCTTGGGACCAAGAGACGGCCTACGGATCATACGCCCTCCCGGGGCCGGACGCGATAGACCTTCGCCTGTAACCTTGGGCTGGCTGACGCCCTCGAAACGCATACCGGAAGACGCGGGCTTGGCATTGTTCTTGGCCCACTCGTGCATGGCGTTCACACGATCCGCGAATGCCTTGTAGAGCGGTTGCATGTTCTCGGCCTGCGCCGCGATGACAGCACCATTCGGCGCTTTCATCTTGCGGCTGTATGCCTCAAGCAAACCGTCCTTGACGATGCTCTCAAGCTCCGCGCCGACGAACTTGTCCGTACAGGATGCAACCTTGGCAATCTCCGTATCCGAAATCTCGTGACCACGCTTCCGGAGATGGATTTTGATGATCTCGATACGCTCCTCCTCGGAGGGGAACGTCACCGCAAAGATTTCATCGAGGCGACCCTTACGCATCAGTTCGGGCGGCAAGCCAGTGACGTTGTTGGCCGTCATGACCACGAACACCGGATAGCGGTCGTTGTTGCGCTCCTGCATCCACGTCAGGAATTGCCCGAACACGCGCTGGCCGATACCGCCGTCCCCTCCCCCGTTGGACATGCCGCCAAAGCCCTTGTCGATTTCATCGAGCAGCAAGACGCAAGGCGCCAAGCTTTCGATCATCTGAAGGGCTTGCCGCATGCGCCCCTCGGACTCACCGATGAACTTGCCGAAGACCTTGCCGATGTCGAACTTGACGAGAGGCACAAGCAACGTGCTGGATACCGCCTTGGCGAAAAGCGATTTGCCCGCGCCGGGAGGACCAACGCAGAGCACACCCTTGGGAACCTCGATGCCGTACTTGCGCGCTTCCTCGCTGTACGCTTTCGCGCGCTTTTCCAGCCAGCCCTTGAGCAGATCGAGGCCGCCCACGTCACTCATGGGTTGCGGGTCCATGAGTTCGAGCAGATCGGTTTTCTTGATCGCCTCGGTCTTATGCTTGAGGATGACCTTGATGTAGTCCTCGGGATGCTGTTCTTTGTCCTCGCGACCGTCCAGCAAGTTCTGCATCTCGACGATGCCGAGAGAAAGCGCGGTCTCGAATTCAAGCCACGTCATACCGACCGCGTTCTGGATGATGGTCCCGATCTGCGCGTCATCGAAATCGGGCCGCGATCCCGGGTCGATCCCCTCGAATACCTGCTTGTAGCAGTCCAGCAATTCGGCATGGGACGGCGGCCGGAAGTCCATGACGTGAAGGTCGTCCTCGATCTCAATCGGGATTTTCACCGTGTCCGGAACGATGAGCACAAGACGCTGATCGAACTCGCGCGCCTTGAGGACGAAGTCCTTGATGTACTGGTGAATGAGCGGCTTCTCGAAATGGTGATGCGGATGCACCATGACGTAGATACCATCGTGCGCTTCCTTGCAGATGCTATCGAACGCCTTACCGATATCGATGGTCCCCTCGACGGTCCCGGTGGGCTTGGTCACGTCCACAAGAGACGCATCCTGAAAGGATGATGGACGCGGGTAGTTCTGCCAGCCCTTGTTGCAAACCCAGACGCGATAGTAGCAATCGTCCTTGGTGAGGGAAATGTCTTGGACGGCGGACGTGCAGCGGCCAACCTCACGCGTCCGGATAATGAAGACGCCGATAGCGGCATCTGAGTTCCTGCGGAATTCCTCTTGGAATAAATCCACGTTCCGCGCTTCACGGGAAGCGCTGGTAGTCATTAGAACGCTCATAGTATTTCGCTCCGATTTTTGCGACCAACGGTTGAAGTATAGGTGGCCGACACTTGGGTAACAAGCTAAAAAACGGCGATCAACGACGCCGAATGTTGATCTTCCTGCGCGACCCGAAGAAACCAACCGTTGCAGGTTCCTGCACGGGCGGCACGATCATATTCTCGTCCGCAGTTATGATCGGGGTCTCTTGGTCATCGTCGAACACAGCCGTGAGAGAGTACGCGCCTGTCATGTTCTGGCTGCACTCGGTGACCACATAGTAACCGTCCCGGGCTTCGCTTTGCCGTATGTTAAGGCGCGTCCCGGGTGAGATGGCACGTTCCATATTGAACGTGACGACATCGCGGGTCATACGTCCCGTCACAGACTGCACAGTGTAGGTAGTATCCGGCAGCGGCTCTCCCGGCAGGAGCGGCCCACCCCCGAACAGCATGGCGCGATCAATGCTTTGCGACATTCTATTGCTAAGCTCATCGATGATCCCGGGCTCATCAAGGTATTGCCGCATCGCCTCGTTTAGATTGGTATCAACCCTGACACCCATGTCTCGCATCATCATGGTGTGCGCCTCGACAGGATTATCTGGCAACCTGCGTCCCTGCACGGTGTAAGTCGGGAATGCTGGCACGTATCTGGGATTGGTGTGGCCACGGGCGATCCAGTCAGGCAGCGCCAAACGAAATTCGCCATCGCCGTCTATATAAGTGATCGTGTGGGCCGCCTCGATAACCCGGAGGCAGCGCGCCTGCGATCTCTCGGCTCCATCCAGCGCCCACGTAATGATGTTAGGCCATCGGCCTTGCTCGGTGACCAGCACAGTGCGGATGCGCTGCGATCCGCCCGGGAGGTTTTCAGTAGTCGTGAAGGTGACCCTGCCTTGCATAGGACTTTCCATATGGCTAGGGCGGAAACCGACCACACGCCCATGGGGTCAGTTCCCGCCCTTTTTGCTGCCCGAACAACGAGGCCGAACGCCATTGCTGGCGGAGTTGAATACTAGGCTATAACCGTTTGTTAGTCAAGATCGTGCAGGGACCTGCAAATGAAAAGGGCGCGTCACGATGGAATGGGATTACCTCGTGACGCGCCCTTGACCGGAGCCGCAGGTGCAACGGGCCGGAGCGACCCCCTGCGGTCGGTATAGAAAATATAGTGCGGCGATCTCGCTATGGCAAGAGCGATGTCTTGTCCAATCCCGGGCAAGAAAAAACCCCTGCACCACGGGGACATCCGGATGCAGGGGTCGGAGGTTAATCCGCAAGTCTAGGGAGGAAACGCCCAAGGAGGGCAGCGGTAAAGAGTAACCCCTACCGCACGAAGAGGAGTATACGCTACGCCGCTACGACCGACAAGGGCTTGAACACCGCGTTGGTGCCGACAAGCGAGTTCAACGCCGCCGCCAGAGTGGCAACGTTGTTCCGGGTACCCGTAAGCCAAGTCTGCACGGCGGTATTCAGCATCGTCACGGGAGTAGCCGCACCGACGCCGGTACCGGTCGCGGCCATCGACGCGATGGTGAGCGAAGCCGTACCCGCGAGCGCGTCTGCGACCAAGTCCTGCGAGCCGACCATGGCAAGCAGATCGTTGACCGAGGCCGCGACCGAAGACAGTGCATTGTTGACCGCAGTCATACGCGCGGTCGCCGTCACAACGTCGAGCGCCACGGTGCCGGTCGAACCGTCCACGGCGGTCAGCGCAACCGTTTCGGCCGCCAGCGTGGTAGACACCGTACCGGTCGATCCATCCGTGATGAGCGGCAGATCGTAGGTGGTACGGATATCGTTGACACGCTTCGTCAGGCTGGCGACGGCGTTGGCGATCACTGCCAGCGCGGTATCGAAGCCTGCCTTCGGGGCCGACGTGGTAGCGGCGCCAGCCGCAGCAGCCGGAACAGCGTTGGCCGCGAGACCCGTAGCGGCAACGGTCCCACCCGTGCTGTCGGTCAGAGCGGTGAAGCCACCCTGCACGAACACTTGGTTCCAGCGGAGCGCGAGCGAGGCCAACGCATTGGCCGCTCCGGCCAAGAACGCGGTCACGTCAGCGATGGCCACGGCACTGGTTCCGGTAGCCGATGCGGTGACCGTGCCCGCCGCCGTCATGGTGCGGTTCAGCGCGGAGACGTTCGCGCGGAGGCCCATGGTCTGGCGGTTGTTGCCGAGCGCGTCGAGCACGTGCTGGAACGAATTCTCCAGAAGGTTGATGTTCGCCTTCAGGTTGGTCAACGCGCTCACGGTCGAGGCGTAATCGGCCGCAGCCGCGCCCGTGCCAGCCGAGCCGGTCAGGTCCAGCGCAGGAAGGGTGTTGGCCGCTGCGATGGTGCCCGAGACTGCCACGAGAAGCGGCAAACCAACGCGACCGCGCACGTTGTTCAACGCCGCCGCTGCGACGCGGATGGCATTCTCGATCTTGCCGATGGAGGTATTCAGGCTGCTTGCGGTCACGCCGCCCGCAGCGGTCGCGTCGATAGCGAGCACCGGGAGAGGAATGTCCACGTATGCAGTGGCGTTCGCCGTGCCAGTGGTGTTGTCGGTCAGGTCCACGATACCGGCCGCTTCCAGCGTGCGGCGGGCCACGTCCTGTGCCATGCCGCGCAGAACGTCATACGTCTGCCCGCCGAGGGTGTACTTCATGCTTTCGTTGATGCGCTTAACCATGGTCTCTTCTCCTGTTCGAAGTCTTGGTTCAAGTTTGATAGTCGAGAGAGTGTACGCAACTTACGCCGATTTGCAGGTGCCTGCAACTAGAACAGCTTGAAGCCCTTCTTGTCGTACACCTGTTTCTGTGCATCGTAGAACGCGATCATCCGCCGACCGCATTCTGATTTCTCCAGATCAAGCCGTTCCTGCTGCCCGATGATGTCGAAGACTTGCTTCTTGGTCAGCTTCTTCTTGACGGCATCAGAAGTCAGCTTCGATCCGCCGTTCGTGGGCGGTGCGACGATCACCGCTGTGGGCAGCGCGATCATCTTATCGAAGCACTGTTCAATGTCGGCCGGAACTGGCGGCAGACTTGGACTGTCCGAGTAGGTCGAGCACTGCGTCAACATCGTCATCGACAAAACAGTCACCATCCGAAACTTTGCGCTTAAGATCATTTGTCACCCTGTCCAGTACGTCGAGTTTGCCCTTGGTCTCCGCGAGAGCTTTTGAGTTCGCCGCAGCCGCCGCGTCCCTCGCCTCGATTTGCTTTTCGAGACGCACGATCTGTTCCTTTTCGTCGGCCGCAGTGTAGAACTTACTGACGACGATGCCGGTCGAAGTCCCGCCAGCGGCAAAAGCCACCGCGAGAGCGATGGCGATGGCCTGTAAGCTAACGCCGCCCGTGGCACCGCTCATGAAAAGCTTCCCGATCATTCCAAGCATTATCGTCCTCCATTGCGGCTGATGGGCGGCCCATCGTTGTCCGGGGTGTTGTCGATGCCCACGGTCACGTTGATGTCCGGAGACTTGTTGTCCTTCTCACTCGGTGCATCACTCGTGTGGTGCCGATCCGGATCGATGTCCGTCTCGCTGTCGGTGTCTGCGTTATCGGTGTGCGACTTACGTCGGAGGTGATCGTCCAGCACGGCGCCGAACACGTACCCGGTAACGACTACCATGAGTGCGTTGAAAGCATTGGAGATCATGGTGTTCGCGGTCTCGACGCGCATCCATCCGGCCGCCCATGTGATCCAGACACATGCGATGGCAATGATCCCAAAAACGATAATGCGCCGGTAGGTCCAATCCCGGCGCTTGTCGCTAACAGAAAGCCAATCGGAAACCAGATTGCGACGGACCCGCTTGCGAACAACGACCATTGAGCCCCCTGCCCTATACTAGTGTAAGTGACGCTTGGTGCGAGTGAACGGGACGACGCTGTCGTTATGGACAATCCTGTCGTATTCGAGATTGTCGAGAAGACTGCCTAGCGCCTTGGCAGCGCGTTGGTTGGCCTCTCGATATCGCGCCCTCGCTTCGGCTAGCTCGTCACGAAATTCTTCATGCTGCCTTTCGCGGCGGGTCTCCCCGTAAAACAAGAGAGCGAAGAAGCATCGGATGATCTGCCAAGCACGTAGCATGTGATTAAACCTTCATGCGATCCGCTTCTCTTACGAAGCGTGTGAGCCTATCTGCTGCGTCTGCCCCGTCTTGGATCGTCTCAAGCATTAATTTGCGATCCTCAACCAAGTATCTTTCCTTCTCATCCCGCGCTTTCATCAGGAGCGCAAACAGCCTGATGACCGTAAGGATGAGGAGAACGATAATGACGCCCGCGAGACCGTTCTCCAAAATCTGCGCGAGCGCCTTCTCGATCATTCCCAGAAACCTTACTGAACCGAGATGCCGAGCGTGCTCAGCAACACGGTATCGATCCGCCCCATGGGCGAAAGACCGTTCTGGATTTCGAAGGCGTTGATCGCGGCGGCGGTCTTCGGCCCCATCCATCCATCGACCTTGATGCCCTCGCCGATGCCCGGAATGGTGCTGAGCGCTGCCTGCACTGACGCCACGATCTTGCGATCGTTCTCGAAGCCCGGGTTGGTGACTTCGCCGCGGTACGGCGTCGCCGCGCTTTCGTTCGAGCGCTTCGTCGCCCACTTCGCCGCAAGCTGGCGATACTGGTTGGCCATCTTGGTATCGTACTGGTTCTGCGCGTAGGCCGGGCCGTTGAAGCCCTTGGCGAACGCCGCCCATTCATGGCCGCGCAACTCGTCGTCCAAATGGCGGGCCTTCAGATAGTTGCAGAACGCCTTGAGGTGATCGCCCGCCGAATGTGCCATGGCGGCGACGAAGTCCTCCAGCGAGGCGAACCCGGCGTCCTTGTATTCCGAGCCCAAAATCTGGAATGCACCGAAGGATGCCGAGTAGACGGCGGCGACCGGGTCGCACTTCATGGCGGTATAGAGCCGAGTGTACTGCCACGCATGGGCCGCACCGTAAAGTGATTTGTCCCACGAATTCGAACTGATCGGCTTGCCGTGGGGGTCGGTGACGTTGTTGTACTTGTGGCCGGTATTGCGGCCGAACACGTGAGCCTCGAACAGAATGTCGGGCCGCTTATCGGCCAAGAACGGGGAGCCGTTCGTTTCGACCATCGTCACCGTCTGAAGTTCGGCGGGACCGATATTGATGATCTTGGCGGCCGCGAGGTAGTCCGCGTCAGACATGGGGATCGCGGCGCCATAAAAGCTGTTCTCGTTCAACATGTGAGACCCGGGGGGCTAGGAGTTGCAGGTGCCTGCAATAGTACTCTCGGCCCCCGGGCCATTCTATCCTCGCAGATTTTTCGCTTACAACATCGCGTTCGCGGTCCAGTGCGCGACACCTGCACGCCTCTGTTGACGATGTAGTTCTTCTGAAACTGCTTAAGTCCGCGTTCGAGATTACATCCTTGCATTGTGGGCGATTACACCACCATAGAAAGAGACCTGACTTGCGGCCACCGAAATAGCATACAGCGAGAAGTTCGTGGCGGTGTTAACCCACGCAACAGGTTGGGCGCAGTTGTTTACGGTAAACGTCGTTACCACCGTCATCGTAGGCACTGCGCGCATTCGCACAGGATATGAGAATGTTGCTCCGATCGATTGCGATGCGGAATAGGCATTTCCGATGCCTGCAAGGCCGTATGTGGACAGATCGTTTTTGAAGAAGTATCGCTGACAGAGCGCCAATTCAGAGACATAGTCCGGAAGCTGGAATGCAGGCGCAGCAGTTCCCTCGTACAAACCGACGTCGAACAGTTCGAACACGTTGCCGTTGGTACCCATGAGGTTGAACTGGTTGGACGAACCAATATTGCCTGTTGCGGCCCACGATCCGGCGGTCTGCTGGAAACTCGTCCCAGACATACCGGTCCAGAAAAGATCGATGCTTGACGTATTATCCTTTGCCCACGTTCCGGTCGTATCTCCGGGAATAATCACACTCTTGACGGTGTCGGTGTTAGCCTCGCCTGCCGAGATAGTGTATTCAGCGACGTAGGCTCTATTTGCTACGCCGTTACGGACTCCGACACAATAGGTTCCCGCAGGGGCCTTAACACCAAACTGAAGGATTACTGTCTTGGCGCTTGCGGTGCCCCACATAAGATCAGCGACACGCAAGCCCTCAATGGGCGTCCTTGCCAAATAGACAAGGTCGCCAGCCGCTACCGCCGCATCCGCACCCGTTACTGTAAACCTGATACGATTTGGGGACCCTCCCGGCGAGGGGCTAGCCACCTGTGCCACAGAGTAGGCGCCGGTCGTTCCTGAAAATCCCGCGAAGAACTGGTCAACGGGATAATAAGCGTTGGTCGCACCCGGAGTATTTGCGTTTTCCTGCGACACCATCATGCCGCCGTTGATGATGTAGTTTTTGTTAAGTGTTTTAGCCAGAGCCCGCGAGAGTGCGTTCGTCATAGATCATGTCCTCGCGTTACAGGGCCGCCGCCGCACGGAAGAAATCATCAACCTGTCCGCTCGACCAGCCATAACCCATACCAATGGCAACGGTCATCGGATGGTCTCGAAGGAAGGTCGTAGCGCCGGATAGGATCATCTGCGCGTTGAACTGATCTGCGGTCGGCATGCCGCTCACAAGCGCCTGAAGCGCGGCGGGCACTTCGCCGGTCTTCACCGCAGCAAGCGCTTCAGCTTGGGTGATGATGCCCGAAATCGCGAGTTGCTGAAAAAACTGCCGATCAGATATGGACCCGGGAACTGGGGCCGGTGGCGCGACATAGGGCAGCGGCGTATTCCCGTCCGCAAGCCACGTCTCGTAGTCTGCGCGGTCACGATTGGCCGGGTCATTCGGAATGCAGGCGTTGTCAGCCAGACGGATGACGGTCTCGGTTTCGGTGAGTTGATAGGCAGACATGATTGTTCCTTACATTCGCGCGTTAGCGGTGACTTTGGTCTGGAAATAGCCACCGGCGACAGAGGAGGTGGACACTCGACCTTCGTTAAAGCCCTTTACCGTTCCTTGTAAGCCACCTACGGTTGCTGCAAATCCATTGTTGGAAATATTCACGCCCGAAAGAGTCGGAAGGGCGCGCTTTTCAGCAGTGTAGGCCGATGATTTGTAGTGGGTGGCTCCGGCTGTTACCGTGCCGCTAAAAATCTGAACTTGATCGTCGATAAACTCCCAATAGCGCTTACATAGCGCAAGCTCTGTAGGATAATCTGGCAACTGGAACGCAGGAGCTTGTGTCCCTTCCGTTAAGCTAACATCGAACAACTCAAAGACATTGCCGTTCGTGCCCATGAAGTTGAACTGGTTGGACGTTGCGAGGAACGACCCGGCTTGCCATGCGCCGCCAGTTGTTTGGAATGTTGCGCCTGCCATGAGGCACCAGCTTACAACCATCCCAAGACCGTTATCTTTGAGCCATGTTCCGGCTTGGTCGCCGGGAATGGTGACACTTTTCACGACATCGGTGTTGGCTTCGCCACCGCTGATTGTGAATTCGCCAACAAACGAACGAGTAGCGGAAAGAGCGTTACGAATTGCAACGCAGTACGTTCCCGCAGGTGCTTTAACACCGAATTGAAGAGTGACCGCTTTAGCTGCTGATGCCCCGTACAGTAAGTCAGCGCCACGCAGACCTTCGATTGACTGCATGATCCACGTTAGATCGCCCGTCGCAACCGCAGCATCAGCCGTGGTAACTGTGTAACGTAAACGATTGGGCGAGCCGCCCGGCGTAGGCGACGCGACTTGCGCCGCTGAGAATGCGCCGCTGCTTTGCGTTCCTACAAAGAATTGATCAACTGGATAATAATTGACGGTCGTTCCGGCACTTGTGCCATTTTCCTGCGACACCATCATGCCGCCATTGACGATGTAGTTCCTCTTGGTGACGCCGATGTTGGCCCGAAACTTGGGCTTGTCGATCACGTCCGCGCCGTTCTGCGATTGCGTGAGCACGTCAACAACGTTGAACGGTGCCAAGCACTGAAGATAGACCGACTGTCCCTTGCTCGTGCCCGCGTTGAGTACAAGGCTCGTGCCATCGGTCGCCGTGTAATCGTCGGGAGCGAGCCAAACGCCATCAACGGCCACCTCTGCAAAACCAGCCGTGTACGCCAACGTGAGGCCGTTCTTGTCCGCGCCCGTGAACGTCGTCTGTCCTTGCGTCGCGGTGTATTGGAAGCGCGAGAAGTTCAGCGAGTTGTTGAGGTTGTCGGACTGCACCCATACGGCCGGTCCCGTCGAGCGCAACCGAAACGTTTTCTGGAGATCGGTGCGGTAGCACGTCATGCCGACCGCAATGTTCGTCACCGGGAATGCCGTACCCGAAAACGAAGTCAGCAACGCGTCAGCATTATTGTTGAGCGCCGACCGTGATGCCGTCAGCGTATCCGTGCCAGCGAGCGGAACAAAAGACTGTGACATTGCGATTTCCTAAGTTGCAGGTGCCTGCAAGGTTACAGCTTGATGTGGAAGGTCACGAGGAGGTGCGGCTGGAGGTTGTTGTGAGCGCCGCCGCTGCCCGCGCTATACGTCGTATCTAGACCGTTGGAACTATTGATACGAACTCCCGTCGCAGCCCCTGTAGTACCTACGCCCGTAGTTCCATCGACGCCCGGAGGGAAGCCCCATGCTTGTGCGCCGCCCGATGTACTATAGCCGCGATAGCCGACAGTGATCGCATGCGAGTGGGTGGGATCGTAAATACCTGCAACATGGTAGTGCGCGGGCATCTCACCTTGCGTCAGCAAATGGTACTGCTCGCCAAACATGTCGCCAAGGGTATTATAGTTACCCTGCGTCATGATCCCGGCTTGGCCGGTGATCGAGTTGTAGTCCATACCAACCAAATGTCGTCCCCGCGTATCGGGCAACGTCACTCTCTTATGCGCGGCCCAATCGACAGCGGCCGAGGCGCCCCTGCCGCCCACGACGGCCGCACCCCTGTTCCACAACCAATTGAAAAGGTTTTGACAGTCTGGGTTTGCACGGGTGTTGGCAGCGGAAGATGCATCACCAATGGTACCGCCATTCAACGGCACGTAACCTGCGATTGTCTCGTTGTACTGCGCGAAGAAGATACCAAGCTGGCCCGTGGACGGCAGTGAATTCGTCGCGCCAATGGCCGCCAGAACTGCCGCGCTATCGGCGGCGGCGAGGACCGACAGGCCCCCCGCCCCCGGCGTCGTGCCTCGGAGGACATCCGCGTCGAGCCCGGACCCGGAACCGTCATTCAGCGAGTGCCAGACCGTGCCACCTTGAGACTTGAGCACGCCTGTCGAGTTATCAATGCTGATCGGATTGTCGACAAACAGTCCGCTGCTATCGTACCTGCTTAGGGCAAACGTTTGGTTCTGATCCTTGCCGAGCGACCAACGCGCGGCGCCGGGGTTGTCATAAAAGTAGACCGCGACCGTGTCCCCACCCGCTGCCGCGACCCCCTGCAACATCAGATAAGATTTAACCGGCGTGCCTTGCTGGAAATACCTCGCGTCCGCGAGTTCTTGCGAAAGATAGCTCTGCCCCGTGTTCTCCACGAGCGACCACACAGACGGGCCGGTGCTCTTGAGCCGATAGGTCTTGTTCTGATCCGAACGATAGCAGGCCATACCCACCACAAGGTTCGTGGTTGGGAAACTCGTGCCTGACATGTTCGAAAGCAGGCACACCAAATTCTCATTGAGCACCGGTAACGATGCAGCAAGAGTGTCGGTTGACTGGATCGGCGTAAAATCTTGTGCCACGTTATTCCCCTCAGTAGCCCAGCGCGTTCCAGCTTACAGTTCCGGTAATTCTGGCGTTGGCCGTATTGATCAATTCCACGTCGAAGCCGGTCACGGTGATGTTGCTGACGCGCGCCTGACCAAACTGCGAAGCGGACACGCCCACAACGGTTACTTCCGGTATCGCCACGAATTTGCGGTTGAACAGGACCGGCGTTACCCCCGCCGTGCTGGTGATCGGCATGCGGCCCTTGTCGTTGACATCGGGCACGTCCACGTAGACCTTGCCGAGTTTGACGCGGATATCCTGCGACAGGTTTTCACGAGTAAGTACGACCTTGATGTTCGCCTTCTGGACGGTGTAATCGCCCGGAATAAAGGGCACGTACTCGGCAAAGCTGATCGGGAGACCGGATGCCATGTTCGCAAGGAAATCGGAGTACGCGAGGGCGCCTTCACGGAGGAGAAGATCGGACGTGACTATTCGACCTTTCATCACCCACGTATCTTGAGCTGAGAAAGCCTCCGGCATTTTTTTGCCAATGGCTTTCCTAAGCACATCCGCCACGGACCATGCTTCCGTGTATGTCCTCTGAAAAGATATAGTCCGCGCGAACGCGTCCACCGTTTGGAACGTTTCCGGCACGCTCTTGGCGTAGGCCACCGAGCGTTGTTCGGCAAAATTGAAGGCATCGTTCAATGACTTGGAGAACGATAGCTTCCATACATCCGCGACTGAGACCGCCTCGGCTATGTTTTTGCCAGTGTCTTTTTTGAGCACGTCGGCCGTGGCAAATGCTTCGGGGACGTTCTTGCCAAACGTCACCTGTTTCACGTCGAGGGTAGTGAGCACTTCGGTGAGTTTCTTTGTCACGATCTTCGTGAGTACGTCCACCGTGGCGAAGGTCTCTGCGAGCGTGCGAAGAAAGGCCACTGTTCGACTATACGCGTCCGTGGTCGCCAGCGTCTCGGCCGTTTTCTTGCCGATCCCCCACCCCGCTTTGGCGTCAACCATGCCAAATGCATCCGACAGCGGCTTGGTAAGCGCTTTCGGGTTAAGGTCGGCGGTGTTGACCGGTTCATCGACGCCCAACGTGTAGACGTTGTTAGCGTTGGCGGTGTCCCACGACAATGCACCCGAGGAAGTCGCAGCCCATGTATCAGGATACGAATTCCACGAGTACGCCGTGCCCGGGGTATAGCCGACAGTGGCGGTGGTCATTGGTTTGCAGGTGCCTGCAACGCGCTAGGACAGCGTGAACGTAAACGTCGCGGCCAACGTGTCGAGCGCGCCCTTGTTGATGACCGAGTAGGTCACGCGATTGAGCAACGTACCCACCGTAACAGCATTGAGTACGCCAGCTTCCGTCAATGCCGCCGTCGCAGTACCCGCCGCGAACGTGTACGTCAGCGTGGCGACCTTCGTTGCATAGCTGTACGAAACGAGACCACGTGCTGACTCCGCGCCCAGCGCCGTATTGCCGATGGCCGCCGCCGTCGCATCCGTGCCCACCGCGATATACGAGGCGACTGCCGGACGGCTGGACTGAACGAACAGCGCATCCGAGATAAGCTGGAAGCCGACAGTGGTGATAAGGTTCTTCTTCTCACGGCGATCCTTGAGCTTGCCGTTCTCATCGAACAGATCGAAGACCCAGTTGCCCGTGACTTTCAGCTTCTCGTTGCGAACGTCGTCGTCGCTGGCACCTTCGAAGTGCTTGGGGACGATCAGCCCCGACGCGTGCTGAAGATAGTCATCGGGAATGGTCATGATCGGGCTCATGCGGAAGGCTCCTGTTCAAGCTGCGAGAGAGTTGTATGATCCAGCGCTTGGTGCGCTGTTGGAAACTTGTGACGCTATCGTACTATCCCAGTCATACATATACAAGGATCGGGAAGAGGTATCCTGTACCACGGCGAACGTACAACGATGTTGACCGTCTCCGGCGATGTCGATACTGAGGTCGTTCCCCGGGTTACCATCGGTCAACAGAACGCGGGGCGTGGTGTGGTCGCGAATGTACAACAACCGCATGAACTTCCCTGCCCCGGTCACTTTCGCGAGCAACAGAACCTTGTCGAGATAAGTTGCCGCAAGCGCATTCGATATCTTGAATTCCACCTCTGTGATATGCGGGGCCGCACTTGTCGATCCGCCCGTCATTCTCAACCGGAAGTAACGGAAGCGGGCCTTGGTAAGCGGCGTGATCGTGATCGTGGTAGTCAACGCGCCGCCGAGCGGGATAGCTGTCTGTATCGCCGTATATGTGGCGTTGTCGTTTGAACCCTCAAACGTCCACGTTCCTTCGATGGCCGTTGTGTCTTGCTTCCAGACGAATTCGTCTATGAAGTTTGACGCCCCTACGCCGAAGTCGAAGACAATGTTGCCGGATGTTTGGCCTGCGGTGAGTACCAAACCGCCAGAGGTCGAGCCGTCAACGAGCAGGGAAGTGGCACCCGTCACCGCGAACGTCGTTGTGACCGTGCAGGTACCTGCACGATTTCCGCTGCCACCGACGCCACCGTACGAGGTCGGAGACTGGTATACCTCGGACGCGGTCCAGACACAGCTAAGCTGCACAGTGAAGGTGTTCGTGACAGTGATGTCGTAGGATGGCTCAGTTCCCGTAACGTAGGTTCCGATAGCCGGGACGCCTTGCCCCGTTACCCATTTGCCTTGTGTCGGAAGCGTACCGGCCGCGTCACCCGTCAGGGTCGTGTCAAATGGCCAAGCCTCGATTACCGATGGTCCGTATCCTGCTTTATTGACGGAGATATACCAATCAACGTGCGCCGCGCCCGTATCCAGAAGCGGTTGCCACGCTACGTCCGCCTGCGGATCGCCCCACGTAAACGTAGCTGCCCCCCACTGCGGGGTAAGCGCGTCGGACGTGAACGTGTAATCAAACCAAATTCTGGCACGAATGGGTGCAGCATATCCAAGGATGATTTGAAAAGTCTGACTACCGGTGATCGCGCCAGCCTGAAGCAACAATTCGGTGTTGCCAAATCCACCGGGTTGGACACCGAAGTTCGCCCCCGGCCATCCGAGCGCGGCGCGATCAGACGTGTACACGAGGTTACGGTTCTGGACTACGGTAAGGCTGACTTCGGAGAACGACGCGCTAATGCTGTAGAGGCCGACCGACGAGAGCGCCTTGATCCAGAAAATACGATCCCCTTCCAAGGGATACATTGCATTGGCCGTGTTGCCCGATACGAGAGCAACGCGCCGACCGACCGCGAACGTCTCGCCTTCTCTGATTTCGTAGCGAATGTCCTGCCCTTCGACCTTGTCCCAATTGAACTGCACACGGTCGTTGTCTTGGACAGCAAAGAAGTTAGAGACGTTGGCCGGAGCCGCAACCGCCGTAACCACCGATGAGGCATTGACGCTGTAGTGGCTGGTATCGTCCAGCGCCTTGATAAAGAACGTATGTTGGAGCGTATCATTGAGCAGAATGAATTCGGTAGTGCCGTTCATTTCGGTCGTAATGATTGCACCGCTATCCCACGACAGACCTTCGCGGATTTCATATCCGACCACGTCCAGATCGTCCACCGCCGTCCAATTCAATTGCGTTCCGTTGACAGTACGGATCGCAACGAAGTCCGACACGTCGGCGGGAGGTGCGTTCTTGCCGAGCGCAGTATAGTTCTTGTATACGAATGGTCCGGATGCGGTCACCGAAGAGATCGGGCGCACTCCGAAGATGTAATCGCCCGGCACTTCATCGACCATGTCGTACGTGGTGTCAGACGTTCCGGCGAGCAATTGGTATGGGCCACCATTGTAAGAGTACACAAGTTGGTAGTACGTCACTCGCCCGTCGCGGAGCGGCGTCCAGCTAATCGTCAGTCGCGTCCTAAGCTGGTTGTTCGCCTTATAGATCGTTTCCTTGCAGGCAATTGTCTCGATGGCGTCCAGCGGCGTGGAGTTGTCGATAAGCTTCTTGGTGGTTTTCGCCTGATATCCCGTCTCGACGCGAGCGTACTTGGTGGGGTCGTATTCGAGTGCCGAGATTTCGAAAGTGTCCGGACCAACTTCCTTGTTGCCGATGATCCGGAACAGACGAGGCGCAATGTCTGTGCCCGTGATGACGAACGGAACACCGTTGTTCGGCACCATAGGGAGATTGGCCGCGAGCGGCACAGTAACGAACGCACCGTCGATGCTGGCCTGAATTTCAACGTCGATCACGACGATGAGCGAACTCATCAGCAGAACGCCGCCGCGAAACACAGAGTAGTTGGCTCCGCTCCGCGTGGCCCCTGCGTACGGAGCCGTGAACGTCAGATGCTCATTGTCGGCAACAGATGCCACCGTGTACTGCGTTGCATCGTTCTCGAACACGAATACGTCGCCAACATGAAGTGGTTTGATCGCATTCAAGAACGAAGTGCGGTCCCCGATGACCGTGACATTTGATCCATTGTTGATGCAGCTAACCCGTCCCCACGTGGGGATGACTACACTCATCGTATACGTCTCAAGTTTGGAGAACGTATACGGGGCGTCCATCGTGATTGAGTTGACCGTGGCAGAGATGACCCGGCCGCCTTGACGCAATCCAGCATAGGCAGGATCGCTCACTGCGATGATTTCACCCGGCCGCGCCTCTGCATGATCCCAGCCTGCCCGGTAGGTCACAACGTCGGTCGCGTACTTCTCGGTGTCGAGTATCCACCGCCCCGTACGGATGGCCTGCCCTCGCGAGGTGCAGCCGAAGGCTTGAACGGACGTGACGATGTAGCCAAACCTCGCCTTGAGTTCGGGGTCCTCGACCACTTCAACGGCTTGATTGTAAAAATCGTCGGGGTCATTCCACGTCACCGCGCAAACGGAATGCCGCGCGTTCAAGGGCACGCCAGTGTAGCTGAAGCTGCCGCCAACCACGTTCGCACGGGTAACAACGCGACTAACCGGCCCGGGCGCATCCTGCGTGGTGGACACTTGCCCTGCCGCCCAGTAGATCATCCCTCGGAATACGCTCACCAGCGAATTCAGGACCGTGTAGGCTTGCTGCGCCGAAGTGATTTGCGTGTTGAACGTGAAGCGAGGTTCGGTGCCGCCCTTCCCATCCGGAACCATCACGTCGCAATACTTCGCGATAATGTACAACGACGAGAAGTCGCACAGATCGTCGTCAATCCACTGCCCTGCCCCATAGCGTTCATGGGTTAGCAGATCGAGAAAACACCAGACTGGATTGTTCGTCCACGAGAGTTTGAACGTGCCGTCCCAAACACCGGTATAGGTGCGCGCGTTCGCGTCGTAGTTGGACGGCACTCGAACGATCCGGCCGAACACATCGTAACCACGGGTAGGCAGTCCACTTCCGGAGAAGTATTGCGTGTCGATAGTGATCCCGTACACCGCCGTGTCGCTGTACATCAGGCGAGAGTCAATGATCTCCGTGTAGCCCGAGAACGTGATCTCGTCTTGCGTGTAAGTCGCGCTTGTCGCATTGCCTGTGAAGTCGGTGGCGTCGGCAGTCAGACGCAGCACTCGAATTTGCCATGGCCCGCCACTCTTCGGGATTTCCATCCGGTATGCTTCTTCATACCCAGACGTGGTTTTGCCGCTGATGGTGATCGTTGCGTTGCTGTTGTGGTACAGCAACTGGCTCTGCGCCGCCCCGAATGCGTTGCCGAGAGTTTCCGTGATCATAACGTCGTACTGCGTCATAGGCAGTTCAAGGACGCTAAGGACCGGATATAGCCATTGTGCCGGGCCAGAATTGCCCCCTGAGAACGTGGCGCCCAATATCCAAGTTGACGTGCCATAGGGGCGGTAGAACAGTTGAAGATTGTACTGGCCGTTTGCAGGCGCCAGCACCGATCCGCGCCACTTGATACCGGTCGTCGCGGCCGGGGTCGGGTTGCTATAGTACGGAACGAACGCACTTTCGAAATAGCCAGTGCGCCAACTGCCGGAACCCGTGCTGGTGTACTGGATCGCAAAGCTTACGCTTGTCTCATAGACGTTGCCCTTGGCGTCCCCGCGCTCGAACTGTCCAAGACGGATTTTGATCCGCACAGCATCGCACGTGTTGTTCTGTAGCGATTGAACAACGGGACCAACCGCTTGTTTAACGACCACGCCAACCTGATACTCTGACTCTACGTCAGTGATGCCCGAGAGCGGGTCCTGTATCGGGTAGCCAAGGCGTTGCTCAAGGACTAGCCCGAGCGCGTTCTGCGTGCCGCTGGGGCCTACGGCGGGAACCTTGTCCAGATAGAACGAACGGAGCCCGTTGACGAGACCGCCAATCGGACCTTCCGACACCACGTCCACAAGACGAGCAACCGTCTTGGACCGCAACGTATTTGCGGCTACGTATGCTGACGGTTCCGGATCAGACCCACCGAACTTGCCCATCTAATCAGTCCCCAATCAATGCCAGTAGAGATCGCGACCCGCTGCAACAAGCTGCGCAGGGGAGATCGAATTGGACGCTGCGTTCATTTTCTCGGTGTAGAGACCGCCGCTGACAACGACCGAACCGGCGATGACCCGGCCGTATACCAAGGGGACGACAACGCCCTCTCTCACGGTGTTTGTTGCACCGTTGAAAAAGAAACTATTGTCATCGGTTGTTCCGGAGTCCGCTGCTTTCGGCGTCGGCGTCAGCATGATCGACACACCCGCGAACAGAACGGCTGCACCGAACAAAGCCGCCGTGCCCCACGTAATGCCGGTGCCAAAAATCGACGTGCCCATGCCCGCTGCGATGCCGCCAGAGAGCGCCGCGCCACCAACAGAGGTGCCGCCGAGTGCGAAACCACCCGCCGCCAAACCACCCGTGAAGGCAATGGCAAGGATCGAGACGCCGATCACCGCCATCATCAGACCCTTGCTCATGCCGGAGCCCGCCAGAACCGGAACGAAATGGATGTCCCCTTCCGGAAACTGAAAGTTCAAGAACGGCTCATCGCAATAGATGCCTCGGTCCGGTTCGCCAACCACGACCTGATATAGCCCGTCCTTCATGGCCCCGCTAAACACGCCGGGAAAGTTCGCCTCAAGCAGCCGCACAGCCGCCGCTGGGCTACTTGCAGCCAGCACGAATTCGGACTGGCCCAAGGCTTGCGCCAAGTGTCCATGAAGAATGACTTTACGCTTGCGTACGGCGAGCGGCTTCATGTTGCAGGTCCCTGCAAGAAACTTTTGTGGCGTAGAGCGTGAGTGGCAAAGCGGCGCCAGTTGTAGACCGGCTCCTCCGTGGACAACATGATCCGCTTGGGCGATCCGGCGAGATGGTGGAGCACCAACCCATTGCCCGTGTAGACGCCGCAATGATTGATCTTGTCGGACCCCGCAAAGCGACACATCAGCGCGTCCCCCGGTCGCATCTCATTGAAGCCAACAGGCACGAAACCTGCCGCTTCGAAGTTCTCTTCAAGAAGATTGGTGTTGGCACCCGTGTGGAGCCACCACTCCGCGTCTCGGGGAAAATTCGGCAGGACGAGACCGTACTTCGCGCGGAGATAATCGCGGCCGAGCGCGTAGCAGTCGTACACACCGTGAATGAACGGCCGCCCTACCTCCGGGGCAATCGGGACAGTGTCCCCGAAAAACACCACGTCCTGAAGGTGGTGGTCAGGGATCACGATGATGCCAAACGGAACGCCCGCATTCTGTTGATAAATCATGTCAGCGCGGCTAGGCCCCGGCTGTCCCTGCGGATGAGAGTGAATGACTGCCTGTAGCGGCCCGCACCTTTCGATGTGGCCGATGTACTCGCCGGGGCTGATGTAGAAGTCCTCGTTCGGCCGCATGTGTCCGTTGATCATCGGCCAGTACTTGTTGTCGATGACGACGCCGCAACTCTCCTGCGGGTATACGTCCTCGGCGTGCTTGACCGCATCTAGCACCACCGACATTGCAACCGGATAAAGACCGTTTCGCTCTTGATAGAATGCGTACATATCAGCCCCCAAACCTTCCCGCGCCCCAGAATGCCCACGTCGGCATCGGGGAGTTGCCGAACCTGGCCCTGCAACACGTTTCGTCTTTCGCGGCGAAATCCTTGTCCGGCGTAGTCAACACACCGAACCGGTCGAAGCTGGCCGCGCCTGTGTAGGGGCACTGCGCTCGGGTGTAGTCGAAGGTGCCATTGCGCTCCACCCAGACACGGTAATCCCGCTGGCAGTAATTCCGCTGGACGTTTCGGCGGGGTAATTTCTGCCCCTCAAGATCGATGGCCGCTTGCAGCGAAAATTCCAGCAACATCGGGTCTTGCGTGACCTTCTGCGCGATCTTGAAGACATCGATTGGAAAGTGCGCGCTGGGGTTCGGGGTAACCCCGTTATCTAGATATTTCGACAACGTGCGCAATCGGGTGACAGTGCAGCCGACTAGGTCGTCGAAGTTCGCGACAAAGCCGGTCAGGGCTCGGCTGATGTTCGCGATCTTGAACGTGGGTGTCGGCAACGACCCTTGGCTGCTAACCTCGAAGCCATCCACAAGGATATCGACCGCCGCGTACTCGATACCGCCGAAAGTGAGGAAGCCTTCTTCGGGATCAATGCTCGTCGTGAAGTAGCGCTTCCCCTGCCCGATGATCGTCATATCGAGCGTAAACAGGCTGACGACTTCGCCAAATGCTGCGCGGTGTACGTCTTGCTCAAGCTCGCTCAAAGGTCGAACTCCTGCCTAAATGTAGAGGTGATCGACCAGTAGCCCACGTCTTGCGGAGTGAACTTCAGATCCCGTGCGGACCAGTTTAGCGGCGCTGCATCGCCGGGGGCGGTCCAGCTAAACGCGCGATACCCCTTCATCGTCCGGATGAACTTGACGATGGTTTCCTTTTCGCGAGTGCTGACGTTCGTCCAACTGGCCGACCACGTATCACGGACGTTGTTCATTCCCTGTGCAGAGCGCTGGGAAAACCCGTCTCCGAACTCGTTCTCGTTGATCGCGAATGACACCGAGTCCGATACCTTCCAATCACAGCCCGGGACGGGTATGGCCTGCGAGTTCATCGCGATCTTGAAATCGATTTCCCCGATGCTGCCCGCCGCCGTACGCCCGCCTGCGTCGAGCACAAAACGGTAATACAGGTAAGCGATGGTGTTGACCGGCGTCAGCGGAATTTTCGTGAACGACTGGGCCAAGAACGTGATGTCGTACGCGTAGTCTACCCAATCCGCGCCGTTCTGTGACGCCTGAAGCACGAACGGGCCTTGGGAAGTGACCGCATCCGCATAGACGGTCATCTCCTCGATGAACTGGGGGACCGCGAACTGGATCGTAAGATTGCCGGTCGTGTGGGCTGCGAACGAGAACGTTCCTGTGCTGTAGTCCCCATCAAAGAGCTTCGTGGGGTCATCAGCGCTGAATGTCGTGGTGACGCTCATAAGCGCGCCGCTGACGACACGCTCACCTCTCCCGCCGACATTATTGTAATCGGCAAGAAAAGACTGCGTTGGAAAGTTGAGCATGACCATGTTGGTTGTCCCGTGCAGGTGCCTGCAATTACGCCGTACGCATCAATGGGCCGCCCGGACGCTGGTATTTCCGGATGACCTTTCCGACCGATAGTTCGGTCTCGCGCTCGATGTCGCGCTTCATCGCGATCATCTGCTCGCGCTGCTGCCGATTGCTGGTGCTCTGCGGCTGGGCCGTACCATCGCCGCCCATGTTGAGATTGTACGTCGGGTTGAACACCATGCCGACGCCGCCACCTCCCCCGCCGCCGTTACCTCCGGTCGGGACCATGGCCACGCCAAGTTTACCATCGGTACCGCGCTTCAGAGGCATGATCGCTTCCGGCCGGTTGCCCTCGGCCATCGAGCCGACACCGCCGTTTGCCATCTGGAAAAATGTTTGCTGCCCGATCACGCCCCCATTGGCGAACGGAACGACGTTGCCGCCCATGAATACATTGCCATTGGCGCTGGGAACGACGTTGCCTACCCCGCCGAACACAGAGGAGATCGAACGCAGGATCAGCGCCTTGAGGATCGTATTGGCGATATCCTTCGCAATGTTCGCCAAGGCGACGTGCCAATCCTTTTGCTGCCCCGTGATGAGATCGGTAAGGTTCGACGCCGCCGAATTGGCGAACGTCTCAAATGCCGCGCCCGCGATTTGGAAATCTGTCTGCGCAGTATGTGCAACCTTGGCGATACCGTACTGCAAGCCCTGCACAGCGGTACCGTTGCGCTCGTACAGTTCCTTGAATTTGTCGAGGCTCTGCTGCTCCTGCTGATACGCCTTATTAGCCTTGTCGGCCGCAAGCTGTACGCCCGTCCCCGCCAATTCATTGCGCTTTTCAAGAAGGGCGATATTCGCCTTCAGCAATTGCGCTTCTTTCTGCATTGCCGCGAGCGCGGCCGACTGCCCGGCCGGATCGACGGTCGCAACTGCGCTAGCGCTGCCCTTCTCGCTTTGCTTCGCTTGCTGTGTCTGCTCGATCTCCTCTTTCTTCGCGGCAATCTTGCGCTGAATAGCGGCGAGCGCACGACCGGTGGCCTCAAAGTCACTCTGGGCGGCGGATGCGCTACCGTTCTCGTTAAGTTGCAGAACGCGTTGAAGACTGGCGGCCTGCTTAGCGGTATTGGCCGCTTGCTGCTCAAGGTCTTTTAGTTCCTTGGTCTTGATAACGAATGCGCCGTCGTCACCAACTACGTTTGCAGGTGCCTGCACGGAGAGGTCGGAAGACGCCGCCCCGAGACCGGCGCGAGACGCCTTCAGCCCATCCATCGTCGCCTGAAGATCGCGTAGTGCCTTCTTGGCAGTCTCGATCTGCTGAAGGTTCTTCTCGTACGTTTCGTTGGTGATACCCTGCCCGGCCGTATCGCTGATGTTCTTGGGCGTATAAGCGCCAGTAGCACTGAGGAACGCCGCGATCTCGGACGCCACAGTCGATTTGCCCGAAGTGGTCGAAGCAGCATCCTGTTTCAGCTTGGCGATAAGGTCCGCCTGCTGGTTGTTCTTGATCGTGCGAATGTTGATGAGGGCCTGCGCGGTGCCCCGATCCGCAGCCTCCTTGATCGCCGCTTCCGTCTTTTCCCATTCCGCCTTGATAGCCGCGTCCCAGTGCGTCGGATCACCGAAGCGCGTCATGTACTGGGCCATCAGGTTGCTAAGCTGCTGGTTCGCGTCCTCTTGGCGTTTGCGCACACCGATCAGATCGATGGCCGCCTTGGTCGTGGGGTCGTTTCCGCTGGCCGATAGCAGGTTGTTCAAGAAATCGACTTGGTTCTGCCGGAACAGATCGCGGATGCTCTGGACGAACGTCTGGTTCTCGCGCTGTTTCGCCATACGATCGATGAGGTTCTTGTCCCGCTCGGCCTGTACTTGGCCGATGGAATTCACGATCATCTCGGCTTGGAATTCTCCGTACTTCCGGATGCGCTCAAGGATTTGCGGGTCACTGGACCCGCTCTGTTGCGTAAGGTAGTCGAGCGCTTTCTGAAGCGACTGCAACGCGTCGTCTTTCGTTCCGCCGCCCTGAATGATGGAAATCCAGTTCTGCGTCTTCTGCATCTCGTTGCCGACGCGGGCGGTGTAGTCCTGTCCGCTCAGTATCTTGGCGAAATCGGTGAAGTCCGCGAGCCGCTTGCCGAAGTCAGTCTTGATAACCTCCTCATGGCGCGTGGCCTCATCGAGCAGTTGTTTGGCTTTCGCCAACTGCGCGTTTTGGTTGTTCGTCATCTCGACTTCGATAGGATCGCCCTTGATGATCGCCTGCGCCGACCGAAGCTGCAACTGAGCCGCGCGAATATCCTTCTCGTACTGCTTGATAAGCGTCTGCGAGAAATAGGTGAACGTGCCCGGCTTGTTCGGGTCGTCGAACTCTTTCTGCCTATCGGCCGCGATCTTGTCGCTAGCGAAGCCGGGCAAGTTCTGAATGTCGATCAACGCCTTCTGCTTGGCGTTGATAGCGGGCTTGACCGTCTCAATCTGCTTTGTCAGGTCGTTGATCTGAAACTTGGCATCTTCGACCGCCTTCTTGGCGCGTTCGATCTGCGGCGTTTCAACGATATCGACGTTGCCCTCTGGGCCGATGTTGATCTGCGGCGCGTTGTCCGGATTGTTGCGCAGGTCAACGAGCGACTTTTGCGCCGCCTCAAGCTGGTTCTTTTGCCCCTGCAAGAGCGACTGCAAGTCGTCATAGATACCGCTGTCAGACTTGATCAAATCCTTGATCTGGCCGAACTTCTCAGTCGGGCGAGCGCCGCTGATCATCGTGCTCTGGATTTGCTGCTTACCCTTGTTGACGAGATCGAGATCGCCAACCAACTTGTCCGGTGCGTTGAAGTTCTTGACGTAGTCGTAGATGACAGGAACGACTTGGGCCGCGATGAGTGCAATGGTGGCAACCGTGAAGATGGTGCCGACGATACCAACCGCAGCGCCTGCCATGCTGCCCGCGCCAGCCGCCGCGCCAGTGAATGCGTTAACGCGACTGGTATCAACCTGACTTGGTGGTATGAAACGATTGGTCGTGGGGTTGAAAAAGTCCGGGCGACCACTGGGGCGAAAAGTCCGGGTAAGGATGTCGCCGGAACTCCTCTGGACAAACTGATCCACTTGGCGCAATTCGCCAGCCAGCGTCCTGACGTTCGTAATGGCCGCCCGCACACCGAACAAGTCACCGCGCTGGGCAAGCGTCGTGGTGGACGCCAGCATGAACCCAACGGCCTTGCCCGCCGCGAGCAAACCCGCCGCGAGCAACGGCAGATCGACGATCAACGCGCGCTGGCTCTCCGTCAGGCTCCGGAAGCCGATAGCTGCATCCACGATCTTGTTCGAAATGCCCGCGAGGCCCGGGGCAAGCTGGTTGCCCAACTCGATGCCGAACTCGGTGACGCCATTCTTTGCGCGAGCGAATGATCCCGCCAGCGTCGTGATCTGCATCATGGCCGTACGGGACGCGGCGTTCGTGTTGGAGATCGCAACTTGGACGAGTTCGAACCCGTTCTTGATGCTCTCTTGCGATACGTTCGCCTGACGGGCCACGTTGGCGACTTGATCGGCGTATTGCTTGTCCTGTTCGATACGGCGCTGGAACGTGCCCTCATCCAAGGATTGCAGGATAGTCTGCGCGCCCGCAAGGTTGCGGTCATGGAATAGCGTGCTGAGCGAGCCGGTGGACAGATGCAGATTGTTGATATCCTTCAGGATATCGAACGCGTTCCGCATCGAGCCATCGGCCTTTTGCGTGGCGATGCCAAGCTCGGCCATCATCACCGCAGCTTCCCGCGCCGGGTCCGCCAGCTTCACGAGAATTTCCCGCAGCATGGAGCCGGACGGCTGGCCGCGATTACCCGAGTTGAACAGCACCGACAGCGCCGTGACACTCTCCTCAAGGGAGATGTTCATCGACTGCGCGACCGGAGAAACCTGCCGCATCGAATACGACAGCTTGTCCATAGACGCTTGGGTGAAGTTCATGGACGCGCTGAACAGGTTCGCAACGCGCGTGCTATCGCCAGCCTGCAAGTTGAACGATGACAAGGTGCTGGCGACAATGTCCGAGGTCGAGGACAGGTCCGAAAGGGACGCCTGCGCAAGCATCATCACGCCGTTGAGCGCGGTCAACGATTGGGTGGTGCTGAAGCCCGCCGATGCGAGGAAGTACAGCGCGGACGCGTTCTCGGTTGCGGAAAACTTGGACGCCAGCGAGAAGTCGCGGACGGCCTTGGACATCTTGGTAAGCTGGTCGGCGGTACCCTGCGCAACCGAGTTCGTCAGCGTCAGGGTTTGTTCAAGCTGCGCGAACGCTTGCGTCGCAGCGGACATCGAGTACATCGATGCCGAGATTGCCGCGAAGTGTGTCGCCATCTGCGCGACGGAAAGAGCCGCCTGTGTGGCGGTGTCGGAGATGGACTTGAACTGCGAGGATACCGCGTAGCCGCCCTCTGCTGCCATAGTGTGCCCCTCAACCGCTAGATCGCGGCTTCTTTCCTAGAACGCTGACCCCTTCGCCTGACTCCTTACCGCGCTCATCTTCGGCTTTGTCGCAAGCCGACATGGTCGTATCGATAGCGGTCATAACGAACGGGAACAACGCAGGTTGATTGGCCACACCCCCCGCATGGGGCAGGAAACCATTCTTGTAGGAATTATACGCGGTGATTATCTGATTAAACCAATCAAGGTTTTCGAAGATAGGACGCCGGGGACACCTACCCCGGGGGAGGCCATCGATATCCGTCCAGTACAGGTACGGCTCTCCCCCGAGAATAAATTCGGTCTCGCATCCCCTCTCCGCTTGCTTGCCCTTCTTGATACAGTCGGCACAATCAAGGTTCTTGAAGAGACGAACCGATACCACGGCGTCGGCTATTTTTTTCGGAGACCATCCGATCCGGTGTTCTTGGAGATGATCTCGTCCGCGAGTTCACCGATGATCAGGTCAGGGATTTGCGCCATCGTCGCGTCGGACACGACTTGGTATTCCGATCCCGCGAGGATGCGGCGCACGAATTCGCACTTGATATCCGCGCCCTTGGCATCCTTGAAATTGGTGAAGCCCTTGAGGCCGAAACGGACGATCTCGATGTTCCGGAGCGAATTCCGGTTCACCAGAACCATTCCGCCTTCACCGTTGACCCACGTCTGGGCGTTGTCCTGAATGGCGGATCGCGCGATAACGTCAACCGCGCCGAGAACCCAGCCGGTCTTTTCGGCTTCGGTTTCGCCGTGATCGAACTTGGAGTAGTGCGTCCAGTTTTCGACGAGAGTGATACCTGTCAGCATTCTGATGCCCTTTCGGCTTCTTGATGCGAGAGAGAGAGTAGGTTGCAGGTTCCTGCAATTTTTATTTGTCGGCGTAGTGCTTGATTACTTCGGTCCCCGGGTTAGCGGCGGCCTTCAGGTCTGCGGCACTTCGCGAAAGCTTGGTGTCGAAGATGATGGTCAATTCTCGTCCTTCTTCATCGAAAAGTCCAGTCTTCTTGATGACGAGATAGACGGGTATCCGGTCGTATGCCATCGGCTCACCCCAGTTGAAAAGGCCCCAGTTTCCCGGGGCCTTTCTGAAGTTACGCGACGGGCTTGAAGTAGCTCGCGTTGGCCGAGACAGATGCGCTGTTGAGCGGGTTGCTATAGTCGGCAGTCGTGTCTCCACGCCAACCGACATAGCCATTGCACGCAACAGCGATCATATGACCTTCGGGCGCCTCGGGAGCGAGAAGATCGATGACTGCGTTCGCGTTGGCAAGAGCAGCGGCCTTGTCGCGGGCATGGATCGGCTGCTGAGAAACAACCTTGTCGAACTCGGCGGCAACCACCGCCTTGGCTTCGTCCTTGGACGCGGCCTTGACGTTGAACGAATAGCTCATTGTTAATCTCCATGTTGAGCAGATTACTGCTTACATTAATAGCAAAACGGCCACCCCTCCCCCGAGAAGTGGCCGCTCGCCAGTCACGTAGTGCAGCGGCGAAACCAAACTACGCGAAGACAATCCTCAACTCGTCGTCGCCCGCGTCCTTGTCCTGAACGAAGTGGATGGACATGTCGTAGACGCGCTGGGTGTTGCGGGTCGAGTACGCGACGTTCGTCAACTGGATCGTGTTCGAGACGAAGTACACGATGTTGCCCGTCACGGTGCCGACGCGAGCGTAGAACCGAAGCAGCGTGGCCACCGCCAAGTTCCGCCAGTAGGGCTCGACGCTCTCGAACTCCATTTCGGGGTTGAAGCCGCCCTTCGGATCGCGGCCACCGTACAGCACGCCATTGTAGCCGTCCGGATGCGAGACGGACTCACGCGGGTTGACCGTGATGCCCATGTCGATATTGAACGACTGCGCAGCGATGTTCTCCGCGCCGCCGACCGCAAGACCGGCAAGCTCAACCTGCACCGGAGCGCTGGGCTCGAACACAGAGGTGAGCGGCAACGGCTGGTCGTCAGGGTCGTTGTACTGGCCCGTGAACGTGAACTGGGCCATACCGAACGCGCCTGCCGTCGCGGTGAACTGCACGGTACCGATGCAGCCGGTCAGACGATGCAGCGTGCCGTCGTAGTACATGTACATCGTCATGGACTCAAAATTGGCCGACACCGGCGTGTAGTGGTAGCCCGGCCGCAGACAATCCACAGTCCAGCTATCCCCGAGGACCAAGCTGCCGGTCCAAGTCATGTTGACCTGACCGCCGCTGACGCCCAAGTTGATGTTCGTGGTAGCCGTGGTGACGACCGTCACGCCGCCAACAATGGTTGCGGTGACAACAGCGGTTGCGGCTGCAACAGTGAACCGGGTGTCGGCGTTGGCCGTCATGACCGCAGTGATCGCCGCCGCCAGCGCGGTTGCCTCGGTGGCCGCAACGGCAGAGGCGATGGTGTACTTGATACGGATGCCGTAAATGCACACCACGACCACGTCACCGATCTTGGGCGTAGCAACGGTGAACGTTGGCGCGAGCGGAGCAGTCTTGTCCACGGCAATGGTCGTGGTCTTACCCGGCCCCATGACCGTTGCCGATACTTCGTCGGACGGCAGGATCGAAGTTTCGTTGTACTCGGCCGGATTGCCAGTGACCATGACCTTGGCCGTGGCGGAAGCGCCCCCGAGAACAACCTTCACCTTGTAGCGCGTGAAGCCGGTGGTTGCCGCCGCCGCCTTCGTCCACGTGACGGCCGGGCCAGTGTTCGCGCTGCTCGCAACGGGGTTCTGGATGACCGCCGCAGCGGTTGCGCCGATGAGGGTCTGTGCGAAGCCGCACGCCCGCAACAGAGCGCCCAATTTCGGGGAGCCCGCGCCGCCAGCGCCCTTGATCTCGCTGCTGAACGTGAGGCTGGCCAGTTTACGGCCAACCGCGCTCGGAAGCTTCGACATGGATGGCCGATAGAAGTCCCGGGTCAGGACGTTCGGATTGATCTTCACGTCGGCGTTGGAGACGAGGAAGGCGTCCGTCGCGGGGACCGGGAGTGAGTCCACGTTATACGTGGTCTCGATCTTGGCGAGCATCAACGCCCGCTGAGCGAGAATGGGGCCGGTGGGCATAGAGGGTAACTCCTGTTCGAGCTTTTCGAGAGAGGACGTTTGTTTTGTTGTAGTTCGGCCGGGACCTCTACGGGTCTCCTAACCTTAGACGCGAACGCGGATACCGGTCACGGGGTTGATGATATAGGCGCCGCCCTGCCCGTAATTCGGGTCGGCAATCGTCACGGGCTCACCATCGGTGTAAACCACAGCGGGCTCCGGAGTTGCAGGTTCCTGCACGGGGCTAACGACCGGCGGAACAATCTTGGTTTCTTCTTCAGCCATAGTTCGATGTCTCCGATGGTAGGTGGTATGGGTCGCCCTGTACTATTCGGTAGAGCACTTGGAATGTCAGCAAACCCCCGGGGCTCGGGTCGGTGTCGCTTTCGATTTGCGGCTGATTATTGGTCTCGACAACGTTTATCGAGAGACCGCCAAGTTGACGATTAACTAGAGTACCGAACAGCACTTGCTGTAACCTGCCAAGATAGTAACGGAACACCGTATACGGATCAAGGTCCATGAACGGCGTGAAGGCCCATTCGATGTAGAGCGTAAGCACCTTGTGCTCCATCGGCCAGAGCGAATTGTCTTCGGTCTGCTCGGGGCCTTGCTCTATCGAGTACTTGGGGAACGACAACGCGTCCGCGCCGACGATGCTTCCCTGCCCCCGCCCGTTCCAGAACTGTGCGGTCGCGCCCTGCCCGTTGATGTTGTCGATGTCCACCATTGCATCGAGCTTGGTGCGAATGGCTTGGACGATACGATCCTGAACCGTTTGTGGCATCGCCATCAGTATTTCGGCACAAGCCGCTCCCCGTGTAGTTCGGCAGATGGGACAACCGACGGCACTTTCCGCATCTTGAGTTGCGGATCAATGCTATCGAGCGCTGCCTGAAATTGTTGATTGTAGACTTGAACGACGGCGTCCTGAACGAACAGAACGAACAACTCCATTAGCTCCGGCAGGCGGCGGTCGTAGGCATTCCGGATAATACGCTGTTCTTTGAGCTTCACCGCATCCACTAACAGGTAGAGCAGCTTGAGCTTGCCGTCCGTCTTGGACTTATAGGCGATGTAGACGTTGTTGTTCTTCTTGGACTTGTAGACGAAGCTGCCGAGAGACTTCCACGACAACGGCCCTTTGCGCTTGGGCTGACCGTCCGGAAAGCAACCGTCCAAGATCGGGATGGCCAGCTTCTTCGCCTTCTTGGGGAAGATCGCCGGGGGATTGGAGCCGTACTCGTTTACGGCGATCTCTTGGCTAACGAGGAAGTACCCACGCAGACTATCGAGCGAATTACCTGTCGTGCGCGATGACGCCGGGAGCATGGTGGCGCTGCGGCCCGTCTTACGCGGCCAGTCTTGCGCAACGCCGATGGCGATCTCTTTAAGCCACTGCTTGAAATAGGCAACCATATCGGGCGTAACGAGTGCTTCAATCTCCCGGCCAAACTTGAGTGCCCGCAAACGCGATAGCGCTAGCGGGTCAACCCTCGCATTGACTATCCGGAGATTAGCCATTTATGACGTTCCAATCAACGCGGCGCGGAAGGGCACTAGCATCCCCTGTACTTCTGATAGAAGCCCTGTAGCTGCCGAAACAGTGAACTTAGACAGGCTTTGGCGGGCCTTCTCTTGCTGTTCCTCGCCCATCTGCACGGAGCGAATGCGGCGCAACAGGAATGCTGCCTGCATGCCAGTCGCCCGCGCAATGGTTGCAGGTACCTGCACGATGGGCGGCGAGGAGTTGTCGGGATCGTATCCCGCCGTCGCCACGATCTTTAGACCTCGCTTATGATATTCCATCCACGGGTTGAGGATGGTCACCATGCCGGTCTCATAGTCGATGGAATAGTCGGTATCGAGCACCAACGGCGTGAGGTTGGATGAGACGAGGTGCGCGCCGGTCGCGTCATAGGTGATCACAACTGATCCCGTGACGACGGGCCACTCCGGCAGACGGGTGGTGAATACCCCTGCCCGTGTCATGACGTAGCTCGTCACAACCCGCTTGTCGAACTTGCGCCGGCAGAAGTTGCGCACAAGATCAGAGGCAATCCCGATCTGTTCCGCGAGCGGCGCATCAAGCCCGGTAAAGCCCGAACTAATTGGCGTCATACCGCGAGCGGTGGCGGGGCTGCACAAAACGCTATCGACCATTTGCCATCTCCATGCACGAAGGGCCGCGACGTATTACGGTCGCAGCCCTTCGATAGCGTCTAGTTGTCGAGGGTCAGCGACGGAGCGGCAACACGGGCAGACGGCGAACCGGCCGCGCTTGCTGCGCCTTGGAAGCATCAGTCGTCGGGGCGACTTGATTGCGCTGAACATGGAAAAGAGGCTTCCCGAAAACCTCGCCGTCCGCGTCGGTCGTCTCGTCGTGGAGTTCTTCCAGCGCGGCGGCGACATCTTCAGAGACCGGCTTGGGAATGCCAATCTCGAAAGGCGTCTCTTTGAAGTAGTAAATCCGACCCCGCACCAACGTTGCAGTGGTAACAAGTTCACCCTGCGGCGCTGGTGCGGTGGCGGCTGTTGCTGCGGTGGTCTGCCCAACCGGTCGTGCTTTCAACATTAGAGCAATCCTCAGTTCACAATTAGGGGCGTGTATTGATTACGAACAGATGGGCAGCTTGGCCGTCTTAGCCGATGTTGATGGCCTTGACGGTCATGTCTTCTTCTTCGAACTGGACGGCGAGGCGCATCGTGACCACGATGATGAACGCACGCTCGCGGATGTCCTTGTCGAACTCCATGCGGAGTTGACGCTGAACGCCGATGATCAGGTTGTTCGGGATCATCAGCACCGCGTTCGAGGACGGCATCAGAGCCGCCGACGACAACGGCACGCCGAGGACGCTGATCGGGAAATTGCCCTGCAACGTCGCGTCGCCAAGCTGCGTCTGCCGCTGAGCGATCGTCATGCGGTAGTCGATTTCCTTCGGCTTCGACGTGTAGAAGCGGTAGCGGTTGAGCAGCTTGTAGTACTTGGTCGGCAGCGCCTTGATCATGTTGCCGAACAGGGTCGGACCCATCGGGTCACCGGCCTGATTGACGATGTTCGAGACGGACTGCTTGATGACGCCGTTCTGGAGCGCCAGATAGCTGTCGCCCGAGGACGTGTCACCGAGAATGACCAGTTCCTCCAGATCGAGGGCGATGCGCTGCGCCATCATGTCAAGGATGGTCTGCTGGAACACCGAACTGTCCAGATCGCCGCCCTCGATGGAGTCTTCGATGGCTTCGTACGGAAGGTCGATCTCCGCGATGATCTCCGAAGTCTGGAGGGTCACGCGTTCCGTCGTCGGCTTGTAGCGCTGCGCACGGGTCAGTGCGCGGGTGCCGGTCTCGCCCATTTCCGGGGTGGAAATGGTGCCCTGCGTCGCCGCCCGCAGAATGCGGGAGCCGAAGCCGATCTTGTTGATCTCCATCTTCGGGCGAGCCATCGGGACGACGCGGGCGTCCTTCAGGATCGTGGGCTCGTCCATCATCTTGCGGAAGAACTTGTTGGACTGCTGGGTGGTCAGATAACCACCCGTGCTCACGAGGTCGGACAGAGCCAAGTCTGCCCGGGAGATAAGTTCCTGTTCGTTCATGGTAACTCCGTCCGTTGCCGGTGCTTTTCGAGAGAGATGGGATTTTTTGTTTTTTACGCTTTTACTGGGCAGTCTTGTAGGTGGTGGGGATTAAATCCCCATCACCCCTTTGAGCACGTTCCGACCGCGCTCAGAACGCTCCTCGGCCGCCTTCACGGCAACCTGATCCGGGGCATTCTCGGCGCCGGTGTCGGTGCTGCCCTTCTTGGTGATCTGGGTGGATGCGATCTTGTTGAGTTCGTTGACCGCCTTCGTGGCCTTCTCAGAGGCAGCGGTCGCCGTCTCGTTGGCAACCTTCACGCTCGCGGTGAGCGTATTCAAGGTCTCCAAGATCGGAGCGTTGGCCTTGGTGATCGCCGCACCGAGCGCGGAAGCGAGGGCTTCAGCATCGATGGTCGCAGCCGGGGCCGGAGGCGCAACAACCGGAGCCGGAGGAGTTGCAGGTTCCTGCACGACCGGATCGGTCTTGGCGGCGACGGGCGGCACAACCGCCGCAACCGGCGCAACAACCGGGGTTTCCGGCACGACGGGGGCTTCCGTCTTGGTCGTGATCGTCGTCAATGCGGTAACTCCTGCTTTGTGGGCCTCGATGAACTTCTTGACGTTCTCGTGCTTCTCCACGGCTTCCGAGCCGAGCGCTGCCGAGAACATGGTGTCGATGGCGACGATGATGCCGCCCATCTCGGTGCAGATCGAGGCAATCTTGGTGGCCTTGTCGCCATCCTCGTTGCCGAGCACGTTGCTCAGTGCGGTGACGCTGGCGCTGATGACTTCCTGCACGCCGGGCGGAATGCCATCGACCATGCCCGCCTCGATGACATCGGAGACGTTCTCGGCCTTGGAGGAATACGCGGCCCACCAGTCGAACTTGAGGACGGTGTCGGCGCCCTTGGCGACCTTCTCGACCACTTCGCGCTTGCCGACGTAGCCGGTGACACCCGGCTCCATGACGACGGAACGAACGCCCGCGAACTCGGTCTCGGCGGTATCCGCGCCCTTGGCGACGAATTCCTCGTCCTTCTTCTCGATCACGAAGCCGTCGTAGCCGTTGCCGGTGAGATAGGTGTTCACCGCTGCCTCGTCCTTGAAGACGCTGGCATCGAAGACGATCTTCTGAACCGCAACAGCGGTCTTCTTGGTGGTGGCCTTCTGGGCAGTTCCGGCAATCGGCTTGATCGGCATAGTCGAGTCCCCTTCGGGTTTCTGGGCGTGTTTGAGGGTGGTGAACGGCTCTTGGATTGCCCCGTGATTGACCACCGACACGAATGTCGGATGCGGATTGGTCAGAACCTTGACCTTACGGGTAACGGTTGTGGCGATCTGTTTCACGGGAGGCGATACCTATGAGCGTGCTTCTCGGCCATATCCGTAGCGGTGCCGAAGGTGATCTTATGGACGTGACCGTCCTCACCCGCTGACGTTTCGCCACCATTGATTTTGCCGTCAGCATCTATTTGTATGAAAAAAACGTGATCGTGTCCATCCGTCTTTTCCGTGTGCCCGAACACATGAGGATAGAACGTCAACTCAACGTCGGCATCAACCTTCGTGATGTAGGTCTCGACGGAGTATCCGTTGTACTTGCCGCTCTCGATATCGCCCCAGAGCTTGGCGTCGTCAACCTTGATCGACATGACCCACGCGCCTTCCGGATAATCCGGATCGCCTGCCCTAGCGATAAAGCTTTCAACCGCAGTGGCCTGCACCACGCGGTTGCCGTGCATCAAATCGATCTGGTTGTTCTTGAGGCCGAGCATGAAGCGATGAGCCATAAGCTCAACGTCCGCCGCCAGCATCATTTCGTCGTGGGTATCGAGCACATTGGGGACGTACACGATGCCGGTGGCAATGTGCTTCTTGGCGTCAACCTTCTTCAGGGCAACTTGAAAGCTGCTCTGATCCGAGGCCGTCGCTATGAGTTCGTCCGGTGTCATCGTGCAGGTGCCTGCAATTCTTGCGTAATGTGGTGCTTCAGTTCGGACGAAATCATCCGCATTTCCTTTCTTACCATATTCTGCAAGAAGTAGTTACCCACAATCGGCGTCGCTGTTTCTTCGCCCTTCTTGCTGATCGAAGTGTTCTTCGACTTGCTCTTGGCGGGGACGCGGGGCGGCTTCTTGCCTGCGGGGGCAGGCTTGCCGCTGCCGGGTTCGACCGGGTCGGGCTGAAGGTCTTGCAGCGCCGATGCCATGTTGAGGGACCGTTCGTCCGCCATGTCGGCCTTCTCGGCTTCTGCCTCGATATCGACGATGAACTCAGTGAGACCCCTGACCTCGCGGCCAGCGACGACATATTGCATGACCGCCGCGAACGGGAAGTCGCCCCACTCCTCGGTCACCGGCTTGATATCGATGTCCAAAATCTTGTTGGCGATCTTGATCACCGCGTTGGGCGTCAGCGCACCGGTCGCGTCGAGCGTCGTCAGCATCACTGCGAGACTATCCGGATCGGCCAGAGGAACGCCAAGAGACTTGAACCGCCAGTATCGCGGACGGTAGGTCCGGAGTATCTGGTTGTTCATCACATCGTCGAACGCTTGACGCTCCGGCCCGAAAATCTGCTGTTCTGCCGTCACCATCGAGGCAAAGGCGCTAGCTCGGGTGTAGTCTTCCGCCCTGCCCGCATAGATCGGAGGCAGGCGGAACGATGAGCGGATTTTCTGCTGATTGGCTGCGTCGTAGTCCTTGAACAGGCCGTCCTGCTGGCGCTCCGAGATCATCGGCTTCATATCGATCTTGGGCGCGGAAATCGAGTGGTCCGTCGAGCCCGCCGTATCGTCTCCCGATGCTTCAAGCACCAGAATACGGTTCATGGCCGTACGGCCCTTGAGCGCGGTGATGTAGCTCTCGATGGTCTGGAAGCTCTCTTGAGTAAGAGCACCACCGGAGATCAGAACGGCCATTGCCGGGATCGCGTTCTCACGGAAGAAGTTGAGATTGACCATTTCGGACTCACGCGAGCCGAGGATTGAGGGCAACTGACCAATCCAGCGCGGCAGGCCGTAAACCTGTCCCGGCGTGTACAGCGATAGCATGAGAATTTCAGTTGCCTGATCCTCGAATGCGATGGTGTTGTCTTCCTCGCCTGTCTTGGGGTTGATGCGGCGGGGATCACCGAATTCCTTGAAGTAAACCCGGCTCCACGCTTGGTTGGCGTACACATACTGCACGTAGCGGCAGAAGTAACGCAGCGCCGTTTTCTTGATCATTTGCGACGGGTCAGCGGGGTTTGGTACCTCAAGCGTGACTTCGGTCGGTATGGTATCACGCAACGTCCGGCGCATGGTTGTGCCCGGAACGTGATCCATCATGACGATGCGACCGGCTAGGTCGCGGCTCATCTCAAAGAAACCTTGCCCCATGGTTTCCTTGTCCCAGCGGTAGCGCTCCCGCACTTCCTTCAGGGACCATTCCGGGCTGCACAGCGAGACAAAGTTCTCAAGCTGCACCTTTTCGGCCTGAACGTCGGGGGTGCTTTCCTGCCCTTCCGGTCCGACGTACTCGAACATGTGGCCGTAGCTCTCGATGTTCACCACGTAGGCTTCGATGCACTGCCGTAGCGTATTCGAGTTCTGGACGAGACGGGCAAGCGTCTCAAAAGGGTAGCTGGGCGTAACGCCGTACATCGTATTGCCGGTGATCCCGGCCGCGTTCGTGGAGTACGGCATAGCGTCCGGGGCCGCGTTGCTGTGCAGCGCGGGAGCGGATGACGCTTTGGTGAGGATGTCCGAGAACGCCGCCGTATGGCCTTCGGCTTGCGAGGTATTGAGCCGAATGTTGCGAACGCCGCGCTGGGTGCGGGGCACGGCCTTGGTGACCGGCTTCATGGCCGGACGCTGAATTGTTTTAATCGGCATATTTGCCCCACTGAGAGAGTGAGGCAATAGTACGATCAGCGAGTCAGGAAAGCAACGTCAGCGACTGTCGCGACGATTATGGCGCTGCTGAACACGATTGGCCCAACGACAATTATCGGGCTCATAATTCCCGTCAACGTCTGGGTAGCGATCAAGAGTAGTTCCGGCTGGTCGTTCCCCCATGTCGGTCAGAAAGTCATTAAATGAGTTTAGCCACCGCTCGCAAACACGTATGCCGCGCGCACCATAATACTTATAGTTATCTGCGTCGGGATTGGTGCATCGCTTTTTCATACTCTGCCATGACAGATACGTTCGTGACGGAGATCGTTGCTTGTTGTGGCCATGGGTAACTTCTCGCGCCAAACAACCACACGACTTTATGTTCCCGGTCTTTAGATGCGCCGCGCGCACGTCGATCAGTTTGCGACAAGCGCACCGACACATAAGTCTTGTATGGGTACCCGCATCTGGAATGACATGCAGTACCGTCAAGCGCCCGAACATCGAACCGGGTGAGTAAGTCGCACGCGGCCTCGCCATGGCGTCACTTCCGGTTACGCAGCGGGTTGGAGCCCATACGAAAAGCCCATAACGGGCAGACAACGTCCGAACACATGCGAGCACCTTTGGCGCCGCCCGCACAAAGAACGCAGAATGCGCGAATGCCCGTGGCCTTGCTGCGGATGCGGTTGCGGTAGGACTGCTCCATGTTGTCGCCTTTGTTCTGGGCGTTCCGCAACATGAGCACAAGATCGTCGGTTGGTACCGATGTGGGGTCCGCGCCAGCGTGAGCAAGATAGCTGCACACTCGCAAGCCCGGCTTGTCGATCCCAGTAAGCACCGCGTCCGGACTTGGGATGTAGACCTTGGGCGTTTCAGTTGCAGGTGCCTGCAATTCGCCGCGCTTCTTAATCGGCATCGCTCGCTCCTTCTTCCGCCGCGTCCTCTTCCACAAGCGCGTCGTCGGCATCGAGTTCGAACTCGACACTCTCTACCGGTGCGAGCACCTTGCCAAAGAACGGGTTCGCGCCGAGGCGGAACGGCCACAAGGGGCAAGCAATAGCCTCACATGCGCGGACCTCAGAAGTCTGGCCACCCATACAGTAGATGCAGAAGGCCCGAATGGCCGTTCCTTGGTTCTTAATACGCTTACGCGCTGTCTTGGTGACGTGATCACTAACCGCACTGTCATGGATCAGTTCCTTCAGGGCTTTGACCGGTATCTCCTTCGGGTTCTTACCCTGATAGAGCAGCCTAAATTCGAGCGGCGCGATCCGCTCCTCAAGATCGAGGATGCGTTCGAAGTCTTTCTTGTTGTTGGCGTCGTCAAGTTCGACCAACAAGCCATAGTAGCCGCTCTCCGCGCGACGGAATTGCTTAAGGTCTTCCGCGCCGAAGCCATCGGACTTGAGTTGTTCGTCCGAGCGTATTTGTTTTTTCGTGAGCATGATTGGTTATCGCACGTTCGAACTAGCGAGTGGTGCGGAGTTTTCTTGTCTTGTTAGGTGCGAAGCGCCAAACTTACAACGCACGCCGTCCATAGTGGTCTTGCCGCATCGGCAAACGCCGTTCCACTCAATCATCCCGCGCAATGGCGCGGTTCTCGATAAGGGTCTTCCAATTATCGGGAGGGGCACTCTTTTCATAATGCCGGGCTTGGGCAGGATTTTCATAGCGCGGGTGCTCCGAAAGGGCTATGGGGAAAAATGTCCTCCGGTTCGCCCGTTGCCGGGGCTTGCGCCGGAAGATGTAATGCTCGTCAACAGTGACGAGGTAGAACCGGTCAATGAACAGATCGGGAAGTAATGCACCGTCTATATCGAGGTCGAGTTCGCGGCTGATCCACGGGTCGTACTCCCGCAAATCGTCAGGTATCTCGATTTCAACACGGGCACCCCCTTTCGGAGGTCGCAAGGAGAAACCGGGCGCTACCGGCCCGTCTGGTACGAACTTGCTGGCAAGGCGAGCAACGTGATCCGCCCTTCCCGATGTTGCGAGGGCGTTCAACCATTCATCAGAGATGAGACGGTGGACGCCCAGATGCTCCGCGAGTTCGAAATCCCCGTACTCGTGCCCGTGCTTGAAATGCTGGGAGATCGCGCGATGAAAAAGCTCAAGGCCCTCATCCCATATTTGATTATTCTCGATATACGGAGATGCCGACAAAGTAAGCGCGGCGGCCTTGGGCTTATTAAGGATAGGTAGCGGCATCGCTACTCCGGATCGTTGAGCAGCGGCACATGGAACGATACCGGCTGCACGTCGGGGATTTCCGCGATCTCGTGCACTGCTTCCGGGTGCTTGAACTCCTCCGGCTTCGGCGCGTTCTTGGTGTTCCACTCATTGACCATCGGGTCAAAGACGCTGGTGCTCACAGGGTGCCACGGGCCAGCACCGCAACGACAGGAAAGGCGATGAAGCTCGCCCTCCCCTCGGCTGTTCTCTAGCTTGGGTTTTTGGCCGCAAACCAAGCACTTAATCGCATCCATAGTCCGCCCTCCGATTTGAAAGCATTATACCGTATCGCAGATTTTTCGTCAATGATTAGCGACGGTTAGTTGCCCGTCGGAACACCGACTTGCGCAGCGTGATATGTCGCGCAGTCTCGACCGATTTTGCAGGTTCCTGCACCGCTTCGCCATCCTTGGGCTTGGCGTCCGAACCGACGTTGATCTTGTTGAGGATCGGGCTCCACGCCACGCGGCGCTTCAGGAGGAACGATGTCACGCCGCAAACAGCGTCGGCAACGTCCTTAGTGCCATTGGATCGGTGATCGACCTTGTCCGGCTTGGTGCCCTGACTACGGACATACTCAAGACCGGCAAGCTCGTTCGCCAAGAACTGGAGCCGGGGCAGATACATCGCCCTGTCGTACATCGAGTCACGCAATGACCGGTAAGGATCGATCTGCTCGACCGAGAGGTAGTCCGCCTTGAAGCCCTTCGTCCGCAAAATCTGGCGGCTGTCCACCGACTGGAAGCCATCGAAGGTCACGTACTCGATGGGCAACCCGAACTGGTCCCGCATCATGATCAGGAATTCACGGATGTGAGCGAACTCGATTTCACCATTCGGCGGTGGAATGCAACGCAAGATGCAGTCAAAGCCCACAATCGGCTTCAATTCGCTGATCTTGAGCTTGGTAACGGGGTCAAACCGCTCAATGAGTTTCTGCCCGGCAATGTGGCCGATGGCGATGCCGCAGGCGTCACGCGTGAGACCCATGTCGATATGGGCTGTGCGGAAAATCTTCAGATTGGTCTTGAGCAGTTCTCGCTTCGGCTTGGGGATGCCAAAATGGAAATCATATTGCTCATATTCGAACGGATTGACGTAGCCGTTCTCTGCCCCGTCGTTCATGCAGTCGTGGATGGAACTACGGCGGTTGATGAAAGGACGAGAAGCAAGGATGGTGCGGCCAGCGTAGTCTCGCAGCGACCCGTCCAAGTCCCGCTCAAAGTCCACCCGAAAATCTTCTGGCACCTCGATAACGTCGCAGTCCGCAACGGTCGGTTCGTCCGCCGAGAGTATCTTGGATCGCACCATACTGTTGCCGACCATGACGCGGAACGTTTCGGGCAGGAACTGGTCCCTCCCCTTCACGTCCCAGATCGCCTTGGACATAACAAAGATGTTCGGGTCTGTGCCGCCCTGCATAGCGCTTTCGGCCGCCTTCGTTTCCGTGAAATCATCAGGGAAGCGAGACGACGAGATCAGGAACAGGAGGCCCGGCAGCTTGCCCTTCTTGGCGAAACGCGAGCGGCGACGGCGAGAGATGGCTTCGTAAATCGATTTTGCCTGACTAAACGAACCGTCGAGCCCCGCGTTCTGCGACTTCGATTTGAGCACCTTCTGCATGAAATTCATTTCGTCCAGAACGCCGCCGAGGATGTTCATGGAGATAGCGCCGGTCGAGGATGACGACACTGGCAGCACGCGCAGCTTGTGTTCCGGAAAGATCATTTCGGTGGTGATCAGCTTGTTGTACGGGAAGATGTATTTGAAGTACGGGCTCTGCTTGATCAGGCCGCCGAGTTCGTCAAAGACCGCTTTCTTGGCGGTCGCAAGTCGGATCGACTGAATAGAGAAAGCGATACTGGCTCCCGACCGGATGCCGAACGTGGACTGCGGATGGCGCATGCAAGACAGCTTGTGGATGCCACGCACCATCATGATGTTCGACATGGTGGTCTTGCCGTAGCCGAGCGCGCCCTTGAGCACCGCTTCGACGTACTTGTCAGTATCGAGTTCAAGCATGGCCTCCAGGACACCCGGGAAGATTTCATCCCGTTTGAGTCCAAGATAGAAATTGCCGAAAATGAATTCCTCAAGATCGACGACCTTACGCCGGAACTCGGTCATTTCGATCAGAGCTTCGATGTTGCCGCTTTCGCGAAAAGTATCGACGCCGTCGAGCCAGAGATCGCGGGTCTCGTCGTCATCGAGTTGGTGCGCCTCCTCAATGATCTGATTGAGAATGAGCTGCGTCCGCTCGTCTAGACTCTTGTTAAAGTCGGCCGGAGATGCATGCTCAACCGGGCGCTTAAGATTGATCTTGCGGATATGCACGGCCGGTGCAGGCACCTGCAAGGTGACCGCCTTGGGCAGGATGAGCCGGGGCTTCGGCAGGATACGGAAGCCGCTTTCCTTAACGATGGTGATCCCGACCATTAGCCCTTGGCTTCCACAACCTGTTTGACCATATTGTGCATGCGGTCGCGACTGGCCTGATCTTTCTTGACCCGGTTAAGGTCTTCCATGACCCCCGCCTCTTCCGCCGCTGCGACCGGCCGTCCGCCCTCGTTGATCCGGCCCCGCAACTTGCCAATCGTCTCGATGAGCTTCGTCGTGGCCTCAACGTCCTTAACCGTCGTCTGGAACAGCTTGCCCAAGTTCTTTTCGAGACCGACTTCGATCCCGAGACGGAGTTGCTGTATCTTCAGCAATTGCATCGCCGCCTGAAGCTCGTCAGGCATCGGCTGGTTCGGCTCGACTAACCCGTCAAGGCCCTCCGCTTCGGCTTCCGCAATTGCTTCCGGATGCACCTTTCGGAAAGCACGGATGGCCTCCGCGAACGTACGCTCGTTAACATCGATCCAGCCCTCGCGCGCCCAATGCGCCGCGACCTGCGCTGGCCCGACACCCGACTTGAGCGACGCGATCAGCAACTTGAACTTGGGATTGTTCGTGACAAGGCGCAGGAAGTACTTTTCCTGCGCCACTTTCTGACTTACGAGGCCCGGCCCGGTGAGGTTACGGGGTGGCAGTTTACGGACGGTGAGTGCCATGGCCCTACTTCTTGGCTAGACGTGTTTCTCTGCGTTGAGCAACTTTATCCGATTTCTTGACCTTGCTCAAATCCGCGGTAGCGACGATCTGCTTCATGACATCCGCCATGAGGAGCCCCTGCGATTTTACCCGCTCCTCAAGAGCTTCCATCATCTTGTTGAGTTGGTTGTCCGACTCAACGTAGTGATGCTTCTTGCCGCCGTAACTGAAAACAACAAACCCGTGATCCAGATCGGAGCCGTGCTCCTTGAAGATCGTGTGGATCACGGAGGACAACCCGTCCACGCTGGTGATGGTTTCTCGCGCCTCCTCCAGCTTTTTCTTTTGTGCCGGGTTGAGCGTCTTTTCGATGTTCTTATAGACCCGCTTGAACGCTTCGTCCTTCGTGAAACCCATTTGGAGCTTCAGGATCGAGGGGTCGTACTTTTTGGAAAGCTCGTTGTACAGTTGCGTGAACCTTTCCGGATTGAGGTTGCCGCGCATCTGGTTATCGCGGACTAGCGCGAACTTCCGCTCGTCTTCGGTCCAGCCTTCTCGAACGACGCAAGGCACGTGAGTAAATTTGAGGACTTTCGCCGCCTTGAGGCGATGGTGGCCCGAGTACACAATGTACTTGCCGGGCTCTTTGAGAGAAGGGATGACTTTGATTGGTTCGTCAAATCCCTTGTCCTTGATGACTTGGACGAGTTGATCGAACGTTTGCTCGTCTTGCTCATTCGGGTTTTCCTTGGACTCCAAAACGTCCTCAATCGGAATATCAAACACCTCAACGATGGTGCTCCGCTTAAGGACGGGCCTTGCTGCCACGGTCGGGCGCTGGGCGGACAACTTCTTGATCGCGAGGGCCATGATTACTTTGCCTTCTTAAGGATGACGGGACGTTTCTTAGTTGCAGGTCCCTGCAATTCGATTTTCTCGTCGGCGGTGAGAGGGATTGCCGGTATAGCCGCCGTATCAGGCATGATAGCACTATCGAATACATCGCGGCGAACAAAGGTATCAAGAGGACCATCACAAGGGTCCACGAAACCGGCCAGCCCCATAGTGTGGTGAATGGCTCCGCGAGCGTAGGTAAAGGTTGTTCTGATCCCCATATCCCCAATGCTGACCCCCATGTGCCCGGCCTTCTGAAGATAGGCAACCACGTCTGCGAACGTGTACTTTTTGCCCTTGAGTTCTTGGCAGAACCGGATGACCGCGCCGGAGGTCTTGAACCGGTTGATATGCCCCCTCGCCTGCACTTCGATCTCATCCGCGAGCGCGCTGATGCTCTTTTTGGCGTTGTACTTCTCGCGGATGGTATCCCGCCATGGCAGGATCATATCGCGAGCCTCTTGCTTGTTCTCCCTGATCCACATGAGGGTCGCTAGTAGAGCCGCCTTGTCCTTCGGCTCAATGACAAAAGGGTAATCCTTGAAGAAGGATTGCTGATAGTCAGAGACCGGAATAACACCGGGAAGCCCCATGTAAAGAGCCTCAAACAGTCCGGTAGGATGATCAAGATGAGACATAGGGCAAATAAAAGCATGGTAACCCCTCAGTTGCCGGATAAAGTTTGCCCGATTGTTATTTTCGAGGATGCGGAACTGTTTCCCAAGGTTAGCAAAATCAAATCCAATCTTGCTAAGTTTGCTGCGCATCGGTCCCCCAAGCGCACCAGAGAGGGAGATGGTGAGACGTACGTCTTCCATCCCCGACTTGAACAGGTAATCAAACCAAGGAAGGTACTCAATATAACTAACGCCAAAAATGCGACCGATACTAACAACGTTAAAACCACTCTCGTATTTCCAGCGGTCGGGGTCGTAGAGGGGATCGAGTTGGTCGCACTCGATACCTGCCGGGATAATTTTCGATTGCTTGTGCGCGAATTCATTGACCCGGCTCGTTACAAAGATTTCCGCCATTTCCTTAGTGACTTCCGCCCGATTGTGGTCGGAGAGGAAGACGGTCGAGTCAGAGGCAAGGTACCCAAGGCACTGGGAAAGCCAGTACGCCTCGCCGGAATTCTGTCGCTGCTGCGTCTGCGGGAATTCTTCGATAAGAACAACGGGCATTCCATAGCCCTTGTCAGTGTAATTGCCACCATTGTCGTGGAACCGTGGCGGCTCCAAGATACGTTTGTAATGGGCGGCGAGAGAGTTCCGCGAGGTACATAGCACGTCAACGTGATACTTGCCCGCAACTCGATTGAACAGATTAAAAAACTCGTCCGTAACCAGCCCATCCACCACGAACTGATCTTGAATAGCAGTGGTACGGATGATCCCGACATGAGGGTGGTTCTCGATTTCGTCGGGGGTGTACTTGGCTTCGTCAGGTACCATCCAGTAGACATAGTGACCTCGCTTAACGAGTTCGCGGACAAGCGTCACGTACTTGCGGTAGGTGCTGGACCCTGAGAGATTGCTGATTTGAACGTAGACAGGGTCGATCAATATCCGCAAACGCGGCCTATAGACTTCGGGCACCTTGGCACCTACCGGATTATGAGCAGAAGAAGGGACGGAGGCACCACGGACAGCGCGGTTTGCGGCCGTTCGGTAAGCGCCCCCGCCAGTGACAGTGAGGCGTTTTACACGCTACGATTGGACATGAAGTCATTGAGCTTGTGCTCCACCACGTCCTCAAGAAGCGCGAGATTTTCGCCCGCGAGTTCCTTCGCCAGCATGAGTAGATGCTTGCCCTCGGCGTCGCGGCCGATCACGTCGCCCGGGATGATAACGAAGCCATCGACCTTGAGACCGACGCCGATATCGCCGCCCTTCTCGGTGATCACGACGTTGGGCCAGAACGCCGAGCGCTTCGCCTCATCGAGCGTCAGCCGCTTGCGGCGCGGGGTGGCGAGTACTTCCCCGTTTTCGTCGGGAGTTGCAGGGGCCTGCAATTCGAGCTTCGCCACATCCGCTGACGTGACGGTTTCCGAGATCGAGAGAGATTTATCGGCCATAATCGGCTCCACATTGATTTGTGGGCCAATCTTACATTTTTAGATCACTGGGCACAAGATGACGCGCTTCTTGAGCACCATGCAGCGCTGTAAGAGCGGGACCATGGCCGCGAACAGCCCGTCCCAGAACACGACGACCGCATCCGCTTCGTTGATGATCGCGAGGTTGCGCGTATCGAACACCTGTTGCGCGGTGATCTTGACCCCGCTATCGCTCTGGTAGTTTGGGGGGATGGGAGTGAAGTCGATGCCGTTCTCCTTGGCGTACGCTTCCGCGAGTGCTTCGACACCCTTGCCGCCGCCCGCGATAATGCCCGTTAGATCGGGAATAGCCCCCAAGCAACCGGCCACATGTTGTTTGTTGGTGTACAACTGGAACCGCAACTCGCGAGGGCCGAACACTGCATAGCGCATTGATCTCAGTCCTATAGCGAAGCAACCTTAGCGCTATAGGACTTGATTTTGCAGGTTCTTGCAATCCTTGCAGATTTTTAGGCGATGACCACGCGATTAGCCGAACGTGACGGGCGCGGCGGCTTCTTATTCGGATGCGCTTTGATCTCTGTTGGTTCGCCATCCACTAGGCGGAAAGTCACAAGACTGCCTTTTTGGCACCCACCGTGATCCACGCGGACCCGTTGCCATTCGTTACGCGCTCGCCGTTGTGGTGCACGGCAATCGAACGAAAATATCTGTGGACCGCATTTTCGAGTTCGGTAGGCATCACTAATCTCCATCGATGACAGAAAAATCACCGTCGATCACTGTCCCCTCGCCGTCCGAAGGAACGCCGCCCTTGAATTCCTTGTCGAACATTTGCCGCGTCTTGGCGGGCTCACTGGGCCGGGGTACCGCGATATAGTGCCGGTGCACGTGCACGGGCTTAGGTTCGTCCTCAGTGGCGGTAGGCAGTTGGTTGATGACGCGGGAGATGGCCGAGTACTCGCCGTACGCGTTGACGTATACCGTAGTCTCGATCTCGACCTTGTCGCGGGCAAAACTCGTCTCGTTCTCGGTGACGGCCCGAACCATGCTGACCGTACGGTTGCCCTTTTGGGTCGGGACCGAGATAACCAGCCCCTCGCTCTTGAGCCGCTGCACTTGCGCGTTGACGCTCTGATATTCTTCCTTGAGGGAGTTCGCGATCTGGGTGATGGTCATGTCACCCTTCTCTTTAAGCTCCCGGAAAATGCGGCCTGAAAGCATCCCGATCTTGAGGAGCGGATGGCGGCCCTTGGTGACGCGGCGGTTCTGTAAACTCATGGCTTAGTCTGTGACCTCGACGTAGTCGCTTCCGAGTTCGTCTTGCAGGTATTTCTCGATGCGATCGAACTGTTCCTCTTGCGCATCCGAGACGTACGCATGCCGCTTGTATTGCTCGAATTTCTTGTGATAGTCGAGCAAGAATTTGTGGTCAAACTCGGTGAGCAAATGGTCGTTGGTCAATCCATGAAAGACCACTGCGCGCAAACGATCAAATTCAGATTTGGGGAGAAGCGTATCGGCCATGTTGCAGGTCCCTGCAAATAAAAGGCCCGCCAGCAGGGGGTAACCTATAGCTGGCGGGCTAGTCACTCTCTCGAAAGCTCGAACAGGTAGTCGGAGCCTTCGGGTTAATTATTATCGCAGATTATTAGCCGTGTCAAGCCGCGAGAACCGGCGCGAGATGTTTCACGTATTCGTGGCCGTGCCTCGTAAGGACCAGAAGCATCGATGTACAGTCGAGCTTGATCAGGTTCTCATGCTTCAGCAGGTAAATAGCGTTCTGCTCCATTTGCGCCTTACTGCGCGTCGGCTGTTGGCCCTTGGAAATCTCCACAAGGATACGTGTCGCTATTGCCCGCACGTTCTTGGTTGGTTTTTCATTTCTCATGGGTGATGCTGCCCTGTGGATAAGTCCCGGAAGTTATCCACAGTATACCCCGCGCCGACACTTGGGCCAATGCGGTTGTGACAAGGAACCTAGAAGACTACAATCGCGTTGTTAGTTACTCTCTCAAAACCTCAAGAGGATCACATGGCTATCAAGTCCATCGACGAACGCGCTGCCGAAAACGAAACGGCCGCCTCGACGGATACTCCTGCTCCGGTCGTTGCGCCGACCGAGACCCCTGCCCCCGATGCTCCCGCTCCCGTGGTCGCGCCGACCGAGCCGAAACTTGCCGAGGCCGACGGCGTGACCAAGACGCCCGCCGAGGCTGTGACGAACAGCGACGGCACGAAGACCGCTGATCTCGGCACTGTCGAGCAGCCGAAGGACGAGACCCTGCCCGGTACCGGCACGGACAACTCCCCGGCAGTCGCCCTCTCCGATCCGGCCGTGACCAAGACGCCGGTTGCCGAGGTCGAGCAGGCTGCGATGTTCGCGCCGGACGAAGTCAGTCATGCGACGGCTGTCCCGCCCGCTCCGATCATCCAGCACATGGACCCGTCTGCGGTGATGCCGACCAACGTTTCGGAAAGCATCTCGGAGACGCCGACCGCTTCCGTCGCCACCGGTGCTCCCCCGGCCAGCGGCATGGCGGCCGAGACCGGCGAACTCGCGAATATCGAAGTGGCAAAGCTGCCGGTCATCACCGACCCGGCCGACGTTCGGCAGCTTAAGGACGGGCAGCACTTCCTCGCGAAGTTCGCTCACGATCCCGAAGGCGACACCGGTTGGAGCGCGAGGCAAATCCTCAAGGAACTGATGAGCGGCCAGATGATCCGGCACGGCATCTCGGTTTTGTTCTGGCAGGCCGGGCACCATCTGTGGCGCTCGCCCATCGCCCGCAAGCAGGGTCGCAATTTCATTATGATCGACTGAAGTTGCAGGCACCTGCAAGCAAAATTAAACCCCGGAGTGATCCGGGGTTTTTTTATTGTCACACTTCCACTGTCCCTGAAGCGGCGCGCTAGACGCCGAAGTTAGCGGCGTCCACCGTTGCCCATAAGGCGCTACCCGGCCCGATCGGATGCAGCAGATCGCCCGCGAGATTGCTGGAAAGACTCGCCCCCAAGGCGTCAAAAGCCGCATAGGCATCGATAAAGCCCCAACGTTGGCCTGCCCATCCAGATCGGATTGTTGCGAACCGATCTGCCGCCGCAGCCGCCCCGGCATCCAACCGCTTATTCTCAGCGGTGGCGACCCAAGGGATCGTCGCGCTTGGGAAAATTCCTCGGATATCTGAAACCAGACCCTGATACGACGTGAAGAACTTTGCTGTCGTGTCGTCAGCCGCATCGTTGTTGTGGCCGAGGCTTCCAATGACGATATTCGGCTGCTCCGGAACCATTATGCTGGCTCTGGTCCGGTGATAACTGATGGTCGCTCCTGCAATGCTACCGTTATAGATTTTCAGAACGCGCGAGTTCGCAAGCGTGTAGATCGAAATTCGGTCGATAATTCCCGTCGAAACTGGAGCGCCGTAATAGGACGTGCTGCCGAGGTCTGCATTTTGCGCAGATGTCAGAAAACGTCCACAGGAAACGCCATTGAGAGAGGCACCAACCCAGAGGCCGTTACAGATCAACTTGACGGTATATGTATCGCCTACCGTCAAAGTCGTCGAGACAGAGGCAAGGTTGACCGTTCCAGCGCTCGTCTTTACGAACAAGGTGACACCTCCTGATGTCACCTGGATGAACACCCGATAGTCACTTGCCGCGTTAACTCTCCCCATGAATTGATATGTGCCAGAGGAAAGGGCCACAAAATCGATCTCGTAGATCAACTTCGTGCCGCTGGTGGCGAAGGTGGTTTGAAGGATGGCGCTCGCGGCCGGTGCAATCGCACGATTGCTGCTGATCGTCCATGAGTTAGCATTCCAGGTCTGGCCGCCGCTCGTGACAGTCCCGGCTGAACCGTCCGCGCGATTAAAAGTATCCTCGAATTGAAGCGCGCCGCGCTGCTCGTTGAAGGTGCTGCTAAAGCTGTTTGTGTTGTGGTCGTAGGTTTGCAGTGTATCCGAAAACGTCATGAACTCGCCGAGATAGGCGGGAAACACGGGAAGCAGCCTCTGCGAAACGAACAGCGCTATATGCTCATCCAGCGCATTCGACGTGCTATCAGAAATCACCGTCAAATTCAGATCAGAGACCCCCGCCGCCATCTGCGCCGTGAAGGCGCGAGCAATCGCGGCTGGGTTACTCCCTCCCCCAAAAGGACCGAGTGAGCCATGTTTTGCGCCCGGCAAATACAAGCCGCGATTGCTCTTGATGATACCGGGTGCCTGCACAGTCATCTATTTTTGCCTTTGTTAGTTGCAGGTACCTGCAAAGTTTGAGAGATTGGCTACGGGGACAGGCCGAGAACCGTCCGAATACCGGAAGCGTACAACGGTGCGAGGCCGGGGCACCCCACGTCCGGTGTGCGGTGCGAGCCATCCGGGCCAACCCAAGTATCTGCATTGCCGTTACCCGTCGTCGCACCGACGTGCCCGGTGCCGTGTTCGAAATCGGCGGCATAGCCGTCAACGTTGAAGACAAGTCTCCCATAGCGAGGATCAGCTGCAACGGCATTCTTCATCGCGTCATACCGGGCTTGCGTGATGATATAGGCCCCCGCAATGCCACGGCGAGGGGGAGATAATTTGATGACCGGAACGTCGGGCCATACCGCTCCCAGCGCATTGTAGAACAGCGTAACCTCGGCCCCAATCGCAGCCGGTGTTTGCGCGTCGTCATTGGCCCCGGCAAAGTCAAGAATTAGATCGGGCTTGGTCCGGTTCGTGACTTCGTTGGGTAAGCGAGCCCGCATGGTCTCGGTGCCCGCGATAGATGTGAACAGATAGCCGCTTCCGCCCTGCCCCTGACACCTGATGTTGGCAACGCCAAGCTGCTGTTTCAGCAAGTGAGCGTGGCCAATGAACCGCGAAATCTGTGGTGATGTCGTTCCAGCCGGATGGCTGTCGCCCAGCACGAGAATGAGCGGCCCACCCGGATCGTATTTCTGGATCGTGCCCTGAACATCAACGCCTGCAAAATACAGGAAGTTGTCGCACTCAATGCGATACTTGCGGCTCAACACAGAACCGTTGGCGATTTTGACTCGGTGAGCGGAGTAGTCTGCAAGCGCCTGAATATCAGTACGCGGCGCGGTTGTGGCACCCGCTACTCGGAACCCGTTGCCGTCGCCGATATCAATGGAGATACGATAGGTCGCGTCGAAAATGTTGACGGCATTGAAGGACAAATCGATGTCCGCATCAGAACATTGGAAATAAACATCGAACGTGCCCTGATAGCCGTTGCCGGTGCCAAAGTTGGAGCCGACCCCCTTTGCTCTGGTAGGTCCGGGCGGGCCTCCAGTTGCCTCGGTCGCAACCGCGCCAGCTACATAGGTAAACAGCGGATCGGTTGCGGCGTATTTGGCATCGTAGTTGCCAGGAACTACTGTGCTGGTAGCGTTTGCCGAAGCGTTCATGGTGATGGTCGGCGGGGACGGCATCGCCGTAAGCGTCTTTGCCGCCAACCCATTCGCTCGCAAAAGCGCAATTTTCGCCGGGACCGCTGCCCCCGCCGTCCGTAAGGGACCGAGTGAGCCATCAGCTTGTTTTGCCCCGGGAACATGAAGACCGTGACGGCACTTGATGATGCCCGGGGCAAAGAGTGACATTAGATGCCCTCGATCACAACAAGAGTGGTGCCGAGGGTCGAAATGGCGTTGATAGCATTGCTGGGGACCATCGCGGGTTCCCAGCTACCGCCCTGCCCGCCCGCTGCCGTGGTCGCGGGATCGAGGCCCATGCCGTCGGCCTGCGCACTCGGATTGGTGTCCGTCTTGATCGTGGCCGGGTTGGCGTTGCCGACGTTCTGCACCAGCAGATAACGACGACCCTTGTTCTGGGCCGCGATCTGACGAGCTACGCCCGGCGCGAGCACGTAGACGCTGGTGGTGCAGGTAACGCGGTTGTCAGTACCGGGGCTGAATGGCGGCATCTTGGTAGTCCTCTCTTGTTGTTGCAGGTACCTGCAAGGTTTACGAAGCGGCCCTGCCCCACACCGGGGCGGTCGCGGGCGGCGGATCACACACGGCTGCGCCGAAGTCAGGGCAAGTGCTTTCGTCCCCGTCCCAGAGGAAGCCACAATAGAAGCCGGGCAGTTGATTGTTATTTTCGTCAAACAACACACCCGAAGCGCCGTTGTAAGCGTCGATATTGAAATAGGTCCCATTGACACGACCATCGGGCGGAAAGCCATAGCTTGTATCAATACCGATTGCGGTCAATGCCGCTTTCGCCGCCGTGTCATCGTCATAATGCAAAACAAGTGCAACACTCATAGTGGCTTCCTTTTGTTAGGCGTAAGCGACGGATTGGGCCTGTAGCTGAGCGCTAGTTAAGCGCGACGCATAGATTACTTCTTCATCATAGAAGCCGTCACCGTAACTATAATTGATGCTGTTGCGGGCAAGGTATGAGTTAGAGCGGTTGAACGAGCCAATCGGGGACGCTGCGATGTTAGACCCTACTGCGCCCAAATAACCCGCTTGGCTTCCCGATGCGTCACCGGCTAACGATGCACCGAATGGTGTTCGCATATCCGTCGCACCAACGGGTGAAACAACAGCGGTTGTTCCATTCCAGCCGCGCGATGTTTTGTCAGTATGCCCGCCGACCAACCATTGCGCCCCTACTAGACCAAGCAAATTATTATCCTGTATCGCTTGTGACGTTTGGGCGTGCACAATCGTGGTCAACTGCGCTCTCTGTATGATCGCTTCAACCAGTGGCGAGTGCTCGCACGTTTCAACAGCTCGGGTTACGGGAGACAACGTGTCGTTGGGAATGACGGGACCGGCAAACGTATTATCTTCGAATTGATTGAGGATAAAATACACGACAGAACCGGCCGTCGCCTCAATCCACATGACATCGGCTGTATTCAAAGCACCGGCTGTAAGGGACGCCAATGTAACCGATTGGCGCACATAATTTGTCGTCACGGTGCGAGCCATCCCGGTGGGTGCGCAGAAACCCGTACGAAGATTTATAGCACCACTGCCGCGAACGTATGCAGATAGTGCATGAATATTTAGATTTGATGTTTGCCCGCTAAAACTCGCCTGTGCCGTTGTTGAACCAGCGCTATTATCAAGTTTATAAACCTTGCCGCTTGTGCAAATGTTAGACAACCCCGCAGCCGTCAATGCTGCGCTATCATCAACGATCGTCAATGTTGCGGCAGCATCCCCTGTTTTTGCTACGTTGGTTGTTGCGGTCGGATTGGCGTTTTTGTTGGTTGATTTGCTTGCAACAGAGTTATTCAACGCAAGTTGCCGAACACCATTCTCGAACGTATATCGCGGTTGATGCGCGACAAGATCATTCTTTGTTACACCGCTGCTGTCTTTGTAAGTACGGCTTGTCGTTCCGGACGCTGTGAATGAATAAACATCGCTGAACGTCGCAGAGCGCAACGTCGGACGGGCAGTCCAAGAGCGCAGCGAGATATTGCTCGCCGACGAGGTACCTACCGAAGTCTTATAGAACCGAACCCATGTCGTCGTTGACTTCGCAATGAACGATTGGAAGAATTGCCCACTGACCGCCGTCACGTTCACCGCCGCAACTACGTCAACACCGCCCTGCGTGGTGCCAATGGCCAAGGTCACAGACCCCGCGCCTATAGTGATGTTCTCACTTAGCGTGTAGGCTTGCCCGACGACGGTTGCAAAACTCTGGTCAGCGCTGGCGTTGTTGGTTCCGTCGCCAGTCAGGTTGAGCGTGCCCGAAGGTGCATTGGTCGCCGTACCCGTGCCGCCGTTGACCGACATTGACCAGTTGGCGTTGTTGATCAACTCGGCGCCCACGTCGCCAAGCATTACCTCTTGGACGGAAATCGCGCCGAAAGTGGTAAACCCGGCAGAGGTGTTTGAATTGTTATCCACCTGAATGCTAACGACCGTCGAAGTCGAAAGGAAATAGGCGGCGTTGACGCCATTGGCCGACCAAGCAACTCGCGTCGTTCCGCTAGACACGAAAACACCGGTGTTGGAATTGGCTTGGAACGCGCCCGTTGCACTGCTGGCCGCGATGCGGTTGACGGAAACTTTGTAGAGCTTGCCGGGGACCGTGTTGAAGCTCTGAGAGGCGCTCGCGTTGTTTGCCGACGTGTTGGTCAGAGTGACGTTATTGGCGCCATTCCAGACGAAGCTGGTGTTCGCGCCTTGAGTCCAACCGGACACGTCCGTCGCGAATGCGCCATTAACGACAATCTCCGGCCCAAGCTGCGGCACGGAATAGAGATTGCGGCGGAAGTCCGCGATCACGGCGGGAAGCTGATCTCCCGTGTTATAGCGTGCCGTGGAGAGCCAGAACGAGGAAAGATTGGCGAGCAGTGCTCCCGCAACGCCCGCTTTGATTGCTATCGACGGCATTGTGCTAACCCGCGCCGATAACGGTGATTGCCCGGGTTGCCGTTTGATTGACCGGCGCGGCAGAGGTGCCGCTACGCAGTTGCAGGTACCTGCACGCGATGAAGTCCACGACCGGGATGGTGGTGAGCTTTCCGGCAACGGGCGTCACGGAATACTCGGTGCCGTCCGCCTTGTACATGTCGTACCACGTGGTACCGTCCGGCGACCACTGGAACGTGACAACGGCGGCGAGCCAAGCAGCGGGAACGATGATCCCGGCGAGCCGATAGCCCGCGCGGAAATCAAGAATGTCGGAGATGCCGGTCGCGCCAGCGGGAATGTTGACGACCGCCGAACTGGGGGCGGACGCTCGCACAGCGATGCTTGCAACGTCGTCAGCGCCCGAGGCGAGCGCCATCTTGACAGTAGCCATGAGAGAGTGACCTTTTGTTCGACCGTTTCATTAGAGTGTATGAAAAACGGGGAACAAAAGCAACGTCACTTCTTCTTACGGCCCTCGATCTCGGCAAGAACCCATCCGCGTTGCGAACAAATTTCGCGCACCTTATCGTAACGATTGCCGATGAATGAGTGCAGTTGCGGATCAATGCCCGCAATCCGTTCCCGCACGACCCTCACGTGACAAACGTATTGCGGCGTCGTGATCGTATGTGTCCACCGGGTATTAGTCTCGGCGGGGGCTACTTCTCTGCGTTTGATAGGCATCTCGTATCCATTGGTCTACGTCGCAAACTTCACAAGGCAAACGGCGAGGTTTGGGGACCTCGCCGCGCCGGGGGAATGGATCAAACCGCTCCCGCGTTGTCGTTGGCCGTGTCTGAGTCTGCGCGTTCGTCTCGGCACATAGCATCGAGACGCCGACGAGCATCAATAGTGGCGATACCGTCAAGACGCTGTTGCACAGCTTGAGGAAAGCGTGGCCGCCGAAGCGTGTCATAGACCGTGAGCAAAAAGGCGATGTCGTCCTGCAAACTCGCGATGGAATTCTTGGCGGAGTTCGTGACGACCTCAAGATGAGCGGTGAGCCGCTTAACTTGCTCGACGGCTCGCATCTGATGGGTTGTGGCGGGTGCACCGAACGTCGCCTCAGAGGTAGATAGGTTGGAGGGCGGGCTCTGGCGGGGGTGGCGGCCCCTTGCCTTCTTTGGCGTAGCGGCGGCTTGCTTCCGGATCGATCTGGCCATCGTGAGTGATCTCCATGTAAATATGATTAAGGGCTTCGGGAATGGGCAAGAGGTACGGCTCCCAGTGCGGTGGATCGATCACGAAGGCCATCGCCCAACGCAAACCGTGCAGCGCGCGGCGGATGATCCTGTGATTGCCGTCAATGATCACGTCGCACTCACGTTGACCGTCCCAATCGGGCACGCGGCACACCAAGATCGGGCGTCGGCAAATGTGATAGGTCAATCGATCGACCTTCCACTGCTCGACGCCTTGGTTTTTGTAGATGTGCTTCAGATCGACGCCGCGAAAGTGGTAGCGATCCACATAGTGGGCCACCTTCCCCGCTTTTAAGTCCTCATAGAGCATCGTCGCATCGAAGTGACGGACTTTGCCGGTCATGTGATCGACATGAGTGAAGACTTCGTGGGTCTTGCAGCGCTCAAAAAGTGGGCTGCTAAACCACGCGAGAACTTCCGGCGATGCGAAAGGGTCGAAATGTCCCATTGAATTAGGCTCCGGTCGTTGCATGACCCGCCGATGATAGCCGCGCCGCCCCGACGGCGCAGCAACGTTTATCTTTTCTTGCTCGTCGCCGCCGAAGATGACTTCTTGCGGGCGTTGTCGAGCATCTTTTTGACTTGGCCGATGCTCTCGCGGACAACGAGACCGCCATACATCGTGTAGAGAACGGTGTCTCCGGTGTCCTTGAGACCGAACCAAGCCTTGATGATGCCGGGATCGACAAAGACCGGCTCGCCCTTGTTCTTGGGGTCGGTGAATTCCAGAAAATTAGTCTCATTGCTCACGTGGGAATTTCCTTTCGGTCCATTCGATCAACTCCGCGAAGGCAATTCCTGTCGCGAAATACAGGAGGTAGACGAACGGCCGGTCAACCCACTCCTCGGCATAACTGAGGAACGCAAGTACGGCCATTAAGCCGACCGCCGTTGTGGATGCGCGGTAAAACCGGACGATTAGAGCATTCATGATTTTGCAGGTTCCTGCACGGGTGTGCTGATTGCAGATTTTAAGTATACGAAATTTCGGTCATCGAGACAAGCTATCCCGGCGAGTCATCCAGCGTCCGCAAGAGCGTCCAAACCGATGTCAGTTGTTGCTCCACGAACTTGCCGAACGGGCCAAATGCCTTGACGATGGCCGGTCCTTTGAACGACGGGTTGCGGCGCATCTGATCGTAAATCTCGCGCACCTCACGTGACGTGGTCTCGCCGTAGCCCCCTGCCCTCGCGAGCGCGGCAATATGGTTGAACACGTCCGTCTGCTCTAACTGTGACGGCTTGACTGCGTCCGCCGAAAGTACACGCACCTTGCCCCAATCAATCCCCATTGTGCGCTCCGATTACCTTGAGGAAGTCCGGCACCGTGTACTCGCAGAACGACTCGGGTATGCGGTACGGGTCCTCGCGGCAATCGTTGCACAAGGCAATGGCGCGTTGAGTGGGTACGCCCGTCGTCAGGACTGTTTCGGCCGCCATCGTGCAGCCGTCGCACTTGAGCTTAACCACGGGCATGTTCTTGCCTTTCTTTTTCGTCCTCTGCGAGAACAGCCTCAAGTTCCGCCCGCGCCTCACGGAGCTTCGACGTGCTGATGCCGTTCTTGGACATGAGCACTTCAACGCCCTTGATGAGTTCGAACGAGAGACGCATTGCCGCCTCCTCGCGCCTTCTGTAATTCATGGTGACCCCTCAGTTGATGCGAACGCCGCTGGCCTTGGTGCACGAGATGACCAGCCGTGGCTTTTTCTTACCCGGGCGCTTCTCATGCGCCACGATGCATCCATCGAACGTAATGTTGATCGACGGCTCCTCGTCCTTGACCATGTCGCTGGATCGAGTAGCGGCCCTGATCGCAACGTATGGCAAGAGGAGGAGCACAATGAGTATCCCTCCCAGAATGAGAATGATCGCGGCGCGCATGAAAAAAGCCCTAGCTGATGAAGCTAGAGCTTACCACGTCGGGGACTTTGCTGGAACCGCTGCGCTACCTGAAGCGAAGCTCTCGGGCGAAGTCGTATTCACGGTCCACAAGCGCCTGTACGCAGTCCGGCACCTTGCCCCCGAGTACGCGCGTAGTGGCCGCCGTATCGGAGGCGCGCTGTGACAGCTTATACCAATGATAGAGATCGTTGAATTTCATTGCCCGTATCTGGGCAAGGTTCGGCGGTGTCGCCTTGGGGTCGGTGCATTCCGCCCGCGCCCCTGTCGTAATAAGCAAAGCTACAAACAAAACAACGCAACGCATACGCTACTCCACAGTCGGGGCCGGTGCTTCCTTGATGTCCTTGGCCGGTATGAACTTCGTCAGGTTCTTCTCGGCATAGATCGGGTCGATATACCAGAGTTCACCCGCGCAATGGGCTTCACGCTGGGCCGCCATGGTAGCCAGCGCTTGGTCCGTTCTTGTGGGATCGGTAGCCGTGATCTTGCCTATCGTGTCGGCCGTGAGACCGCGATGCACGCCGGAATGATCCAGCAAAATGAGCAGCATCTTAATTCGCTGCGGCGCCATTAAGGACATTAAGACCCCTTCTCTCTTTCCAGCTATCGACGTACGGCACAAGCGCCTCCGGTTCGGCCGTCTCGAAATCCGCCTCACACATGCAGAGATCGAGCGCGACCTCGTACGAATGGTTATCCCGCAGGAATGCAAGATAGCCGCCGTCCTCCGCACGCGTTAGCGCATCGTGAACCAGCTTCTCGGTGTTGGCGTGCTCGGCAACAGTGACACTCACGGCGAACCCTCCGAAGGTTGTTCCATTCGAAAAAATGCGGGACCGCTTTTTACCGCGATCCGCGCCGAGGAACAACGCCGAAAATGAATTTTAGTTGCTACTTAGATTTGCAGGTCCCTGCAAGTCAGCGGGTAGCACGATGTTGTCGATGATGGGACGCTTGGAGTCAACGTAAACCTTAAGCTCCGAGAGAACGTCAAGCTGGTTGTTACCGGACATGAACAGTCCGTAGAACGCAACCGCTCCGGTGAAGTAGACATTCCGTAGTACTTCTTGATCCTCAGTCGAAAGCTTATCGTAACCGTTAAGCCGTACAACTTCTTCCCAATGGGATTGAAGCGACATCGGTGGTACTCCCGTTACACAACTATAAATTGATCGTCAACCGATTTTTCCTGCGGTGGCAGCTTATCACGGATTTTTTGCAGTGCAAGAGAAATTGGTTGCATTTTAACTTACTTCCTCCGGTTGTTGCGAGCCCCCCGACTCAATACCGGACTCATAGCACCGCCCAAAGTAAAGGACAAACCGTACTTCAAGAAAGAGTCGTAACCCTTCCCTGCCGTGTTCCATGCGGCGCGGCGACTTGCCGCAGCGATCTGGGGGCTAGCCCAGACCATTTCCAGTTTTTCCCGAAGGGTCGGTTCCCTTGTAAGTTTGGCGTCAGGGAACCGCTTTTTTATGGGCATGGCACGTACCCGTTCCCGTCCCACACCTGAAGATCGTAGCGCTTTGCATGGGCCGATGACCGCAGGGCCGAGCGCATGGCGTCGTCGTCACCGACGGCACCGATCATGATCCAACCGAACCGGCCCCTGCACCGGTAAGACCGCAGCCCGTGACCCGCGAGCGGACGATCATGCATAGGCAGGTGCGAGTAATCCCGCGCCGTATATCGTTTAAGAATGGGCATCGTCTTACTCGTTGGTTTATTCCGATAAACGAAGGTTTGCACGCGCCCTCTCCCGCTGCAAAGGTTAATGCGCTTCCTCCAACTGTAAGACCGTGTCCGCGAACGCGTAGAACCGTGCACAAGACGGGTCACTACGAACGTACTCCCACCGCGCCACAAGAGAAATGTAGTTCGTCGGCGTAATCTCGATCTTGTTCGCTAGGCACCAAGTGCGCATCGCTATCTGTTGCCGAATATCCATGTCTTCTCCTGTTAGGCCGCGTCCGAAACCCAGTATACCCGCGACGCGCGATTTTGTAATACTAGGGCCGTGCAGGAACCTGCAACTATTTGGGCACGACTTTGAGCGAATGCACGCCTCGCTCGACATATTGACGATAAAGATCGCGCGCCATCGCATACGTGTAGCTGTCAGGATGCCGGTCAATCTTCTTGCCGTTGATCGCGAGGAAGCCGTTATGCATGACCAGCATGAACCGCGTATCACCGTCACGTATGACGAGATCGAAATTGTCGATGTCCATTACTTACCCTTCATGAAGTAGAGTTCGATCAACGCCGCTTGCGTGTCGTCGTCAGAAATCTCGCCGATAGTCGTGCCCTCTCGATAGCCCCACTCAATTCCACCGTTAGTGAGGTAGAAGCAATCGTAAGTAGTAAAGAGCTTGTCGAGAAACGCCGCTTTCTTCCGCAGAAGGTCGATGTCCTCCGCAGGCACGGGATCAGCCGTCTTAGGCAAGACGACCGTCCCTTTGATGCGTAGCTGTCGCCGCACCATCAGTTGGCTACCCCCTTGTGCCGCATGTGCTTGATGATGCCGCCGATGATCGAGCCAAACGTTTCGAGTTGATCGAGCGTCATAGTCGTGCTGATTTCGTTTTCCATGGTGTGTTTCTCAGCAGGCATGACCATGAGTTCGATTTTGCTCGCATCGGTGTATTCGAATTCAAACACCGTGCCGCCGATAGTAACGGGAACCTTCATCGTACCGCTCCGGTTGTATTGCTGTGGTATTACAGTGATTGCTGGTGGATTTTACCGGATTTTTTTGATTGGGACAATGGGACGAACCATGTCTTGCAAGTGCAACCACTGCGCTTCGCTTGTCTTACGGCTCGGGACAAACCGGGATTTATGGATTGGCGATCTGGTCAAACCTGTAAGACAGTCTTTTCGGGGGAATTTGCTAGGGATTTTCGTACTTATACATATAGGGAGGGGTATGTGGCGTCCCTTTGGTTTTGCTGCACGTGCGAAGGCAAGCATGTGGCAATGCCGTACGGGGATGATGTGCTAGGGGATGCATGCATATGGGTATGGCATAGGATTGGTTATGGGCCGCGCTAAGAGGCTTTGGCATGGTGGTGGTAGGTGGATAGGCAAAAGAAAAGGAGGCCCGTAGGCCCCCCGTAGTAGCGTGTATGGTGGGAGGTGCTATCCCCGGGCGTAGGCCGCGAGGGACCGCGCGCTATCGGTAAAGGTGAAGCCGTGCCCGTCCGCAGTAGAGGTAAGCAGACCGGCTTTGCCGAGGCGGACGATAACGCCCGCATCGTGAGGCTTGGCGGAACCGGCATAGTCGGGACCGCGACCGGAGGCAACGATACCCGCAATGGTGACGGTGCCGTCCGTAGCGGCTTTGGCAAGGGACGCGTAGAACGTGAGGTACGCATTGTCCCGGTCGCTGAGGCCGCCGAAGTTGGTACGCTGTGCCGCGACGGTTGCGGCGGTGCGGGTGATACGCGCCGACGGCTTGGCGACGGTGACGGCGGGAACGTCCGCGACGACGGGTGCAGCAACCGCAACCGGCTTGGCAGCAACCGCTTTCGCGGGCTTGACCGGCTTGGCAGAGGTCGAGGCAGAGGTGACGATTTTGCGGGTTGAAAGCTTAGCCATGATACGTGCTCCGTAGGTAGGGGCAGGATTGCCCGGTGCCGGGTTGCAACCGGCTTGTGCATAAAGCCAGCCCGGGAATGAACGTGCAAGGGAATTCGCGTCCCCATAATGCCGTGCAATCCTGACGTGTACGCATAGCAGTTGCAGGTACCCGCAAGTCGGGGCGGCACGATAAATGCAGACGCCGCAGCGCACCTCCTGACGCAGTGCACCTCCACCCTGCTGCACAACACCTAACGCAGCGCACCTACCGCACAACACCTACTGCACGTGCGTCTTCTTGTGCACAACACCTACTGCATCGCACTATCACGCGGACTGTAACAATCCATCAAGTTCCATTACAACTGAAGTGTGACTACCGCCACGCACCTACCGCGATGCCCTGTCTGCTGCGTTACACGCTGACAACACGTTACTCCACGGTCACGTTACTCCATGGGCACACGTTACTGTAAGACAACAGTGTTACTCCACCACATCAGTGTTACTCCATGACAACAAAAGCACGGTGTAACTCCATGACATCATTCTACTTTAGTGGTGTTACTCCACCACAACAACTCCTTCTCCTCGCCCTACTCCTACTACTTCAGCTTCACACACACACATGACATTTAAATCTTTCAAGCCAGCGCTCATACGCGCGACATTTAATACTTGCAGGTACCTGCACAAAAAAAGGGGCCGAAGCCCCTCCCCTCATAGCATCTCAAATTCGTTGACGAGGAAGTGGTTCTGCGAGGCAATCCACTTGACGCACAGAAGCCGCGAGCCCGGCTCGAACGCGTGGAACTGCGTGAATGCAAAGTGCATGTCCTCCACGTCGAGGAAGTGATGGCCCTTGGGGTCGAACAGCATGTTGCGGTTGTTGCGCCCCGACATGGGCATTTCGTAGTCCGCGAATGTCTCGATACGACGAGTGAACTTAAGACCGGCCATTGAGCATTCTCCGTGTGTTGTCGATTGCGACCGCGATTTGAATGCGGAACATGTGGTCCTTGGGTGGTGTAAGACCGAACTTCTGATGCTTAGCCCAGAATAGCGCTTCCTCCAAGTACCCGAGGGCGGCTTTGTAGGCACCGCGCATAAGGCAATCCTGCGCGTCCTTGAGGTGCTGGCGAGCTTGCATGACTATGCGCTCCCCTTCTGATTGCTTTGCTTGAAGAACTCCTTGAGGAGCGCTTCCATTCTTTCCCGATCCGACATGCTGTCCTCCGTTAGGCCGCGAGCGTCCGGCCGCAATAGGAGGATGATAGATGCCCTTCTTGTTGTCGCGTTGATTTAACTTGTCAGCGTAATACAGCGCTGCACCCGTGGCCACGGTCGATCCGGCGAGTAATGCGTAGAACAGCAAGGCGATCTCCCTGGCGGCTGGGGTATGTGTTCGCCGTAGTATAGGAGCGCGGTGCAGGTGCCCGCAATGTATAGGACATGATCTCGGGCCGCGACTTGCCTCCTGCCCTTCTCCACCTTCATCATCACCATCAACATGAGCTGTAATACACCCTTGTCTTACGCCCATCTTCATCACCTCCAACTAGCCACCAACACGACTTAACTATTGAACTTCTTCAACAACTTCAATGACTTCATCTACATGCACTTTTAAATCTCCCATGACATTTATCAGCGTCTCCAACTCCTCCTCCTTCAACAATTTTTGGTAAAGCACATTTGTCTCGCAGTCGGCTGAACCTAAGAACTGCATTACTACTCCTATGTGTTCTATCCCTTCTACTATGTACGTGCCTACACCATCATTAGGTATGCTATTGTCCTATACATTTATGTCTTTGTTTATTACGGCCGCCCCTAACAGGATTTGAGGTTTCGGTTGCCGCCCCGGGTGTAACTGGTTGATTGGACTCTAGGAGTTATGTCTTACGCCGGAAATGAAAAAGGCGCTTCTCATATGGAAGCGCCTCATACATGGTGTTGGTGGTAGGGTACGATGCTAGAAGGTCGGACGATCTACTGGGATTGGTTCGTACCTATTGATCAGAGCTACACCCTTCGTAGTCAGTATGAGTTGGATACCGAAGGTAGCGTCGTCCATCACTCTGATGTATTTCTTAGAGGTTAGCTCGGCCGCGATTAGCAGGTTTCTAGCGTAGAGGCGCAGACTGCCGCGACGCTTGCTCTCGATGCGATTGAGTAGTTGCCACGCTTCGTAAGACAGGCCCGGTGGTGCCGACTTGGTGTTTGGTAGCCGCAGCTTTCTAGGTGTCACGTTCGCTTCCTGAGACGTATTACACGTGGCCGGTATTTCTTGATGACAGGAGGGAGAACGCGGATCGTATGCGGCCCCTCCCCTTCCAGCTTGATAACGAAGCTCGGATCGTATCTAAATGCTTTGCCGCCCGGCACCTGATCGCGAGCCTTCAGTTGTTTGATCCGGTAAGTCACGTTGTTGGTTCCTGCAAACGTTCCCCGATCTCGAACTGATCGAGATCGAATGGTTCGTCACAGCCAAAGGCTTCGATGTACGGGGGATTGGTACTTACGATCTTGATCGGTTCCCAATCGTGGTTGTCCCCACGCATCCGCCCCCAATAGTATCCCGGTTCGTACATGGTCGTTTGCTCCGCGCTTAGCATGATTTTGTCGGTATCTGCAACTTGCAAGCCCAGCAGTAGTGCTTCGTTATGATCGTCGTTGACCGCAACTTGGTCTCGTCGGGCTCGCTCAGTGTCTCAACGACGATGCAATGCCACCCCGCAGATGCGGCATCAACGATAAGGTCGGAGGATTGAGACCAATGATAGGTACCTCCGTTTGTCGTGTCCGCATTCGGCCTACGATCAAATACCGCGTGGCATCCGTCACACTGTAGGTATTGGCTGGTCATGTCTTACGTCCGCGATTAACAGGTTTCAGGGGCCGTAGAAATTACCGTCCTCGTCGGCCCATGTGGTAGAGCCGTCCTCGGCTTTGCCTTCCGCGATTATCTTTCCGCGATGGCTGCGATAGTTGCCCGTAAGACGGTACCAGACATCGCGAAACATGTAGGTGACGTAATGCTGGCCGCCCTTCGGATCGCGCCACACTTTACCGCTGTCTTGCTTGTAGTTGTCCTCAGTGCTCATGTTGGTTTGCTCCCGCCGTTGCTAGGTTTTAGCTTAGACCGGCCGCGATCACGGCACAAACGAAAAGAGCGCCCCAATGGAGCGCCCTGTATTCCTGATCTGGAGTCTTAGTGCTGGGGGAGTAGTTCTTTGCCCTTCTTGACCAGCTTGGCGAGCTTACCGGCCAGAACTGAAGCTTCGTGGGCATCGTCTTCGTCCCACTCTGCTTTACGTAGGCTTGAGGCCGCCCTTCGCAGGATTTGAAGGTCTTCCTCAGTGATCGGCAGTTCGAGATGGGTCAGGGCCGCCCGCTTGATTTTCTTGATCGCCATTATGAGTACTCCTCTCTGTAATACGGATTATGAGGAGTCACATAGCACGCGTTGCAGGAACCTGCAAGAGGTTCGGAACTTCGCTCCGCGATTGCGCGATCAATTAGCTTTCGGATTGTCTACGCGTTCCAGAACGATGAAGTGTTTGCGCTCGCGAACGTCCCAGTCTCGGCCGCGAACCACCCAGACGGACCCCTCCACCAGCTTTTCATCCTGATCGGATTTGCTATCCGCCTTAATGACAGTGTGTTCGGGTTTGTGGGTGCGGAGTCTGAGTGTGAACGACTTATTTTCTTCCGACATTTCATTGCTCCGTGATTGCGCGAGTGAGGCCAATCCACGCCTCATTGAGTTGGTCGAGCCGCCGCTTCACGTCCTCGTCCCCTTGGCGGATCGAGAGGTCGAACTTGTCGGCAAGCCATGTGAGGTTTTCACCAAGGGCTGCTTCGGCCGCGATTGCCGCTTCTCGCAGCACGTGGACATCGAGCATGGGCGTTGCAGGTTCCTGCACGTCCCCCTCAATGGCGGAGTGGAGACTGTTGATCCGCCGCGCGTGGAGGATACGCAATTCAATCATAGCCCTCGCGTCTTCAGCAGTCGCCGCAACGACGCCATTGAGTTCGTGACTGTTGAGAGAACCTTCCCATCGCTCACGAACGCGCTTGCCGTGGGTCGGCCGCTTCTTGACCATGTAAGTCCCGATGCCATCAACGTAGGTCGAGAACACATTGCCCTCACTGAGGGACGCCCATTCGATTTTGTTGGTCATGATTACCATTGTTCCTTACGCTTGGTGACGATCTGGTTGATGCGAATGTCCGACAACCAGTCCCAGATGCTTTCCTTCGTCCAGACCGGCCCCATAGCTAGTTTCACCATGGGTTCGGGCAGTTTGTTGCGCTTCATGCGACCGTGGGCCGTCCCCTTTGAGATACCCACGATTTCGGACAATTCAGACAGGCCGAGATACGGCTGTTCGTACTTGTTGAGACGGTCCAGCGCATCGGCGCGGTTTATCATGTGCATCGCTAAAGCCCTAGTGGCGATAGCTGATTATACGCTAATCGACAGGTGTATGTACGACCGGCTTACCATCCTTCTCCGCAAGCACGGTGATAAACAAACCGTAGAAACGCTTGGGCACTTTGAAGTGCTTCACGCCCGCTTCCCTCGCTTCAAAGATATTATTGGCATACGTTTCCCAGCGCTGCCCCTTGTACATGCACACATAGCCGAGCTTGGGCGTTGCAGGGGCCTGCACGTTGTCAGTGTTGTTCATAGAGGCATTCTCCCTGTATTTCCTCGGGTGAGGCGCGGCGGATGAAATCGAAATACCATTCCTCGTTGTCGTCGGTAGTATAGCCGTCCCCGCGCCAGTAGCGTCCGTGAACGCCATCGACTACGTAGTACCCCGACAATTCCAGATCGATGTCGAAGTAATACTTGAGCGCGTAGTCGCAGCCGACCCCCTCCTCCAGCCACATGCACGACGTATCGGCATCGTGGGCGTATACCTCGAACTCTGGGGGTTCGTTCGGTGTGACGTGAATGTAGAACAGGATGCGACCGCGATCCGAGTACTTCGGCGACTCGTAGTCCTCCTCATCTGACGTCGATGGCCGCGCAGTGATGAGGTTTGCGACATTGATACATTCGGCCGTGGCGTGGTGAAAACATTGACACGTGCTGCAATACGGCATGGGGAGATCGATCGTCATTGATCCGCCCTCCTCCATTCGCCGTCCGTGTGCGTACCCAACTCGGTAAGCGAAACGGTGTTAACTTCGTCCTCGCGATAGCGCGTGGCGTGGTCGCGGTCGGTCCACCCGTCAAGGGTTGACCAGAATTGCGCATGGTTACTCCTGCGCCGGAGCAACCACATCGCGTGATCGATATCGGACGTGTCCTCGCTCATAGTGCTTTCATCCATTCCTTGTCGCCGTAGAGGATTGCGACCGGCCCCACAAGCGTGTTGAGCACAACGGGTTGCGCCGGATCAGTGGCCGCGAGCGATGCACTCCACGCCAGAGTAGCGGTACGGTTGGGCGACATGTTCTTTCTGCTGCCGTCCTCATCACACAAGGCGATGCAATCCACCACGCCCGTGTCGGTTTTGAATTTGGTGAAGCGCGGTATCTTCTCCATATACCCGCCGCCGATTGCGCTCTTGAGATCGTCCAGCTTTGCGGCATGGTCGAGAACTTTCGACTCCACGGTGCCGTCCGGATGGATCACAGTAATTGTTCCTCGCATCAGTGCATACTCCCTAGAAAGAAAATCATGCCGACTACGTAGAGCACGATCAGGATGATGTACGCAGGCATTTAACCCTCGTACTTGAAGACGCGACAAGGCATGGTGAAGTGCACACCGTTGCCGCCGCCGACCTCGCCGTGATGGAAGAACCACGCGCTACCGAGCCGCGTCTCGCCGGTATCGACCAACTTCGATTTGAGCAACGCAGGATCGAGCGAACCCGAGAACTCCATGTACGTGCCGCCAAAGTAGAAGCTGGCGTTGAAATGATTCTTGTCCCGCTTCACGGTGGTCTGAATGTCGTCGCCCCAATCGTGGGTGAAGCGTCGTTCGTCACCATCAGGCATGATGACGAAGTCCCCTACTCGCGGGCCGGGGATAGCATCCCATTCGAGCAGACGCTTGGCGCGTAGCTCATCGTTTCTGTGATCGAACTCGGGCATTATGCTGCCTCCCCGGGGAAGTTCATCCAATCGCATTCGGCCGGTCGCTTGCCGCGCTTCCACGTTGCGACCGACATGGAGTCGTGGCTGTCGTTCTGCATCTCCCACGTCTTACCGTCGCCAGATGCCATGTCCGCGTAGTTTACGCTACCGTCCGGCTCCTTCCACGAGAGAGCGGCGTAGTAGCCGTAGAACTTGATTTCAAAGAGCTGATCCCATTTGATCTGGTGCCCGTACGCATCCCACGCCTTCTTGAGGTTCGGGTACTTGTCGCTGCGGTTGGCCATGTTGCTGGTCCCTGCAATTAGTTGAGGCCGAACAGGCGGTCGAGCACTTTGAAGTTCCCGCGCAGCATTTCATCGACCGCGCGCTGCGTCTGTGCGCGCAGGGCTTTGTTGTGCGACCGCACTCGCGAATTGTGCGCGTTCAACGCAGCCGCAGACTCGAACCCGAGGTGCATCGACACGACGGCATCGAACGCTTGAACTTTCGTATCGGCGGTAGACTCGGTCTTACCGATCATACCGTGCCACTTCTTGGTTTCGGCGTGTTGCCACACGCGACCGACGTTATTCCGACCCTGTGAGATCGTGTCCCACGTGTAGCCGAGGTTCTTGAGTACGTAGCGCATTGCCGTCTCCACAGCGGCGGGGATCGCCGCATATGTAGAATAGCAGTGGCCGAACTTGCCCGCCCGCGTTGTATCACGTACTTGTGATCGATATCGCGGATTTTTAGCTTTACTTTCCGCATGGATGTCTATCTCGATGATTCTATCGCAGATTATTTGTAGGCGTTCTGTGATCGAGTTGCAGGTGGATTGCAGGCGAATGGGGCTGGCCCAGTTATCGTTTGCAGGTACGCCTGCAACTCGTCCCATCCGAAAATCCTAAGCGACTGAAACTGCGAAGATAACCACCGAGCGTAAGACGTTTCCAGCGCTTGTTCTAGGGGATCGTGCGTCCGTACAACTGATGTATGGCTCGTCGTCCCTGCATATTCAAACAAAGCGACGTGACACGTGCTGTCCGTGCGATCTCTGCTGCGGGTATCCCTGTTGCCCGTGTCGAGTTCGCTAAGGATGGGGGCTTCATTGTGCACGCTGGTATGTCCACGCAAGCAACTGATGAAGACCCTGCGGATGAAATAGCAGCGTTCATGGCGAAAAATGCAGGTCACGCTTAAAGGCATTCACAAGGTTAAGTCCAAGGGTAGCACGTACTACTATGCTTGGCGCGGTGGCCCTCCCCTCAGAGACGAGACCACCGGCAAGTTCTATGAGCCCGGCACGCCTGCATTCCTCAAGGCATACAACGCCGCGATTGAGGAGTTGCGAACGCCAGACAATGATCGTTTCCGTTCCTTGGTCGTCAAGTACAAGGCAAGCAAGGCGTTTACTGATCTAGCTAGTGTAACCAAACTTGGGTGGGGCCGCTGGCTCGACAAGATCACCGAACACTTTGGCGACCTGCGTATCAAGGCGTTCGATCACCCGAACATGAAGTTGGCGATCCGTCAATGGCGCGGCAAGTGGGCTGACACGCCGCGATATGCCGACCAAGGATTGACGGTGCTTTCTGTGGTGCTGACGTATGCCATCGATCCACTCGGGCGATTGTCAGTGAACGCATGCGACGGCATTAAGCGACTGTACACCGCGAACGATAGATCAGAGATCATATGGACCGATGATCACGTTGCGAGGGCTAAGGCGGCCACGAACGTGCAGACCGGCTGGGCAATAGACCTCGCAGGGCATAGCGGGCTTCGTGAGAGCGATTTAGTCGCGCTAGCGTGGTCGCATATAGGCGAGTACGCAATAGAGCTACCGACGAGCAAGAGCCGAGGCAAACGCGTGGCAATCGTCCCGCTGTATGATGAATTGCGCGCGGTGCTCGCAGGTATACCGAAGATCGCGACGACCGTATTGACCAACACCGAACGATTGCCGTGGAACGTGGCCGCGCTAGGCAAGTCGATCACCCGGGCTAAGCAGGCCGCCAAGATCGAGGATGATATCCATTTCCACGATTTACGCGGTACCGCCGCCACCAAGTTCTACACGGCCGATATCCCGATCCGCGTCATTGCCGAGATTTGCGGCTGGGAGGAACGGACAGTCGATAAGATCATACGCAAGTACGTTGGCCGCCAAGCTGCCACGCAAGCGTTGATCGCACAGCTAAACGAACGGCGAACAAACGCTGTAAAACAAGCTGTAAAACTGGACGGCCAGTCCTAG